AGAATGGTGCTCCCACCAAGAATCGAACTTGGGATACGTCCTTACCAAGGACGCGTTATGCCATTTAACTATAGGAGCGTGCCTTCTATATATCTCACTTCCACGACTTGCTCTGAAAGTGATAGAAGAGAGAGTTCGCCCGACCGAACCTGTAGCCCAGCGACGGAAGGATGTCGTCAAGAAGCAGGATGTCGTTCGGGTACGGAAACTTCTTCAGGTTCGGGTACGACACGAACGTCGACTTGTGGAATCCGACCGGCATGTACCAGCCGAAGCCGCTAGACATGTCGGGCTGATTCTTCGAGTACCTCTCGGCGAACTCTACGAACTTCTCGTAGTCGAACTCGTCGATGGTCCGACCGCAGTCGTACTTTATGTTTGAGAAGAATCCCTTGCCTCTAGTTACAGATCCGGGATCCGGCTCGACGACGTGGCCGGTTACTACCACTCCCGGCGCTATCATCGGTGCGAAGAACATGTCCCAGTTCGGAGCCGGGACCATGTCGTCGTTCATCAGGACAACGCTGTCGTACTTCGCCTGGTACACTCCGCGGTTGTACGCGTAGTAGACGTCTTTCTCGTCGACTATCTCTATGAGCTCGTAGTCATGGCTAGTGTTCTCTTCAAGCTTGAGCTTGAGGTAGTCGATATACCTTGAGCTCGAGAGATAGGGAACTACGATAGAGATCATTCAAAGATAGCCAGTCCGGTACCAGACCAGTGTCCTACTTCGGTGAGGTCGAACTTCTTCTCGGTGATGCTGGCCCAGATCTCGCGCATCTCCTCGTTGAGGTGGATGTCGTCGAAGCCGACTAGACCCTTGTACTTGTTCTTCCTGAGATGCTCGATGAACAGCTTCTCGAAGATGCCGTCGTGCGGGTCGACGTCTACGAATATGAAGGGCGACTCGAAGATAGTTTTCTCGTTGAACACGTCACCGATACGAAACTCGACGTTCTCTGGACGGTTAACCTCAATAAAGAATCCTATGTCGTACGAGATTATGCGGTTGCTCTGGTTCGTAGCCATTGAGATGGCCGATAGACCTGTCCACGTCCCTACGTCGTAGAGAACGTCACCGTTAAAATGAGAAGCTAGGTATGACAAGAGTCTGTAGTGCTCTCGACCTGGAGGAGCATAGACTCCATCAAAGTGTCTAAATGAGTTAATTAGGGGGGCGATCTTCTCGTATGGGAAGTCGTTAACTCTTTCAAGGGTAGCCCCTCGAATTATCGCTTCAAGATCGTATCGCATTTTGCAATGAACTTTCCAATGTTACCATGATACCGAGACTCGAACAAGTGATAGAACATATGTCTCTTGTCGACGTCGACGAAAGTAGTTCCAATGCCATACTCCGGCATTCCATCGGCTAGCTTCCATGGCTCGCTCTGTCTGTAGGGAATAGCCTCGTAAGACTCAGGCATGTACTTCACTACTGGAAGACTCTTCTCCTCACAGGCGTAGGTGAACTCCTCGATCGTGTCAGATCTGTAAGTGAGGCCGGTCGATGGCTTACCCATCTTCTCGTAGAAGTCGCGCGTTAGCGTGAAGCAAGAAGACCCGACGTATACGTGCTGGTCGTTCTCGATGTGGTTTGACCTCTGCGCGTTTCCGACGAGGGCTCCGGCTTCGGCAGACTTAAAGGTGTCGATCAAGGCATCACGCGAGAGAGGAATGCAGTCGAGGTCGAGGACCATCACGCTGTCGTACCCGCTCTTGTAGAACAGCTCGGGGAGAGCGTAGTCAAGCACCTGCCAGTGAACTACCTGTCCGTCAGGTTTGTCGTAGCGCAGGGGCATATAGTCGATGTCTTCTGTCTTTAGCTTGTCGCAGACCCTGAAGTGAAGCTCTGGATAGCGAGGGTCTACTTGAAAGTTGTAAGCGGCAAATATGCATCTCTTCATTTCATCATCCAATCTGGACGCGCCAGCGTCCAATCAACTACTTGCTTTATTCTATCAGTGAGGTCTATCTTAGGTTCCCATCCTAGGGACTTCATCTTCTCACCGCTCAGACTGTACCTCAAGTCGTGGCCGGGTCGAGAGGAGTGAAAGTCAACCATCTCATAGCTAAGAGTCTTTTCTTGAGCCGCGGCTATTATCTCTGCTAGCTCAAGGTTATTTATTTCCTGCTTTCCAACGATGTTGTACTTGGGACATACCGTTTTCAAAGAGCTGTCATCTAGACCCAAGATAAACATGACGGCCTCAGCGACGTCCGCAGCGTGTATGTAGTGGCGGCTTCCTGGAACAGTCTTAGTCTTATCGCTATGAATGGTGACAGTCTCTCCGTCTCGAATCTTCTTGATGCAAGAAGGTATAAACTTCTCGGGATGCTGTCGCTCTCCAAAGACGTTCATGGTATGCGTGATGACTATCGGAAGATCATAGGTGTTTCTAAAGGCTACTGCTAGCTCCTCACCGCCGGCTTTGGTGGCCGAGTATGGATTGGTAGAGTTATAACGATCGTACTCCTCATAGTCTACTCCGACTGGAGCTGGACCAAACACCTCGTCAGTAGAGAAGTATATGAACCGTTCTAGGTCGAGCTTTCTAGCCAGGTTAAGAGCGTTGCAAGTTCCTACGACGTTGTCTTGAACAAACGACATTGGATCTTCTATAGAACGATCTACGTGAGAAGCAGCTGCCATGTGAACGAAGTAGTCAACGTCTCCAATTAAACTCTTCGTGTGCTCGTTGACTTCAGCTCGAAGGTCGTGAAACACGATCTTCACACGCGTTCTGTTTGGATCATCTTTGAGAACGTCGCTCAACCGATTTAAGTTACCTGAAAAGTCTAGTCTGTCTAGACTGATCACTTCCCAGTCTGTGACTCTAAGCACGTAATCGATAAAGTGATGGCCGATGAAACCGGCTCCTCCACTTACCAGCAGTCTCTTCATTCCCTAGATCTCCTCGACTGAGTCCCACCAAGACTTCCAGTCTATGTATGGATCTTTCTCAGTCTCAGCCTGCATGTGCAGACCGACCGAGCTGAACGGCATGAGGCCAAGGACTCCGCGCCGTGTGAGCATGTAGTTCAGAGAGATAGACTCGAGTCTCTTCTGATCGTCGCCGTTCGGTGGGAGAGACAGGAACTTCTCGATCAGATCGTAGTTGTCCTTGATGACCTTAGGGCTAGTCATGAACGAGCAGCTCATGTCGTAGTACTGAAGCCAGTACTGTCTCGCTCCAGGAATGATCGTCCTCGGCGTCGGACGATACGCGTATGAGTCGCTGTTCAAGAACAGCCATGGGTCATTGTAGGAAGATATGACCGGCTCAGTGTTCACCGCGAACTTCACCTGACGAAATATGTCTATCATCTGGTAGATAGCGTCGTGACGGAAGAGATAGTCGTCTTGTACCTGGTACACCAGCGCCGAGGCTCCCTCGATGAGCCACTCGTAGCACTCGCGAATCGACTGCATGATTCCAGGTTTCTTAGTGTTGACGACCTCTACTATGAGGTTCATCGACGAGAATCTCCGGACGGCTGCAGCCATGAACTGAGTATACTCGTACGAGGATCGATCGTTAAATATGCGAACCACATGAAGCGGTCCATGGTTCTGATGTTCGTCGAGGCTGTTCTCAATGGACGACAGAAGCGACGTGATCGACTTCTTACACAGAAGAAGCCGGTCGTCGCCGCAGTATCTTTTCTGGTTCTGGTTAGAGAACTTGTCGCAGGCCTGAACCGCGTACTTTACTGTAGGACGCATCAGTGTGTGGACCAGTACTCGATGAGGTTGTCGTAGTTGATGTCGAAGTGGAGGTTGAGTGTCTGGAGGGTGCGAAGGTACTCGACCCGCTCGGTGGAGGTGTTGAGGGTCCGAAACTCGCGGTAGATGTCAGTAAGAAGCATGCCGTTATCCTTTCAAATCATCATTTTTAGATAGTATCATAGATCTAAAATAATGTCAACCCCCATACTTTTCCTTATATTCTCGCTCAATCTTGATGCTCCAAGACCAGTTGGCCGCCATTCCGCTAGGCTTATTTACGAGCTCGTTCCACCTAGCTTTCTTGTAATCCTCAAGAGTCGGCGGTTCTAGGTCGTAGTACTCTGGCTTATCTATCGCGAGTTCTTGGAAAAGTTCTTCCGGAGTCTTGTTCTTAGGGTTCCAGGCTGCTCCACCCATCTGACTCTCCTGTGTTGGTGATCACGGGAGGACTCGAACCTCCGACCCTCGGTTTAGGAAACCGATGCTCTGTCCTGCTGAGCTACGTGACCGAACGCTAGTAAGTTTGTTTGGTGCCCCACCTCCGATTCGAACGGAGAACCTCTTGCTTCTAAGGCAAGCACCTCTAACCAGTTGGGCTAGTGGGGCGATATTGGAGCGGCCGGGGAGAATCGAACTCCTCGTCTAAACGTTGGCAACGTCTTGCTCTACCATTGAGCTACGGCCGCCTGGATAGATGCCTGTCATGCTCACCGAGTAGGTACTCGGCAGTCATGTCTGCTAGAGGCACTCCAGTTATTCTCTCTTGATGCACTAGGTTGCAACTAGTATTAGTCTCATTATAGACGTATCCATTTTCGGTCTCAAAGACGTCGATATAAGATATGCCTCGACTGTCTGTAAGGGTTAGTCGCTGAGTTATCAACCGTATGAAGTCAAGAAGCTCCGGGCTTGGATCTCTCTCGTGAAGTGCTAGTGGGTTCATGCACACGCTGCACTTCCAGTTCCCGTCTCTTGGGTAGTCGTAAGTTACAGCCCCCTCGACGATCTTGCCTCCGATAGTCATGACTCGAACTAGTCTCTTGAAAGAGACAGTCTCCTGAATGAACCACTCCGGTATCTCGAGGTTGATACCCATGAGCGTCTCTCTAAACGTGTCTCGTTCTAGCTTCAGGACGAAGACGCCCTGTCCGCGCGACGTCGACGGCTTTATGACGCAGCTAGTCCATCCCCTACTCTCGAACGCAGCGGCGACGCGCGACTCTATGACGGCTAGACTTCCACCTTCTATCGGAAGTGGATCCGTGTCGGGACTGCGTATTCCGAGAGAGATAGCCTTCATCTGGCCATAGTGTTTTCTCGTCGTGTTGGTGATCGACTCGAGGCTGTTTATGATCTCAAACCTTCCGTCGCGCGTGAGGGCATTATAACCAGTTCCTCTGAAGTGCACTAGCGTCAGACTCGGGTTCAAGTTCCTGAGCAAGCGCGGGTCTCTCTTGAGGTTGACTACTATCGCCGGCACCCTTGATCTGCTCTTGATGCAGTCTATTATCTTTCTAGGATAAGTCTCGACTGCCGACGTTATGAGGATCATTGATGCTCTCTGCGCTGATTCTAACTATACATTTATACTTCACGTACGAGGGAGGGTCTTAGCAATTGTCTCGTACGAGAGTGACTCGCACTTCCAGAACACTTTCGCGTTGCTGGTACCCTTCTCAAGTTGAACCTTATCGGCCAACACAGTGGCGTACTCGCGACAGTTAGTCTCGTTGTTGTAAGCTGGAGACTTTGGATAGTGTGTCGTGGCGTTTGCAGTGCCGTTTGCGTTGATCACTACGAGTATTACATACCAAAACATGATATACCTCTTCTGTTGGCATGATATAATGGAGGTCCCGGAAGGATTCAAACCCTCAACCTTCGCGTTCGTAGCGCGATGCTCTCTTCAGTTGAGCTACGGAACCAATTCTTTGGAGGTGCCTCCCGGAGTCGAACCGGGTTCTCAAGGATTTGCAGTCCCGTGCGTTACCGTCCCACTCAGGCACCATGGTTGGGAGACCTGGATTCGAACCAAGACTAGAGGAGTCAGAGTCCACTGTTCTACCGTTAAACTATCTCCCATCATTCTAAGAGGAGAGAGATGTATAACGCGAGGACGGCGAGCACCGTCAGTGGCATCCACGCCACGTATAACAGCACCTCTAGCCACTCCTTCAGAGTCATCGCTCTCTCCCTAACTGGTCTGGGTGGCAGGATTCGAACCTGCGATCTCCTGACTCCAAATCAGGCGCGATAAACCAGACTACGCTACACCCAGTTATATATTGGTCCTGCGGCCTGGTATCGAACCAGGGCTAAGAGAGCCACAATCTCTCGTGCTTCCTTTACACCACGCGCAGGATTGGTGCCTAGAGCTGGCATCGAACCAGCTTGAGCCATCTTATGAGGATGGTGGGATAGCCAATACCCCCCTCCAGGCAAATATAGTGGCGGTCTCGAAGGGAATCGAACCCTCGTCTCTCGATGGACAGTCGAGCATAATAGACCATTATACTACGAGACCAGTCTTGGAGCCCGCAGCAGGACTCGAACCCACCGCCTCCTGAGTACAAAACAGGCGCTCTACCTGATGAGCTATACGGGCGAAACTGTTGGGAGCTGACCGTGGCTCCCGGCGGGTCTATTTGTCGCGACCAACCGATTCCGTCATAACTTCTGCCTGTACTTGAAGTACGGCACGAACCTTCTGGCATGGTGTCTGTAGTAGTGCACCGCCACGAGGTCGTCAGTCACGAACTCATCGACCCAGTTCTCTCCTGGCTCGTCATCCATCTTTCTGACGTAACGCTTGTCCAGCCACTCGACCTCTATTCCTAGTTCGTCAAACATGTAACGAGTAGCGTGTTGATAGGTGACCCACCTAAACTGCTTGAGCTTCGCGGGATCAAACTTCTTGCTCTCGCGATAGTCGGCTATCATCTTCTCCCTGATGGGGGGATAGAGAGTCATGTAGTCAACCAGCTTCTCGGCAACCTCGCGACTCAAGATGAACGTCCCGTCGTTGAACCCTTTGACCGCACCCCAGTCTTCTCGCTTTATGTAGACCTTGCTCGGGTCCGTATAGGCGTCGAAGATGCGGTTAGGGTCCTGATAGAAGTGAACGTCGGGGTCACTGAAGAACACGCGATCGTACCTATGATTGAGAAGCAGATCTACACAGTTCGGCCACTTATGGAGGACGACTTCTGACCACTCCCACAGCCACGGGTCTCCCTCTACCTTGAACTTGGACGAATCGAACTCCATGAGTTGGATGCCGGCGATTTCCCTAAGGTGCTCATCCTCCAATAGAAGATCGATCGGGTCGGTATAGACGACTATGTCTATGTCACTGTGCTTTCTAATGCTTCTCAGTGAGTGCAGCAGCATGTGATAGTGCTCATTGTCTCTAAGACTATGAACGTTCACCCACTTGATAGAGAACACGATGCAGCGATTTTCCATAGCAACCTCACTTAGAATTGGTGGGAGAGGTAGGACTCGAACCTACGCAGGCTTAGCCAAAGGATTTACAGTCCTCCCCCTTTGCCGCTCGGGACACTCTCCCATTATAACAGAAGAACACTAGGGGGTTTCCCATCCTGCATCGGTGGTACCCGCCACCTTTGCCTGTTGTCACGATCTCGGAGGATCGGTATGATAGCCTAGTGTTCATCAGTTATAATGAAGGTTGCCCAGTCAATCATCGCCTTGGCGGTTATATTACAGGTCCTACCTACAATCCCTCTAACTCTGAGCCAAACTTGTATTAAAATCCAAATCGAACCAATTGGTATCTTCAGACATTAACGTAACTGTATCGGGATATTTCTTCAACAAATTATCCGCAACTGCTGCGATATTCATACGAATACCATACGATGTTTTGGAGCATTTATATAGTGATCCAGAATAACCTTTGAAGTGATAATAAGAAGCGTTTTCTGTAACACCTACAATTCCACTGTTCATTTGCCAAGAACTGCCGTGAAGATAACCACCAGACCAACCTCCAAGAACTTTGTATATTATAAAACCATCTTTGATTATTTTAAAAATAACCCAATTGTCTGGTATATATTCTCTCATTTTTACCTCTCAGCTATTCAAATTGGCTCGGGCTATCCATGGCGGTCATAACGACGGCCCCAGATTTAATTCTTCTCATAACCCCCGAGCAGCCATGAGTATATCTGGTCTGAAACGTCAGCCGAAGCGACAGTCACAAGCACAGGACCTGAACCGTGCAAGTCAAGGCAGTTTCGTCCGAACTCTGCCAAAACTCTAAAACTGGAGTCCGATGCTGAACCATTTATCAGCGAGATCCACGACGCTCGGACAAACACGACGCTTCTAGTGCGGGCCTTCAGGTCAGTATTCCCGCTACCCCTGACATTCTGACGGTCGACCTTGTTTGCACGCGTCTACTCGTATTCAGGTAGTAATTGCTTTGAGAGCTATGAGGCTGTTGTGTCACCGAGGTGTTGGGATCCAACCCTAACCAGTACTTCTCAATAAGCCTGTAGACGCCATAGGCTCACTCTCAAACGTGGTGGACTCTGTCGGGATCGAACCGACGACCTGAAGCTTGCAAAGCTACTGCTCTCCCAGCTGAGCTAAGAGCCCAAAATTCTACCCGTATGTTTATAGAGGTTTCCGGGCTTCCTCTACTGGTAAGCACAAGAGACAGACCTAGGACACCGTCTCTATAGTAATCCAGCGAATTGGCGGAGGATGAAGGAATCGAACCATCAACCTTTCGGTGGCGGAGTTTTCAAGACTCTGTGTGCACCATGCACGCCATCCTCCAAAAAAAAAATGTTGCTGATCCGTATCTCCTACGGTTGCCTGCTGGTCAGCACCAGCGCCCTCCTCGACGTGCTTTTGGCGGTCAATCTCCAAAGCAGAGAGGCGTAAGTCTTCCAGCTACCCTACACCCGACGACCAATCGGTTCAGTAGCGTTGTGTCTTACGGTACATTAATGGTGGGTGGTGAGAGGATCGAACTCCCGACCCGCTGCGTGTAAAACAGCCGCTCTACCCCTGAGCTAACCACCCGAAACTTGGCTCGGCGGGTTGGATTCGAACCAACCTCATTCTCGGTTAACAGCCGAGCGCGCTCACCTAGAGTGCTACCGCCGAACGTATTGGTACTCCGTACGGGATTTGAACCCGTGATCTCTGCCTTGAGAGGGCAGTGTCCTAGACCGCTAGACGAACGGAGCGAATTTGGTGGACCGTGCAGGACTCGAACCTACGACCAAGAGATTAAGAGTCTCCTGCTCTACCAACTGAGCTAACAGTCCGTAATTGGTTGGCGCGGCTGGGATTGAACCAGCGACCTAACGCTTATCAAGCGTTTGCTCTTCCGCTGAGCTACGCGCCAGCAGACTCCTCGGGACTCGAACCCGAACCTCACGGCTTAAAAGGCCGGCGCTCTCACCGTTGAGCCAGGAGTCTAGTTAGTTTATTTTCAAACAGCCTGTATTGTTAGTCTATCACGCCTAGAGAATATTGTCAACCGATATGTTCAACAAAGTTTCTTGTTGTTGAACATAAAAAAAGCGGGACTCTTGGTCCCGCCTCTTGAACTCTGATCTGGTTTAGATCATGTCATGAGACGGCAGCTCCGCAATTGACTCGCGGCTGGATCGACCTAAAGTGTGACTTCGTCGTTGGCTTCATTCTAGTCTCGTGTGTATATGTCATTGCCATTATTTATAATATAAACCACCTTAGAAATAATGTCAACCACTATTTTTTCAGTCCCAGAGGGCCATATAATACTTACCGAAAAGCCTCAGGCCGTTCTTGATCCGGTCCCCGTGGGCCTCCATACCCTCACGGTCCACCTCTGGCTTCTTGATCCAGTTGAGGGTGGCGTTGCCGGACCCGTCGTCGTGCTCGACGAACTCGTGCTCGCCGTGAGAGATAAAGTACTCTCCCTCCCAGTCTTTAGTTAGGCTCTCGAAGGTAAAGATCATCTCATCAAGAACGTAGTCCCATCGGTCAAAGTACTTATCGTCTAAGGCGTATGGATCTACATGCTCGTCGGTGTTCCACAGCTCCTCCGGTACGTCCTCGTTGTCGACATAAGGACCGCCGTGCTTAGTTTCCTTGAGCTGGACCAGCATGGGGTGGATGATGAGTGCGAGCGTGTGGTCCATCGACCAGGTGTCCCACTTGTCGATCTTGACTGAGATCTTGCGCTCTTTGTCTGGATTGTTAGGATACTTACCGATGTGTACTCGCATGACTACTCTCACGTGATAAATACTGTGTTCACCCACACCAACATCATGGAGAGATATGATGGAAGGCTACTTAGCAGAAATTAGAATGTTCGCCGGCAACTTCCCACCGAGAGAGTGGGCCTTCTGCGCCGGTCAAACCTTAGACATCTCCCACAATCAAGCGCTGTTCGCGCTGCTAGGAAATAACTACGGCGGAGATGGCGTCCATAACTTCAAGCTTCCTGACTTGAGGAAGACTGACGCTCATGGTAACAAGTACTACGGCTACGAGAACGGAGAGCCATCGTTCATCATCTGCATCAACGGACTCTGGCCGTCGCGCGACTGATAAGAATGGCACCGGTGGTAGGAGTCGAACCTACGCCCGCGGTTTTGGAGACCGCTGTGCTACCGTAACACTTCACCGATCCTGGTTGCGGGAGATGGAGTTGAACCATCATCTGCAGGTAATGAGCCTGCCGAGTTACCGTTTCTCTATCCCGCGCTATATTTATAACTGGCGGTGGGAGTGGGATTCGAACCCACGGTACCCGTTTCCAGGTACGGCGATTTAGCAAACCGCTGCCTTCAGCCTCTCGGCCACCCCACCAACTAGCTCACTCTCCCTTATTGAGGGAGGTGAGCATCCACTGCATCTTCTTATGCTTGTCGTACAGGTCCTGCAGGAAGTTCGACAGACCCATCTCGCCGACAGCCTCAGCCGAGGCGTATGCCTTCTTCTGCATGGCCATCAGAGTCGTGTTGTCAGAGGCCAGCTTAGCCACCATCGCGTAAGCCGCAGGGATTGACGTCTCATCGTTAATCACCGTCAGCTCCGAGAATCGTGAGTACGATCCAGGGACATACGATCCTAGCGCGCGAGTCTCCTCAGCGATGGCGTCAACGTCGCCGTGCACCTGCTCGTAGATGTCCTTAAAGAACTCGTGAAGATCAAGAAAGTTCTGACCTTCTACGTTCCAGTGAAAGTTATGGGCCTTGAGGTAGAAAGAAAAGGTAGTGGCCAGCAGCCTCTTCATGTCTTCGACTAGTTGATCCATTCTCTATCCTAACATGAATCCGGTTATCTCATCCTTAGTATTGATGAGCACGCTTACTCTGTTCTCGTCCACGTCGATGTGGTAGTCAGACGGACGGAGGAGGGAGCACTTGTATCCCTCCTCCTTGATGAACTGCTGCAGCTCGTCTAAGACGAGAAAGATGTTCTTGTACTTGTATCGCGAGCCGAGCTCGACCATGAGATGATCAAAAGACATATCAAATTCCTCCTGGTCTATATATTGGCGATCCCTGGTGGATTCGAACCACCGACCCACAGCTTAGAAGGCTGTTGCTCTAGTCCAGCTGAGCTAAGGGACCTATTCGATTAGAACTTGTAGTTCACGCCGAGGGTGTAGACGCTGGCGTTACGAGTCGAGTCAGAAGTCGACGACACGTAGCGATAGCGAGCGTCGAGGTCGACGTTGCTGGTAAGGCCGTAGCGGACGCCGCCGCCGACGTTGTAGATTGGCTCGTTCTTGACCGACGACCAGCGGTAGCCAGCACCGGCGAGAGCGTACGGCGTAACCTTGAACTGGTCGACCGGATACTGAACGATGAAGTTTCCAGTCAGCAGGTTGGTGTTCTGACCGAGAAGGTTTCCACCACCGGTGTTAGCGTAGTCATAAGCGCCTTCTACGCGAACGTACTGTCCGTACTGAAGGCCGCCGTTGACACCGACAGTGCCGGAGTTGCCGGCGATGGTGCCGCCGTTGAGACCGACGTACCACGAGACCGGAGCCTGAACGACTGGAGCAGGCGGTGCCGAGCGAGACGGAAGGTCTGCGGCGACTGCCGAGCCAGCGATTAAAGTAGCGATTGCAATGATTGTGTTACGCATTTCATATTCTCCTTACAGTGAATTGGTAGGGGTGCCCGGATTCGAACCGAGTCGAGAACGCTAATCGGGCGCTGAAAGACTTATAAGGTCTCCCTGTGTACCAACACCCACCCCCGTCTTGGCTCAGAGCTGAGCCATTACTTTTCTGCAGTACGCAGACGACTTCATTCGAGCACCGAGCCCCGCGTTGTAGAGCGTGGCGGCGTGGCACTCGTTGTTCCCGGCTCGGTTAAGAGCCTCCCTAAGGTATCGCATAGAGTAAGTCAAGTTGGTCTCCGGGTCGTAGAGCTTGGCACAGTTTCCTGAGAAGCCGACACCCCTAGCGGTCTGACACTTGATCTGTCCCAGTCCAATCTCACCCTGGCGGCCGCGCGTCTTTGGGTTGTAGTTAGACTCCAGGCGAATGACCGCGTGAGCGAGCTTCACTGGGACGTTGTTTTCCTCTGCCTTCTTGGTAACCAGCTCATAGACCACTCGGTCCTTTGCTGACGCTGACATGTCCAAGTCGGCGGTGGTCGTGCACCCGGCTATAAGCAGAGCCGGAAAAATGTGCAAGAGTTTACGCATTAGTCTTCCTTTCCAGGAAAACCTCTGAGGGTGTAGATCTTATCTATAGGTGATGTGAGATAAGACGAACCCAGCCAAGATACCGGCTAGGGATCCGATGACCAGCGCAACTAGTACGCCTTCTTCAGTCGCTACGTATACCATTATAGCCCCAAATGTTTGTTTTCAAACCTCAGAGGTTTCGATGGGTTGTAGTGATTCTTGAGATAGTCGTACAGCATCTCGAAGCGAAACGCTGCTTCCGAATCACCGGCGGATTCCAGAGCCTTTGTGGCGTCGTGCAGATAGGACAGAAGAACCCGAATGTCAAACCGTGTGCCGTCTGCCAGACCGGCCTTATGTACCTTACCAGGACGCTGCATTTTTCTTAGCTCCACTTGTATTTATACCATACACAGACCTGTAAAAATTGTCAACTGATTCCTTCGCCTTCTCCTGGTCTCTTTTCTTTTTGATATTGAAATAGCCGACCTTCTTGAGGACCTTTCGGTTCCTCTCCTCGAAAGACTGAGTCACTTCATCCACCTCGTCTTGGTGGGGTTGTAGCCGACGGTATGGTCGTCGACGTGGTTGAACTCAATCATCTTTCGGTAGAAGTTGATCTTGTTGATGATGAAGGCTCTGTAGGAGTGGCCGAAAAGCTCGTTCTCGGTCTTGGCCAGGTCGATGATTCCGAAGATAGTCTGAGAGTTCATGTACTCCCTCTCCTCGTCGGTCTTATGGGGGCAGACGAGGTAGTGGTAGTGATCCATAGTGTCGTATAGCATCTTTGCCAGCTCACCGTTGTCGGTTGGAGCCTGGTTGTACTCTAGGACTACGTGTCTATTGGCTTTCTTTAACGATCTCCCGGATCGCTTGCCTGAAGTACCAGCGCGCTGCTTCTCGGGCCGGCTTATAGACCTCGTCGCGGATACGCTCAACTTCTCGGTAGTTACAGTGCTGTTCTTCATGCCACATGTCATCCTGCGCGTCGATCATCTTCTCTACAGCGTCGAGAAACTTGTTGGTGTTGTCAGACAACTTTGAAGTCCTCGACCAGGCGTCGAGTGACCCACACGTCGACGACGCCTTGACGACCCTTGAGCGAGTCAACCCACTCGTACGCTTTCTTATGATCAGAGAAGACGCCGTTGACCTCGGTCGCACCGTTCTTCTTGTCGACCATGACTATGAACACCATCATTTCAGTGACTCCCGTGAGAGGGGAAGCGGCTCAAGCCGCCTCCGCCATTTCTACCGCCGTGTCAAGGGCGCGCATCTTGAGGTTGCGGTTGGTGCCGTACCAGGCCGAGGTGAGACGCGAGTCGGCGCTGCGACCGAGCTCGTGGTCGGCTAGGTAGGTGACCGCGTTGTATGCCTGCCACCACGTACCCTCGCCCATCTCGGCGCCGGGCTGAGTGTCGAGAACCTCGATGGCGCGGACCGCGTTGCGCGACAGGTCCTTGACCTCCTTGACCGACTCGACGTTGTGCTTCGGGAACAGTCCGGAGAAGTACTCGACCAGATTGTCCTTGGTGTAGCGCTTGGTCGAGAGGAACTGAGCCATCTCCTTGTAGGCAGCCAGCTTGTCTTTGGCGATGCCGAGAGTCTCCTTGACCTCGTCAGCGTTGAACTTGCGACGGTGGTTGAGGCGCACCATGTTGTCGCCCTTGGCCTGCAGGGAGAGAGTCAGCGTGTTGTTGCACACGACACGGATCGGTGTGAAGCGCACGTCGAGGGCGAAGCCGTACTTGTGCGGATTGGAGAACAAGAGGTACGACTCGACGACGTCCTCGCCCTTCTTGGTGGCGAGAGAGAACGACTCCTTCACCTTGGCGAGAGCCCAGACGATCTGACCGTCGCGAAGCGAGCCAGCGGTGTGCATCTCCATGTCGCCAGCCATGACGAAGTCGTTGAAGAACTCGAAGGCCTCGACGTTCTGCACGGGTTCCCAGTTCTCACCGATGTTGGTAAGGACTTTGGAGTCGAGAGAGCGGACCAGAGACTTCATGCCGGTCGGGATCTCGGTGCCGTTGTGCTTGATGTACGACTCGACCGGCTCGACGGACCAGTTAAGACCAGCAGCCTCGAGCATCTGGACCGGAGTGAGGTCGTTAGGAACGCGAGTGCCGAGGCCGTGCCAGGGCGTATCACCGGCGTACGCCATCTGCGCCTTGCCGTTGATCATCTCAATCATATGAGCCATGATATAGAATCCTTGAGTTGGTTTGTCAGCTTACTATGTTATAGTAGACCATCTGAGAAATAATGTCAACCACTTTTTCTCAGACACGCCGTGTCACACAAAGTGTCACATAAAGTGTCACGATTTTACACCCTCGTTCTCGAGGATCTTGTTCGAGAGCGTGTTCAGGACGACCATCATAGCGGTGGTCGCGGCGATCTCACCGTCCGGACCGAGCCTGCGGAAGACCTCGAACGCGTAGTCGACGGCTTCTTTGATAGAGTCGCGGTCAGCGAACAACTTGTAGCGGATGTTACGTGCAATCTCTTCGTTCGTCATGATTAAGCAGCCTTGAGCATGTTGAAGGGAACGGTCCACAGCGTGTTGCCGACCTTGACCTGAGCTTTCTTGATGGCGACTTTCTGGACCATGCCGGTCTCTACTACTCCGTCGCGCTTCGTGAAGCAGACCTTCTGGCCGACCTTGAACATGAACTTGTTCTGGCGGTTCAAGATGTCGCGGCGGAAGTTGACCGCGTTGACGATCTGCTTGATCTGGTCGGTGTTGGCATCTTGGGCGATGAACTTGAGGAGCTCGTTGAAGTCGGTAGCCATGTCGTTTTTCCTATCCATTCCTTATATTCTTATAGTAGTCTATTTAAGAAATAATGTCAACCACTATTTTTAAGTTTTTTTCATAAGGAAAGTCAATGGCTTAGCGGCCTTGATATGGCCCTGGACCAGGTCTAGGGGCCGGTCTGGGGCCTGGACGAGGCCCTGGAGGGCCGGGAGGACCGTAGGGACGAGGACCCCATCCAGGACGAGGGCCATAGTAGCCTCCCCCTCCCCAGTAGCCACCGCCGTAGTACGGTCCTCTCCAGGCGCCGTATACGACAGGGGCGACGGGCGGGTAGTAGCCACCACCGACGACTGTCACTTGAGGGACGGGCGACACGTACGCGCCGGTGACCACCGGGCCGACGTATGGATCTGGCACCGCGGCGACTACGCAGCCGCCCAGTCCTAGGGATGCGACGCAGGCGAGTGTCTTGGCGAGTCTCATTTGTTACCTCATGCGGTCCAGACGCCGATCACCAGCAGCAGGCCGAACACTGCCCACAGAGCGATCGAGACGTAGCGAAGAATCAGTCTGACCTCTACCGGCCCGATGGCCAGCTCTCGAGCCTGCCTCAGGACGAAGATCAGCAGTAGGACGGTGAGAGACGCCTTGAAGACGAACATCTCACCACTCCACCTCGAACTCCCAGAGAGTGGTCTCTGGGTTGTACTCAGGCCGCGCGAGCACTCGCTTCCCCATCTGCTGGTAGAAGCGCGCTATTCGGTTGGCTCCGCCCTCGGTCATCCCCGTGAAGGACTTGATCTCCCTCGAGGTCGAGCCACTGGACGACTTCCGCCTCTGTCCAGCCGTGGGACGGCTCTCGGCCGGTTCGCTTCTTGATCTGGTCAACGAAGACCTCCCACAGCTGGCAGTTGGCGGTATGACACGGGCCGTCTGACGGCACTCCGCGAAAGAGGGTCATCAGGCAGCCTTGCGGCTGACTGACTTCGTCGACTTAGTCTTGCCGCCGAGGGCCGAGTTCAGCATGTCTGAGAGCTCGAGCTTGCCCTTGGCGACTGCCTTGGCCTTGGTGGCCTTGGCCGAGGAAGCGGCGACCGCACCCTCGACGACCTTGTAGAGGGCGCAGAAGTGAGCGAGCAGGTCTCCCTGGTCGTAGCCGTCGGCCGAGACCACGGTCCAACCCTTGGCGCGCTTGGCGATCTTGAAGCCAGACTTCTCGACAGCCGCGGTGATGACCTCGCGGAGCTTGCAGCCGGAGCCTACGGTGAAGGTGCCGGAGTGCAGGTTGAGCTCAACCTTGCCACCCTTGGGGCACTTGACGTAGAAGATGGCCTTGGACTGCTCGAAGGCACGGCCGACAGAGGAGACACCAGCGGAGAAGTCCGCGAACGACATTTCGATCTTCATGATATAGTCCTTTCAGGTTTTCACAGTTTATAGTCAGATAGTATCAGGTACCAGTAATTATGTCAACGGTAGATGCGGACCTCGCGGAGGTACACGTCGAACCGCTGGGCATGCTCGTGCCGGATGTCCTGAGACGTGCTACGCTTCAGGGGACCGCCGACTCGATAGAGGTGAGCGTTAGGATTGTCCTTGCCGAGACGGCCGCGGACGACCACACGGTAGCGAGACTTGAACTTACGCTTGGCGACGTCAGGATTCTTGAGCTCGATGATCTTGTTCTCCATGCCCATGATGAGAGCGTGCAGCTTGAGATCGGCAATCCGACTGTCGTTAGGGTTAGTGGTGGTAAAGGCGTAGTCAGATGTACGTTGACGAGTCACTTGTTTGTTCCTGTTTTCCATAGTATGATTATAGCCGGTCTGGGAAATAATGTCAACCCCTAGAGCGGTTCATGGAGGAAGAATTTCGTTGACCTTGGGTAACGAAGGTCTCGCAGCCGTTCTTGGCGGCCATGGCCTCCCAAGTGCCACGCTGGCGGAAGGTCTTGAACTTCCGGCCGGGACGGCAGACCGTGATCTTACCGGAGAAGGCCTGGATCAGGGAGTCGATCTCAGGGGTGGCTTTCTTGGTGGTCGTGTAGATGGACATTAGTTCCTCATTCCTTATATTCTTATAGTAGTCCATCTTACAAATAATGTACACCAAAAAGTGCAGCTTTTTGAAAAAAAAATAGCCGTTGAAGATCAATGGCTTAGGAAAAGCTCAATGTCTTCAACGGCTTAAGAAAAGCTATGGTATTTCAATGACTTAGAAAAAACTGTGTCTTTTCAAAGGCTTAGAAAAAGCTATGGTTTTTCAATAACTTAAAGATCTACCACTTCTTTGCTCTAATGTTCCGAAGCTGTGTCTCGAGTAACTCTATGACTTTCTCCCTAGGATAGGTCTTGACCAGCCACTCCGTAGAGTAGTATAGCTGAGCTACCGCTATGTCTCTAGCGGCTTCTCTTCCGTTAATCTGGTCCGTAGCCTCGAGGTCTGCTAGAATCAGGCTTCGAAGCTCGAGTTGTCTTTCAAGACTTAAGCTCATAGAGTCCGTTCTTCTTTACGTGTTTGATCCACTTTTTCACCAGTCTAGTCTCCATCCTGTAGGCTTCTTTCTCCCACGGTCTTTTCTCGTACGAGAGGTCTCTCTTGTAGAGACGACCGTTGAAGTAGTCGTTTCCGTCTAGATAGTTCTTGAACCTACCGGTCGAGTACTGCCACACGTGGACCATCTCGTGGGCTGCGGTAGACACGATGTCATAGTTCGGAAGGTCCATGTTTATAGTCATGTCGAACTCGCGCGGCCTAAGGTTGCTGTCTTGCCAGCAGACCTCGCCGAAACAGTCCATTCCGGACCTTAGCTTCAAGTCGACGTATACAAAGTTGGCTAGGCGGGGATTGTCTCTAAATAGATACTCTTTGAAGAAAGCAGCCGACTCCTTGACCAGCTTTCTCTTAGAGACGTTTCCAGTTAGCTTTTTGACCTCTCTGGTCAGTCTCTTTACTTCTTTAGACATTTACAGGTATCCTTCAAGCGAGTTGAGGTACCACAAACTGTCATCACAATAGCGGGTTATAGAAAGTCGAAACTATCGCATCCGCATCTTTCTTACAAAGAATAGCCGATCTTTTTGAGAACGGCGCATGATTTCGTATCCTACATAACCATTTATAGTTTAGACGACTGGCAGGGTCGTGCCAGACCCTAGCTTCTAGAGCCCCGGCGACCCTGCCCTCGTACCACGCATTACCAAGATTGTCCCTGTGACGGGTCCACTTCATGACCATGTGTATAATATATGTCAGTTGAGTAAGTTTGTCAACTGCCTCTTCGATGGTCGAACTTGTCGTCTAGCTTCGTAATTAGTTTCATCTTAGACGGATCTGGATAGTCGTACCTATCAAACATGTCGACGTTGGTTGAACCTACCGGCATGGAGTTGAACGACAAGATGTACCGAGTCGTGTTTGTTCTCTGCATGTTGTTCCTGGCCGTGTCGTGGGGGAGCCAGGCCGGAAAGATGATCAGTGTACCCTCTTCGAACCTTTCAGTGTGGCTACTCAAAGAGTTTCTGTTCTGTGACCTTCCCCTCTGCCTTGCTGGATGAATTATGGAATGGTAACTGTGCACGTTATAGAATGATGTACCCGAGCAGCTTTCGTTTCCGTGTAGGTAATAGACTCCCGCCAGGAACGTGTTGTGATGCGTGTGTCGATGATGAAACCCACCGTCGTCATGCTTAGTACCCCACATTCCAGTGACCTTAACGCTCGGCACGTATCCTTGATCGTCCATCACGCGTCTCAGGCCCTCTTCGACGAACTCTACGAAAGGCTCGAACAGCTTGACCTTGTGAAGGTTGGCGGCGGTGAAGTTAAGGGTAGGCGCGGTCGTCAGAGACCACTCATCTTCAGTCTCCATATAGTCTATGAACTGCTGTTTGAGCTCCTCGTGTCGCGAGAACTTTAACTTGTAGATTGGAATCGCGAAGAGTCCGTGCTTATGAATTGACTCAATCATGACAGTAATCCTTTCAACTTTTCTTTAAAGTCAGAGCTGGATCCGGCTCCATAGGGGGTCTTGTCAAACACGGGTCCATCTAGAATATCATTCTGTGCAGACTCCTCGACGTCGTAGAGTCTGAACTTAGGTCGGTCTACTCCGACCACGAACTTCTTATTTATGTTCGGATCGTTGTAGCGGTTCTTTAGTTGCTTTATCATGATCTGATCGAGCTCGTTAAGGTCATCAGACTTGATGAGAGCTATCATGAAGTCGGCGGTCGCCGGGAGGCCGAAGGACTCTGAGGTGTCTGTGAGGTCGATGTCGGAGTTGCTGTATCCGCTTCTAGTCGTCTGCGTAGCCGAGACGAGAGGAACGTTAAACTCAACAGCGAGTCCTCTGAGCTCTTCTGCGATTGCCTTAATGTACGTATAGCTATTGACATTAGAGCCAGCGCGTATGCGACTGCTGCTACAGATATTAAGATAGTCAATATAGATAATGTCTGGTACAAAGTTACGCTTAATTCTGAGTTCATTGAGCAGGTGCCTAAAGTGTGCTGATCCGGCCGACGCGGTTGGATACTCCTTGACTATTAGCTTACCGACGTACTTCTCTCTCAGCTTGTTGATCTTCTTGTCGTACGACTCCTTCGGCAGGGTCATGAGCTCGTCGATCGACACGTTGAGCAGGTTAGCGTCGATGCGCTCGGCGATCTTCTCCTCGGCCATCTCGAGGGTGATGTAGAGGACGTTCCTGTTCTGACACAGGTTGTTGGCAGCGGCATGACACATGAAGAGAGACTTGCCGACGCCGGTGCCGGCCAGGATGACGTTGAGTGTCTTCCTGGGCAACCCACCGCGAGTGATGGAGTTTAACAAGGTCAGGTCGAACGGGATGCGGTCTTCCTTGCGGTGGTAGAAGTCGTATCGAATGTCAGAGTCCTGCAGGTAGTCGTGGCCGACGCTGGAGTCGAAAGAGACTCCGAGCGCGTCCTGCAGGATCTTAGGGATTGCTCCCTTCGAGGCGTTGCCAGTCTTGTCGTCGATGATGGTGATCGACTGCATGATGGCGTTGTAGATCGCCTTGTCCTGGCAGAACTTCTCTGTGTTGTCGAGAAGCCAGTCGATCTGAGTGTCGCTCGGCGCGAGAGCGACTACTGTAGACTTAGCCTCGTTGAACACCTGCTCGCTGAGGCCAGTCTTCTCGGACAGCTCGATGACGAGGGCCTCCTTAGTAGGGAGGCCGTTGTACTTCTTGATGTACTCGTCGATGAGCGAGTACACGACTCGGTGCTGCTGCTGAGAGAAGTACTCCTCCTTCAAGAACGGCACCACCTTCCTGCTGTACTCCTCGTTGAGCAGCAGGTTGGAGAGAATTACCTCCTCAAGCATCAATTGTCCTCGGAGTCGTCGTCCATGATAGAACCGATGGCTATCTTGTACCGGTTCTCGATGTAGCGTGCGAAGTCAGTGGACTCGAAGATCTTCATCCAGAACTCCTTGTTGTTCACTATGTCGGCCGCGCGCATGTTCGGCTGCTGAAGCTCGCCGGTCGTCTTGTCGACTACGGCGTACCACCCAGCTTTAGGCTTAGCAATATAACCACCGTCCAGAGCGACATCCAGAAGACCGCTCCAGCGATTGATACCACCGTTGAATGAGACTGTGATCGGGATCTTCGACTTCTCCTTGACATAGCGACTCTTCTCCACGTTAATGACGAAGTGGTAGCCTTGTATCTCGGTGCCATCCTTGTCCTGCTGCCTCCCTAGGATCCAGATGTTGTCTGAGCCGTAGTACGAGCCAGTTCCGCCTCCGACGACGTCCTTGGCGTAGAGCTCCATAGTCTTGTAAGTGTGGTTGATCACTACCATCGGAATGTCCTTAAGAGACAGGTGAGGCGTGACCATTCGGAACAGAGACTTGAGCTGCTTGGCTCGCGTCATGTCGGCGACGGACTTACCTTCCATCGCGTCCTCAACCTCCTTCTTCGAGGCGAGGTTACCGATCGAGTCGATGATGATCATGACTCGGTCAGTGCGCTCGAGGTTCTTCATCTGCTGCATGATGTCGAACTTGAGCTCCTCGATGTCGGTAATAGGCGTATGAACCACCGACTCGAGAGGTATCTTGAAAGTGTTAAAGTATGACTGAGGAGTACCGAACTCAGAGTCGTAGAAAAGCACGACGCCGTCGTTGTACTTCTTTAGGAAGGCCGATGCTAGAAGAAGGGCGAAGCCGGTCTTAAAGTGCTTGGATGGGCCGGCCAACATGGTTAGGCCTGGAGTGATACCCCCGTCGACCGTACCGGACAGGGCCACGTTGATCATCGGCACGGACGTAGGGATCATGTCCTTCTTAGTAAAGATCTTGCTGTCGAGCAGGGTCGACGTAAGATCGATTGTCGAGTTCTTAATAAGCTTGTCCTTGAGAGACATATTCACCTCACACTAGATTTTCAGGATGTCATTGTCGGTTATTTCTATAGTATCCTTTTGCCCTATAATTGTCAACCGTCTTGATGTGGCGATTCCATGATTTGCTGCTATCAGTAGAACGATAGCCAGTGGATCAAAAACGCTAACAAGAAGAATAATAACAATGCGAACGCTTCTTTCAAGGTTCTCAGGCGACTGATTATCGTAGATGATCTCAGATATGTACTTGAGCGGCCCAACTTCGGCTTCGAGCTTTCTAACTTCAGACTTGAGTCTGACTCTTTCGGTCGTGAGTTCGGAAATATCTTTGACATGATCGTCTCTTTTCTTTGTAAGAGCGTCTCGGGTCTTCCTCTGCTGCTCAGCCGCCCTGAGCGAGGAAGTGGCTTGTCCACGATCTGTCATCTTGTTCACTGCGGCGTCGATCTGAGATACTTGCTTGTCGATGTCGGCGACTGCTAGCTTTATGTTCTCGATCTTCTGGTCGATTATCTGCACCTGTTGGTCTGTCTCTCCAGTCATCCGGAGAGTTTGGTCGATGTGAGCTTTGGTCAGAAACCCGAACGTTCCCATGCTGGTGATGAACATGAGAACTATGATCGAGAGCAAGAGATAGGCCTTCAGTATCTCAGGCGCCGTTCTCCAGTTTCTATAGAGCCAGCTGGCCGTGACCAGCTTTCCAGCCTCGAGCGCGGTTCCCATTACCACCACCGGCCAGAACGCGGCAGCGAACAGCGCAGTCAGACCTACTATGGAGTAGTATGCTGACACTGCCGACAGACACAGCGCTACGACCAGTGCTAGATAGTTTATCATTTAAGGATTTTTTGAAGCTGCTCTTTGAAGGCCTTGATCTTCGCTTGACGGTTCGGCCAGTAGATGTACTCTTTCTCAGGATCCTTTACGAGGTTGTCCAAGAGAGGAGTGATCATCTTATACATCTGGTTAGCCTTGTCATGAGCCTTCGCTGCTTCTGCTGCAGCAGACGCCGCGGCGTCAGTGGCGGACTTTATCTCCTCGTCCTTCTTTTGGACGGCGGCCAGCTCCTCCTCTGTGACGGCGGAGAAACCAAAGTCAAAGTTGTAGTCGCTCATCGTTAGCTCCAGAACTTACTCAGTGTTGCCCTCTCCTCGAGATCCCAACCAATGGCCTTGAGGATGCTCATGATAGGGTCAATGAAGGCTTTCTCGAACTGCAGTTCGTAGTCGATGTATTTATCAAGCTCGAGCTCTCTCGGCATCTCTCCAGGCGTCGAGAAGACGTTCTCCCTGATGGGGTTAGGAAGCTTCATGTAAGCAAACTTTATCTTGTCGCCGTTCATGATCCTAGGAAGCTTGTCAGCCATCTTCTGCTGCTTGATGAGATTGTTATAAAGAAGGGCACCGCGAACGTGGATAGGAGTACCCTTCTTGTATATAGAAGCTGCGTCGGCATAAAGTGCCATTTTATTGCACGTACGTGGGAAGGCGACCTCATCGAACGGCATCTGAGAGAACTCACGTCTGAAGTTTTCTACGAACTTCCTGAGCTCTCGCTCGTCAGACGACATGATGATCTTGAGTGCCTTCTTAATGTTGTCCTTACACGAGGCCGGAGTAGAGGACCTGATTGCCTCGATGCCCATCATCTTTAGCTTGGGCTCAGTGAAGGCCACGCCCTCTTGGTCATACACGTTTAGGATGTAGCGCTTCTTCGCTGTCCAGATACCCTTGTTAGCGATGTTCTCGCGCTTCATCCTCATCTTTTGGGAGTAGGCATTAACGCGTCGGCCAAGGCGCTCGTAAGCATCATCAATAAACGGTTCAAGTTTAGCCTGACAGAATTTATCAATGATGGAGACGATCTTAAGAGTCTCAGGTTTGTCTTTACCAAGTTGACCGACAAGCGCGTCAAGAGTAATATAGATTGAATCCGTATCGCTCGCAATGACATAGTCTTTCTCCTTGGTATTGAGCAACTTGTTGAGATACTCGTTGATCTCATTCTCTATGTATCTAATCGCGAGCTGACCGGAGGTAGTGATAGCCTCGGCGTGCTTGAGGTCGAACCAGCGAAAGTACTTGTTGCCGAGTGCGCCGTAGGCTGAGTTGAGCTGGATCTTCTTAACGAACTGCATGTTGTGGTAGCGAGAGATGAGCTTCTCAAGATCCTTGGTGGGAGTCTTCTCGTACTGCTTCTTCGCCTCAATCATCTTGTTCTTGTACTCGACGCGGTCGTTGTACATCTTCTCCATGATCTCAGGGAGGAAGCCGTGACGCTCCTTGGTGTAGGCACAGCCGTTGGCGGCTACGCAGACGTTATGTTCCTTCATCTCCTTTTGAAAGGAGTCATGGACACCCTTCAGGCTCGACTCGATGGAGAAGCCCTCTAGCTTTCCTACGTACGTCTCGGGAGAGATGTTGTACTGCATGATCAAGTGAGGGTAGAGAGAGTTCAAGTCGAACGAGACTACCCACTGGTGCATTCCGTTCTGAGGGTCCTTGACGTACCCCCCGACTAAGTCGAAGTCCTCGCTCGAGTCTAACCGCTGCGGAATGACGATCTTTCTGTCCATCAGGTAGTTGTGGATGATGACGTCCCACGGACGCACCGTTGTCATCGTGTCCATATAGTTCACCTTGGCGTCGTACGCTAGAGCGAACACCTGCTTGATAAAGCCGAGCTTGTCCTCGAGTCTGTCGACGAGAACGACGTCGTGAATGTTGTAGTCCACGAACCGCTCGTAGTCTTTCTTGTAGAACTCATACAGGCTGTTGAACTCAGAGTAGTCCAGCTTCTCTTGATCGAGAACTACCTTAGCTATGTGATTAAGGGAGTAGCTCTCCTGGTTGGAGAAAGAGAACTTCTTGTACAGCTCCATGTAGTCAAGAGACGATACACCACGTATTTCATAAAACGCTTCAATTCTGTCATCAATTCCTTTGCCACCGCGAGAAGCAGACTTGCCACGAATAATCTCTCGTTGCTCAACGTAACCCCACGGGGAGAGCTTGCGACCTTCTCGCTCACCGAGAACACGCTCTAACCGGTTGTACAGATATGGAATGTCGAACCCATCGATGTTCCACCCGGTCACGACGTCAGGCTTCCACTCATCGCTGTGCCACAGGACGATGAAGCGACTGAGCAGGTCGTGCTCGTCCTTACACATGACGTAGTGAACGTTGTCGAGCTTAGGCTTGTAGTACTCGCAGCCAAAGACCACGATCTTGCCGTTCTTAGATACTGTGATGTTGCTGATGGGGACATTGGCGACGTGCGGGTCTGGAAAGCCAGAGTCAGTCGGAGTCTCGATGTCGATGCTGACGACGGAGATTAACGACGGATCGTAGTCGATCTCGCCCTGATACTCGTCGTAGATGAAGGTGTAGAGGAAGTTGTTGAGACCGTACCACGAGAAGTTAGAGACCTCGCTGTACTTCTTGATGAAGTCGCGCGCCTCTGAAGCCGACTCAAACTCGATCTTGTCGACCGCTACCCCGTCGAGAGTCTTGTACGGCCCGTCCTTCTTAGGAAGGAAGAGGTAGGGACGGTACGGCATTCGCTCTTGAATGCGCTTGCCGTTCTGATAGCCCCTGAGCAAGATCTCGTTTCGGACGAGATCGACGTGTGTGTAGAACCTTGACATGATCACCTGTGCTGAGAATACTATACCAATATATCAAGGATCTAAAAAATTGTCAACCGATTATAGATCTGATCTTCTTGTAGTGCTTCTTTCGGTCGTCGAGGCCGTTGACGCCACCGTTGATCTTTCTAGTCGACGCTTCGACGTCTTCGGCGTCAGCAGACTCGTTGAGCTTATTGACGTCCCAGAACCAACCAGCAGACATGATGGCTCCCTCTGGAGTCTCGAGGTAGGCGGGAACGTCTTCTAACTTCATTCCCATCGACTTCGCGAATCGACCGTAGTTGTCTTTTCCGGTCAGCTGTATGGCTCCGCGCCCCCTGTACTTCCAACCGTCCCCAGACTCCTCAGGACCGTTTCCCATCCTGTTGGCGTAGACTCGGTTGGCTATCTTCTCTGGGTTCCGAGCGTATGAAGTCGCGCTGACGTTTCTAAAGTACTTAGGAAACACCTGAATCAATCTCTCTGCCGAGTAATTCAGGTTCTCCTTGACGGTCTTAAGGCCGGCAGACTCGTGACCAACTTGAGCGAGAAACATTGCGATTCTCTCTGAGGTGTTGATCTCGAATCTGTCGAAGCACTTGATCAGCGGAACTAGATACTTCTCTAGAATTGACTTATCAGTCTCAAAGCATCGAGACAGCTGTTCCATAGTTAACATCGCACTCTCCTATAAAGGTTCTGCGATATTTATTTTGCCTTGCGAATGTACTGCCTGGTAGCTACAGACTTGATCTCAGACCTCGAGATGCCGATGTCCTTGAGGTCCTTGTCAGAAAGAGCAGACAGCTCGTCGACGGTCTTGGCATATAGCTTGTAGTTCTTGTATTTCTTGAGCATGTTTTTAAGTATCTTAGGCATTGTTATTATTCTTTCTAGTACGCGTGTGAAATGAGTAAGTGGCCGGGAGTTACCCAGCCACTCTTTTATCATAACAAAGTTTGAGATTACTCGGTGAGGAGCTGCTTCTTCGTCTTCTTAGCAGGTTCTACTGAGTCAGCGATGTCAATCTTCTTAGGCTTCTTGTCTTCTGGAATGATGTGCTCAAGCCAGATCTTCAAGATTCCGTTCATCATGGCAGCGTTGTTGACTACTACGTTGTCTGCTAGAGAGAAGGTGCGAGTGAACGCTCGGTCGGCAATACCCTTGTGAAGGTACTGGACGTTAATACCATCATCGGTGAGGGTCTCGACCGTAGTCTGGCCCTTGATGACTAACTTGTTGTCCTCGAGAGTAAGCTCGACGTCTTGCTTGCCGAAGCCAGCAACCGCCATCTCGATGACGTAGGTATTGTCGTCAGTCTTCTTGAGATTGAAAGGTGGGAAGGTAGAGCCGGCTGTCTTAGCGATGTGCTCGACGGTCTCTGTGACCTTTTGAACCAGCTTGTCGGAGCCGACGAAGAACTTGTTGAACTTGTCAAGATCCGCAAAAGTGTGGTCAAACTTGTATGTACGCCAGTCTGTCATGTTTTTCTCCTATTAAGCGAGACATAGATTCGTAGCCCCATTAGGCGACTACTCTTATAATATAGTATCTCTTCCTAGAGATGTCAACCCTTCTTTTTACCGATAGTGTACTTTGCTTCTAGAGTCCAGTTGTTCTTCTCTTTGAACGGAATAATCTTGATCTGACTGAGACTGGTCTGAGGCTCCTGGATGCGACTCGGGTCGACTATGTCCAGAAGGTCCCACTCAGCTAGAAGCTTAGCTATCGTGTTTCTCCTGCCTATATCACTCTCAGACAGATCTGCTGTCTTTCCATCAAGGAGAAACAGCTCCTTGAAGTGAACGATGTAGTACCTAGACTGCTTGTGAAGTATGTGGCAGGACTGGTAGAGAGTGTTGTCTTTCTTAGAAGCGACGCCGATCCTAGTCAGCGTCTCCTTTATCTTTAGAAAGTCTTCCTTCTCCTTGAGTCTCACCTCAACGAAGTTCTCAATCATCAACCACCTTTTATTATTCTTTTTCTCAGGTCGGCCAACTGTTCCGCCGATAAGACTCTTAGATACTGCTTAGCGATCTCAGGCCCTACCCCGTAGTACTCCTTTATAAGGTCTATCTCTTCGGAGTCAGGCTTGTACCACTTAGAAAATCTCTTACGCTTTCTGACAGTATTTATAAGATAGTCATATTGAAGCAGACGGTCTGCCCAGTGGTTAACGTTCATCTCGTTGGCGAACATGACGGTGTCTGGGTGGTAAGACAGGGCTATGTTAGCCATGTAGGGGTTGTAGCCCTTCTCGGCCGCCTCTCGTGAGTCGGACTCTCTGATGATGTCCTTCCCAGCGTTGATGGCGTTGACGTAATCAAACGGGTTCATCAGGTCCCTCCACGAAGTCGCTAAAGTCCTCTATACAGGTAGTACAGAGGAAGATATTCATGAGGCGCACGACGTTAGATCCGTCCTCAAGCGTGAACTTGACGTTCATGTAGCGAGTGCCCTTTATGAACTCACAGTCACACCCGTCGCACTTCTTAGCTGAGTCTTTCTCTCCAGCCAAGCACCAGGCTGAGTAGTACATTAGACAAACTCCACGTCGGCCATGACGTGTGTCAGAGCCGCCGCGAGGTTAATCTCCTGGTTTGCAGCGAACGCCGCCTTGTACTGATAGTCCGAGAGAATGAGGACCAGCTGAGGGATACTGTTAGGCTTGATTAGATCGTAGGCTTGATCGTAGAGACGTCGAAACAAGATGCTCGAGTCGGTGTCAGAGTTCTCACCTACCCACTTGCGCATCGAGTTGAAGTCTTTCTTCTTAAGCGTAGACACGAGGGCCGAGAATGACTCGTCCTCTAGTCGCGACAAGATTCCGCTGTCGATCTTGCCGGTAGCCGAGTAGCGCTGTAACTCGTTGAGTACTCGTCGCCAGTCAGGAAAGTGGTTCTGAATGACCTCGGCTAGCACCGCGCGGTCGTACTCTACTCGCTCGGTCTCTAGAATCGTCTGTGCTCGCTTCATGAACTGAGAGGCGAGCTTAGGCATGTCCTTCTTACTGATCTTAAACTCGATGACCGAGCAGCGAGAGTGGAGCGGCTCGATGATGCGGTTCTTGAAGTTACACGTAAGAATGAAGCCGCAGTTGCTGGAGAACTCCTCCATGAAGTTACGAAGGGCTGGCTGAGTAGAGTTGGCGTTGAGATAGTCAGCCTCGTCGATGATGACGTACTTTCTTCCTCCCTTGAAGGAGACAGTAGAGGCGAACGACTGGATCTCGACGCGAAGGGTGTCGATGTTACCGTTCATCGAGCCGTTGATGACGATGTAGTTACAGCCGAGCTGCTCGAGCATGGCCCTGGCTACAGTCGTCTTACCGACGCCGGCAGACCCGCTAAGAAGTAAGTTAGGGATGTTACCCTGATCAACGAACTGTTGAAAAGTGTTCTTCAGGTCTGCCGGCAGGACGGCATCTTCGATAGTCTTGGGCCGATACTTTTCGACCCAGAGAAATTCTTCACGTACGTTCATAATATAGACTCCAAATGATCAAGCGGTGACGAAGGTGATGTCCTCTATAGAGTCAATCCTAAACGACCTCCATCCATTCTTATCGAGGTCCCACACCGCGAGGTACTCCTTGTTAGGAGCCGAGGCGTGTTCCTCTATGTCGGTCTGCTCAGGGAGGGCTTCTCCCCTGAGCGTGCACTTCATCGTTCTAAGTGAGCCGTCTCGCTTCTTGAAGCTGACGACTCCGTTCATGGTCTTAAGATATAGTTTGATAGTATCATAATCGTAAGACATTGTCAACCCTCGTACGTTGAAGTAGCCTCCGTCACCACGAAGTAAGTTAGCTTGTCGTTCGAGAACTTGCTGAGACCGCGAGACGATACTGAGACGTGATAGTCTGAGTTGATGAGCTTCAGGTTCTCGATCTTAAAGATCATGCGAAACGTCTTGTTAGTCTCACCTACCGCAATTGAGTAAGTGTCGGCCGTTGGGTTCTTGTTGTCGATGGCCTCGAGCAAGATACTGCCACCGTTGCCGGTGATAGCCACCTCAGGAAGCTGCATCACAGTCGCAGCCTTGAGAATGTTGAGAAGGTCGGTGCCGGCCAGCTTGAACTCTACCTCGGGCTCAGGAAAGTTGATGTCGCCAGCAGGAGGTGTGACGATCATTCCTGGAGCGGCGTAAGTGATCGACGTCTTCTTCTTTCCGCTGCGAATCGTGACCGCGGTGTCGCTGAAGTCGAAGTCAGGATCTTCAAACAGAGACACGACGCCTAGGAATCGAGGAAGCTCGTAGATGCAGAACTGCGTCGGAAACTCCTCCTCGACCTTGGCCGATGCAATGATAGTCTCGGAGGGAGACATCGTGCTGATCTTCGACCCCGGTCGAACCATGATGGACTGGTTGATGACCGAGAAGCTCTTGAGAGTGTTAATTGTGTTTTCACTGATCTTCATAATTTACCTCTTACCTTCTTCCTTTGAACTTCTGTTTCTTCTTTAGGTTCTTACCTAACTTAGCCTCATCGACTGTAGGAGACGCGCCGATAGAAGCGATGGCGGCTAGGCTACCTCCGAAGATGTACATTCCAACGTGCTGCAGCTTCATCCACGGGCAGAGCCAAACCTTAAGTCCGATCTTGCGAGCGTTCTGGCAGAACAGGTAGTCCTCTGACAGGTATCGCCTGCTCTCCGGGTCGATGTCAGCCTGGAAGTACATCAAGATCTCTCGTGAGCCGTCGAACGACTCTGAGCGAGCGTGGTCAGGACGATAGCTGTGTTGTGGGTAAGCCTCCGCGTACTTCTCGAGAGTCTTCCTACGAATCATCATAAATCCGGTGCCGGTCTCAAGAACCTCTGCAGGCTCACCGATCGGGATCTCTTTCTTGTCTCCGACTGGATTGAAGACGTAGTCGCCGACGAAGTTCTCTAGGTAGCTAGGATCCTTGTCTGCCGCACCAACGTTGACGGCATGCTTGATCTTCTCCCAAGAGATAGTCTTCTTAGGATAGGGCGCGCCCAGAACGTCGTACTCAGACTCCGGCGTCATGAGCGCCAGCATGGCGAGAACGTCCTGAGGATTGAAGCCGATGTCGGAGTCAATGAAGAGCATGTGGGTAGCGTCGCTGCGAAGAAACTCGTCGACGCAGTAGTTACGAGCTCGAGTGATGAGAGACTCGTTGAAGAGATAGTAAGCCCGCATATCGATACCATACTTAACGCACATGGTCGTTAAGTCGCACATCGACTTGTTGTACATGCCGGCGCACTGACCGCCGTACATAGGTGTAGCTACGAACAGCTTAAGCTTCCTAATCTGCTCTAGGTCGATCTTAATTTCCATCAGCGGTTTCCTTGTCATGAATGTAGAGGGCTAGGATCCCGTAGTGAAGGATCTTTAGGAGGTCGGCTCGGTTGCGGCCGTTCTTCTTGCCGTAGCGAGAGGCGTACTTGATGATGTCACCGATGGTGAAGCCCATGCCGTGACCTGCAGCCGAGATCAGCTCAAAGGCCTGGATGTTATCCCTACCGATGTAGTGCTGTGTGTATGTATTAGCGATGTAAGCGTGTAGCTCATTGAGGAGGTTTTCCTCATTAAACTTATAGGAAGGAGGAGATTTTTCTCGAGCCATCTTGTATGTCACCGAACTCATGTGTCTTTGTTCCATTATATTGATAGACGTAGTTTGAATTGAACTCTTCGCGCTCACCGTTCAACCAACCTAGAATCTCAGTAGCCATGTCACGGGCCGTCTGAACTGGTACGTTCTGGCACATGTGGTTGGCGCTGTCCTTAGGATCCAATAGTTCAAATGTATCAGGAAGTCCCATAATTGTCAACCCCTCTCGATACGTAATGTAGCGATCCTCGATCGGATGCGTGAGGGAGACTGGATAGTGGCCGACGAAGGCCCCGATGTAGTCCTTAGGGACGACAGTTCCGCGACGCATGATCGAGCCGCCGGACTTAAGCTTCTCGTACTTTCGCATGCAGCTCGCAGCCTCTCGCTCGTATCCGTTGGCAGTCATCCACTCAGAGACCTTGTCGTAGGTGATCCCCTGCTTCTCGATGTAAGAGAACGTGTCGTTCCCTCTGGCCCGAGAAGGCTCGACCTGAGCTGAGAACTCGCGGTGAGTCATTCCGCCGTTGATGTGCTCTAGGATGTAGCGGTAGTATGGATCCTGTGACGGGGTCTTCTTGTTGATCGGCTCCTGCAGCGTGTTGCCTCGAGCGTCTAGGATGGTCTGCTCGATGCTCTTGTGTGGGGTGTTGTAGTAGTTCAGCTTGGGAGTCTTGTCAGACTGCCAGAAGAAGTAGAACGACCTCTCTCGGATCTGAGGCACGCCGTGGAAGAGAGACTTGGTTCTATACACCGTGAACGTGTACCCGTTCTCTCGACCGATGTTGTACATCTGGGTTCGGATGTTCTTACCCACCTTGCCGGCGAAGCCCGGAGCGTTCTCGCCCCAGAACACCTTAGGTTTCATCTCACCGAGAACGAACTTAGCCGTCTCGATCATCCACCGGTTGTTAGCGTTGTCGTCGCCGTAGCCGTGAGAAAGCATGCTGAGGCCAGCGCACGGGCAGACTGACCCGATGACGTCGACCTTCTTGTCTGGCTTCTCGTTCTTGTCTAGAACGTAGTAGGGAATCTCGCCGCGGTAGTGGTTGACGAGGTGTCGGTCGTTTGCCCAGAAAGGCTCGTACGACATAAGGTACTCGGGAGGGCGACCGAAGGCTTGCTCGGTGCCGAGAGTCTCGCCGCCGATGAGGGGAACGATTGATGCGTGTGTGAAGGTCACTTGTAATCCATCGCGATTCTAAGGGCGGAGTTGACCGCCTGGTGCATATCAATGTAGACGTACTGCCCGCAGCGGCCGATGAACGTAACTTTATCGTTCTTGATAGATGCGTACTTGGCGTACCTGTCCTTATTTATATCATCAGAGATAGGATAGTATCGCTCGTAGTTGTTATCTTTATAGTCGCACGGTTCTTCCGCAGTAAGAGTCGTGAAGTACGGGTTGTTTCCGTGACGCGGCAGGTTCTTCCATTCGGTCACTCGCGTAAGTGGACCGTCGTTAGTAAAGTTGACTGTAGTAGCTGGAAGAGCTTTAGGAATAGGTGCAGTCGTAGTGTGAAACTTGATTGATCGATACTCGAGCTCACCAAACTGATAGCCGTAGTACTCGTCGATCGCCATGCTGTTGAACACGTGATCATACGAGTCTTCCATGTGCTTCTTAAATGGGTATGCTAGCCAGACTCTAATGTTTTGATGATCTAGCATGTTTTCGACCATCTTAGTGTACCCTTCTACGGGCATGAAGCAGTACTTGTCATTAGGAAAGTATCTGTCCTCCATGTCGTCGCGACCGGGAACGCGGTCTAATATCTTTGGAGCGACTTCCTCAAGCTCCTTTCCCCACATCTTCTTGGTGTACGGCCGATAGAAGGTATCTACTACGTTTTCTGCTCCAACGATCTCCTTGGTCTCTTTGTTAGGAGGAAAAGTTACGTAGCGTCCGTCTTCAAGAAGAGCCTTTACGCGGTGGTCATACTCGACCCACTCTGTAAAGCGACTAAGATACTCAAATACTTTCTCGTTGTTAGTATGAAATAGATGGGGTCCGTACTTGTGTACCCTAATACCGTACTCGTTGGTCTCATCGTACGCGTTACCGGCGATATGAGTTCGAGAGTCTATCACTATTACCGTGTGACCGGCATCAGCAAGCTCTCGGGCGATGGTAGCACCCGAGAGACCAGCTCCAACTACGAGATACTTAGCCATCACTTAGACTCCAGGATGGCACTAATCTCCATCTTGGTGACTGCCTTAGTCAGAGGGTGCTTCTCGTACAAGCACTCTTTCTGATAGCGCGCGGTCTTGATAAGATCCTCCAGCGTCATGCCTTCCACCTTGTCGGCAGTAAGACCGGTGTAGGCCTCGCCGTAGACTGAACCCTCACGATCGTCGCACACGAGGATAGATCCGGCGTCGGCTACCTGAAGAGGCCGAGCTCGCCACCAACCGGACCCAGAGTGAAAGTAGCCCGGCATCAAGCAGCCCCACTGAGAGTTATAGACTCGGCACATCTCAGACTCGGTGAGACGCTGCTGCTTTACTTCCTCGCCGCGCCGAGCGCCGTAGAAGTTGATGTCCCACTTGTTGATGTTCTGCTGCTTGAGCCACTTCTGAGTCTTCTTCTGAACGAGCGACGCGAAGTTCCAGACTCTCAGCTTAGAGGCAGGGTTGACGTCGTTGTTGCCGGCAAAAGAAAGAATAGATCCAGGCTCGCCGTAATTGTTGTCCGGTCGACGGTTGAGATGGTACGGGTTAGGGTTGAACTGGAACACCTTGTTCTCGTTCCACTGTAGCTTCAGAAGCGACAGGTCTCCTCCGGCGAAAGCCGACACGAGCAGACGACTGTTTTTGCGAAGGACTAGCTCACAACCTTGAACGTACACGTCGTGGTACTTCTTGATGTCTTCAAGAGACTCCTTGCCCTGATAGAGCTCGAGCAGATACTCGCGATACGCCTTCTGAGGATCGTCACGAAGGTCGTCCATGTAGTTTCTAAAGCTGGTATAGATCTGGTCTACCTGCCAGTCGTCAAAGGCTAAGATACAGTCTTGTCGCGCGCCCATGGCATATAGACCGCCGAAGAGACGCTGACAAAAAGCTTGGATGCTGTGCATGTAAACGATGACCTCGTCGTATCCAGAGAGATCCTCGCCAAGTAAGATAGGTCGTTGCTCGACTTGGTATCCCATATCTTCCAGCACTCGGATAAGAGCGTAGTGAGACGGAACTACCTGAAGTTCCTGCTGCAAGAAGTAATCTTTCTTGCACTGAGCAGCGTTCATTCCAGTTATAAGGATCTTTTTCATTCTGACTCCGCAATAAGATAAGCGCTTCTGCACATGTCTTCTAGTGTATATTTGCTCTCTACAAGAGAACTGACCTCATTTGGTCTTAGAGCTAGAAACGCCGGATCACCGGTTCGTCGTCCACGTTCTACCACCTCAAAGTCCTGACCACTTACTTTCTTCATCATGTTTATGACTTCTCGATTGGTGTACCCTTTACCGTTACCGAGACACTCATATTTAGTATTCTTTGGATTGTAAATTGCTTTAACAATACTGTCAACTAGATCTGATACGTGAATGTAGTCGCGGATACATGTTCCGTCCGAAGTATCATAGTCAGTACCATAGAGGTCCATACTGTTCCACTTTCCGGCGGCGGTCTCGGCGGCGATGCGAACTAGATGAGTCGAGTCACCAATCTGTCGATTTACACCGTCAGATCCAGCAACGTTAAAGAAGCGAAAGATGGTGTACTCATGAGCATACTGACGAATGATGCTCTCAGCTAAGATCTTTGTTTGGGCATATGGATTGATAGGATCAAACGCTCCGGCCGTTGAGGCAAAGATAAAGTTTCTAGGGTTGAACCACTCGAGCACGTTGATTGTGCCATTGACGTTTGTTAAAGTATACTCGGTCGGTTTATTCGTTGACTCGGCGACTGAGATGAGTCCAGCCAAGTGCACCACGCAGTCATACTCCGGCAGACTGGCCATAGTAAGAGACCAGTCATTTCTGACATCAGCCTTGAAGTACTTCTCAACATACTGTTGACTCTGGTTAACCGACTCGACTAGGTCAGTTCCATGCACACATATATTGTCTTTGTGATTAAGATGAATCTCACGAGCGAGAGTCGAACCAATGTAACCTTGCACGCCAGTGATTAGAACTTTAAGCCTCGATGTACTCACGGCACTCCTCCAGAATCTTTGTCTCGTAAGACTTGTCATTTAACTTTCTATTTAGCCCAGACGGATGAGGCAGCATGAAGTGCTCGACTTCGATCTTCGAGAGAGCCATCGACGGAAAGTTTCCAAGAGCTATTACTTTCTTATAGCCTTTCACACACTCTTGCAGCATCTCGTAGTCGACGTCGGACTCTCGGTAGGGTCCTGGTCGCGAGATACAGTTTACGAAAGAGAAGAAAGTTAAGCCGAGAGACTCAGTCCACTTACAGAGTCTCTTGATGGACTGGCTAACTCGGGTAGGGTCCGAGCCAGATGGGTTGATTCCCACTATCAGTACGCGCTTTTCGCTTCGTGTCATGGAGAACATTGCCTTCATTGTCATAACAAACTGCCTCAACGCCGGCCTCTACGAACATCGACTCGGTGTGCATGTAAGACTCGTGCCAGCTCGGTGCTATCACAGTGGGCTGACAGATAAACACACGCTTCACACCGACCTGAATGACTCCTTTGGCACAATCTGAGCAAACCGGAAGTCCATGAACGTAGAGGTCAGCGTTATTTAGACTTATTCCATTCAGCGTGGCATTATATATGCAGTTCATCTCTGCATGAACCACATACTTATACTTCTTCTCTCGATTGTAGAGACGGTCGGACGAGTCCTCGATGCCGCGAGGAAACCCATTGTAACCTTGAGACAGGATCTGGCCATGGTTACCCACAGCCACTGCTCCTATCTTTGAGCTTGGATCCTTAGACCAGCTGGAAATGTGCTTCGCTAGATTTAGATACTTCTGAGTCCACGACCAGCTTGAAGTGTCGCTCATATACGTGCAAGCTCCCTGCGTTCCAATAGATAGTTCCGGGCTCGACGTCAAGCTCTCTAGCTAGATGAGAGAGCACGTACTGTTGCCAGGCATAGTCATTCTTGTAGCCAAAGACAGCATCGTTAGATCGCATCTGAACGACGGCATTGAGCTTACCATTGCGGATGAGATACTGAACCGCGTTGGTGCACATAAAGTCGGACATTCCGTCCTTATTGTAGTCGTTCCACATGCTAGGACGCGTGTAGATCATCACCGCTCGCCGTGAGTACGGGTTCTTTCGAAGCTCTTCTAGAACCCGATTGTACTGACGACCATTAGCATCAGACCAGATACACCAACCGTAGTTAGAGTTGATGAAGCCGCGACTGTCAGCTACCTCTTTCCAGATAGTAGGAGGACCACCGGGAATGTCATTGACGTTACGCGAGAGAGATCGGTACCACTCGAGCTCTCGCTGGACGTAGTTCTCATTGACAGTGCCAAAGATAGAAGTTTCATCAGCGATGAAACTAGCGTTGACGATCTCGATCATCTTAGCGCCAGTCTTATCAATAACGTAGTCTTCTGACTCGTGCATGAACCGGAAGATAGAACGGATGCGCTGAATGGAAAGGGTCATACTTACGAGCCCATGTTGATGGTATAAGCCCCGGTCTCATGATTGAACTTAACCGTATTGTCAGCAGGGCGATAAGTACCAGACTGAGTTACAGAGTCAGTGATCTGACTATTGATGCTGTAGGTCGACTTCTTTCGATTGAAGATGTCGCGCTCTTTGTCTTGGCCGGGAACGCCGTAGCGAAGCCACGCGACTGCGAACGAGGCGTAGTTGATAAGATCCTTGTAGGTATCTTCAAGGGACTCGAAGTTAGCAGAGTCAGCACGACCAGACTCGATTAGTGACTGGGCTCGATAGAGCTTGCCTTGAAGGATGTCATGGATCGAGTCGATGCCGCGACGATAGTGCATGGCCTGAACTACGTTAGAGTTCGGGTTCTGGTAGTCTTGAGACTTCTTGAGCTGCAGGTCGATGCACTCGCGGAGTACCTTGACAGACTCGCGTTCATGATTCGGTTGAATTGTAAACATTAGTTGCTCCATAGGTCGATGCAGTCGCCGTTCTTGATGGCCCGCACGTGGTCAAAGCGATACGGGCTGTACCCAGTGTTATTCTTTACAATATATCCTGAAAGCTTATTGCTGTCAACTAGATAACGCGGGCGATAGCGGTACTTCAGCGGTTGGACCTCCTCGTAGGCCACGATCAGAAAGAACTGGTTGAAGCGAGTTGAGTAGTTGACTGACTCGACTTGACCGTTGCTAATGTACCAGTAAGGGTACTTAGCATTCATAGTCTTAACCTCGCCGTTCTTACCCTCGCAAATCACGTCGGTCTTTCTCTGAGCGAAAGTGAGATCTTTGGCGTCTTCGGTGATAGGTGAAGATTGCTTGAAGAAGCCAGTTGATTGAACTGCAATCTCGGCACCTAGACCGGTAGCCGTATTTCTTTTAACTACGTCGTAAGACCTGGGGCCTTTACGTAGCATCTCGCGCTTCCAGTTAGTCGCGACCATCATGTCTAGGTCGGCCTTATGCTCTCTCATATCGACAACTTTATTTAAGCTTGACAAAGTTGCAATGACTTCACCGCTGAAGTCTAACATGGTTTTCTCTCCTTATTCAACCATCTTAGTTAAGAGTCCGTGATTGCCGGCGTGGCTAGGTGCTGTCCAGCCTTCAGGCTTGATGAGGTCTGGAAGACCGAGGGGGTTAGGACGGGTGGCCTTCACGCCCGGAGTCTTGTTCATGTTAGCCTCGAGAACTGCGTCCCAAGCCGCGTGTGAGTCAACTGCAAAGCCGTCGAGGGTACCGATGGCTACGACGCATAGGTCGATGAGGGCGTCGACGATCTCTTCAGGGTTATCCTTGTTAGCCTTTAGCTCGTCCAGCTCTTCCTGAAGGAAGTTAACGCGAAACTCAAGAAACTTCTTGAGAGTGTCTGCGTCCATGCTCTCGACTACGGGATGTACGCCGTAGTGTTTGTGCATTCTCCAAATATCTTTTACCCAGTCACGACTCATTATTATTTCCCATCATAGTTGCTGTTGCTGCTCGAGCAGCCCAAGACATCTTGCTTGGACATTGATTATGATTACAGACATATCCCCAGACCTTATTGGCAAAGTCCATTCCACATACGTGGCATTTAGTGTCTACTGTAGGCGGCTGAGGAGTTACAACTCCGCTTACGCGTGCAGCCATAAACCCGTCATAGAACCCCTCGAGATAGTCCTTGCTCTTCTTCATGCTGCAATCCACTCCGGAGGTTGTCGCTTGGTCCACTTATGCATGGATGATTTACCAAACTTATAATAGTTACGATAATTTGTCAACGGGTCTGATCCGACCTTGTACTCGTCAGCCATAGCTGAAGGCATGGGACTACCCTCGTGCAGGCGCATGTTGTGCGGAGGCGACTGAAGCGTGTAGGCTAAGTCGTAGCACTTGTGACGCTTGCCGTAGCGGTAGGTATACTCGTCAAGAAGAGCGTAGAAGTGCTCGACCAGCCAGAGATAGTTCTCGACTGAGTAGCGACACCATACAGCTGAAGGATGGTTGATGTGTGTAGCTTGATACAGGATAGAGTCTCGGCTGTCACCGAGGGCCCATACTTTTTTCTTGCGACCGGTCTTAGACAGAGCAGTCGACTCGACTCCGTCCAAAACTCGGTGAGCAGTGGATAGAAGCTGAGCCGACTCAAGAATCATCTTGACGACGTGCTTATCGACGAGGGCCTGAGCTGCCTTGACCGGGTCCTCGTCTACATAGAATATGTTCATATATCACCTTAGTAGTCACCATTGTCTATAATCAATGATATACGGATTGGCAATATTTGTAAACAGAAAAAGTGACATCCCGGATCTATCTCATTCGGACGGTCATAGAAGGCCCGAAGCTTCCAGAAGACCGGGTTCAAGTTGATACTGATGTTTATGTTAGAATAGTATAAGTAGTTCAATACCTTAAACATGCTCATTACTTCGCTATATAAGTCCTGTTAAGCATAGTGTGGTTTTCATCTGTAGGACCCCAGTCTCCATCTGGATGGAAAGCTATGATCTTCATGACATCTCCAGAGGCAGAAGTTCTGAACCGATGAAGCTCTTTCTCTTCAAGAGCAAACATGACTCCTGGAACCAGGTCGATCTCTTTGTCACGAAGACTCGACTTACCAGAACCCTGAATGACACAGCCGATTCGGATGCTCGGATGAGTATGGAACGACTGGTCGATGCCCGGTGGAAAGTAGAGGTAGTTGAGTGACGGGTCTCCAAGACGAGGTGGAAACGCTAGAAGCGAGTCAGAGCATCCGTCGATGTAAGACAGACGACCTAGCTCGTCCCGGTGGCGACCGTACGCCTCCATTCCATTGAAGCCTAGCTTAAACACAGCGAAGCACTCGTCGCTCTCGATAGTCACGTCGTTTCCACGAACTGGAATACAGAAGTAACTATTCTTCTTAAGTACGATCTCTTCGAAGTCACGACTCTCATCAGTGAGGCATATCCTCGCACCTTTAGTCGTAAACCCGTAGACGGTCGAGTGCTTATGCTCGAACGACTGAAGTTCACCGCGAACCATATAGGCCACACATGGGTACATGGTATGCGTAAGGTCGATTCTCTCGTTTGTCTTTCCGGTTTTAATAATCATCTTTTCACCTACCTATGAACTCTAGGCTTTGATACTTGGTAAGCTCGCTAAAGTCATCTGCCACACCATAGCAAAACTCTTTGTTATACCAGAGCATTCTAAGACTAGATTCTTTCTTCTTTTTTACGTATGACTTATGACCACTCTCGTCTATTACAAAAGAGCGTATCGTGTGCTTGTAGTCTTTTATGTTAGTCACTACTTTCAAGTCGTGATTGTCCAGGCTCCACTTCTGCCACTCTGGTGTGTCAAAGAAGTGAACGACGTTCTTATATGTTTTCTTTGGATTCTTCCATGGCTTATAACCTAGAAACTTGTATCTGGCATGCTGCCACTTATTAGTGAAGCCGAACCACCACACCCAGTCAAATGCAGTGACTATCGGGAAAGGGCACTCACACGTAGTCTCTCCGTACACATCAATGAAATTTCTAGCGGTCTCTGCACCGAACTGAGCCGTATATATGGGGAGCATCGCGTCTCTCCACGGCATAGTTATTCCTTCGTTTCCGTGCGTGTTATACACTCTCCTGATGTTATCGGACCCAAGAAGATGGTCTGCGTGTTGACCCGTTATAACTACACCATCGGTCGCCAAGTCTTCCATATTAGCATACGAACTGATGATCCTACCAGCAAACTGATAGTGTATCTCAGTCCACAACTCTGGAAACTCTAGCATGCTATGGTGAGAAGCCACGATATAGAGCTTCTCAAGGTCTTGTTTTGACATCATCTTTCTAAATGAAAGAAGAGCAGCGGCGCTGTCCATTCCACCACTATAGTACAAGTACATTTTTTTGTCAATGGTCTTGTTTAAGCGGTCGGCTGTCTCAAAGCACATCTCTGAGAACGTCTTCTTCGACTGGGGTAGGCTCTTGATCTCTACTATGCTCTCGCACAGGTTAGTGTACTCGAACGGATCTAGACCAGTTCGGACGCGGTTCACTGACTGCGTGTACGGATACACGGTAGGACACCATGGTCTCTCGAACCTGAGAGTCTTATCTTTGAACGGATAAGTGTAGAGGATGATCCCCATCAGAGCATTCTTTTCTCGAACTCTGCGTTCAATAGCTGGTTAGCGAGAGAGAACTTCTTCTTCTTGATAAGCTTTTTTACCGTTCTCTCAAACTTATAGAGATACGCCATCTGGTAGTTCAGATCCTCATAGCGCTGCTTTATGAAGCCGACGTATACGTCCATGTTGGTGAACTTTTTGTTCTCCTTGTACATTGACTGGAGGAGAGGGCTTATCTTACCACTCTTCTCGTACTCTCCGACGTCGTATATGATGAGGGCGTCGTAAATGTCCTCATCGATGATCGGTCGTATGAACGCGCTTTTATACATGTGCTTGACGTTCTCAAGCTTCTCTAGATAGCTAATCATGATCTTCTTCAACACCAGTCTCTGTTCGGTCGTCTCATCTATTGGACCTCCTACGTACTTCAATCCTTCTCGCACGTCATAGGTGTAGTAACTTGGGTTCTCCATGCAGTCGCGACTTATCTCACCAAGATAGACGTATGTCGCCACACCGGTCATTAAGACCTTGGCTTTCCTATATTCCATAGGAACTACGCGAATGATTCTTTTCTTTGAGCCGGTATCTGCGTATATCAACACACCATAGAAAGAGTCCGATTCACTTACCATCTCGTCTTACCTCTCTCCTTGGTGATGAAGAACGAGGCCTCATCATACTTTTCTTTCTTAATTAGTTTTCGTACCTTAGCTTCTACAGAGTTAAGATAAGATAACATGTTTTTCACGTCTTGTCTCTTCATCGACTCACGATCTACGACATCGTCAATGCTATAACTGTCATCAATGTCTTTAAGCGATGTTAAGATTGGACCTACTACTCCAGTCTTCTTATACTCATCTATCTCTTCATAGAGAAAGAAGTTCATGTACCTTGACACGTAGTTAGTCTCGTACGCCCTCATGTAGAAGCGAGAGAAGTCATTCATGTCTTCAAGTATACGAATTATGTTTCTCTGACTCTCAGTCACCTTTAGAATATGATCAGTAATGTCGAGTCTCTTCATATAGGTGTTCTTTCCGTCTTTCTTTATGACGGAGTAGTCGTATATGTCCATTGTGGGAGGTAAAGAGTCCATGTAGTAGTACAGAATCTTCTCGTATACTATTGGAACATAGATAGAAGTGTTGTGCGCGGCGTGAACTATTCTATTGTCATGCCCAACGTAGACCACATACTCATTGATCATTGTTAACGAACTCCAAGCATCTCTCAAGAGGCATTATATCTAGATTAGTATCTATGCCGTCTGGAGACATAAAGTTAGACTTGACGTACTGAAGGCTTCCGACCTTAGGCTTATTAATGTAGTCTATGAAGCCAGTCTTGTCTACAATAAACTTCTTCGCTGCATATTTATAAGACAACATCGTACCCTTGATCTTAAGGTGATGGTTGTCCATACTCCACCTCTGCCAAGATGGTGTATCATAGAAGTTTATGATCTTGCTAAAGTGTAACTTAGCATCGCTGTGTTGCTTAGTAGCAAGAAGTCTATATTTGACGAACTGCCACTTGTTTACAAAGTTAAACCACCAAACCCAGTCGTAGCACGATCTTATAGGAACTGGAGAGTGCTTTATTCCTTGGCAGTGTCTGTCGATGAAGTCGGATATGTGCGGAGCAAATGGGATCCCAAACATACGACGATACACCATGTCTATGTTATTCTTCCACTTCATGTGGATACCGGCTTCTCCGTAAGTATCGACCACCTTAAACAATACGTCGCTCCCAAAGATCTGGTCTCCATGCTCTCCAGTCACGACGTATCCTCTCTTGTAGTACTCCTCAGTGTCAGCTAAGGAGTTATGTATTCTTCCCTTGAACTTAGAGTTTATGAGAGGCCACATCTCTGGAAACTCGTCGATCGACCTATACGACATCGCTATGTGAAGTCTCTCTAGGTCGTCGCCCCACGTCTCCATGAAAGACACTAGAGCAGAAGTGCTGTCTATGCCTCCACTGTACATGAGATAGACCCTAGAGTCTCCCGTCTTTCTCTTGATGTCAAGGGCTGTAGAGAACGCTTGCTCCTCGAAAGTCTTGTTGTTCTGAGGCTCGTCCCTAAGGATCTCTTCTATAGTCTCACAAGATATTGTGTAGTTGAACGCGTCGGTGATCTTACCGAGTTCATGGTTTATTCTATTGACACTTCTCTCCCACGGATACTTGCGAGGTATCCATAGAGGAAGTCCTATGTCAGTTATATTGAGCTTCTTACTAGTAAATAGAACTAGTCCAGGTTCTTCACTCACGTGGCAATCCTCGAGAAGTTCTTATGCTTCTCAAACTTTAAGACATTAGTAAACTTATCGTAGAGCTGGTCGGTCTTATGACTGATGACGTAGGTGTTAGTGTCTGTCACTAGACCGGCTAAGATCTTTAGAAACTCATCCGTGCCATTGCTGTCAAGAGAGCCGTCGAGTACTTCATCCATAATAAGAAGGTTAGTAGAAGCGCTGTTTCGAAGCTTACTGATCGCGCGCCATGTAAAGAGGATAGCCAGATTAATGCGCATCTTCTCGCCCTCAGAGAAAGATGCGTAAGAGAACTCGTCTCTAAAGCGTGACTTGATAGTCTCATTGAAGTTCTCATCCAATTCAAAGTTGACGAAGAAGTCCATAGCAGCTAAATACTTATTGATGAACTTATTTATTATCGGTACGTACTGACGAATGATCCTGGCCTTGATACCGTCGTCTCGCATCAGCGCAGCCGCCACGTTGAATACCTTACCGTCCTCTACCAGCTCGTTATAAGCTCTGACCGCCTCGTCAAGATCAGACTGTAGCTGCTCAATCTTCTTGAGCTCGTCCTCTACGTTGTCGGCTGACGCGGTCTGCTTTATCTCCCTCTCGAGCATCTCCTTGTAGTTCAAGAGAGAGTTAACCTGCGTCATATGCTTGTGAAGCTCCATCTTCTTGGAGTTGACTGCGGTCTTCACCTTAAGAACTTCTTCGAAGCGCTTCTTGGTCTCGTCGTACTCAAGAGCGAGCTTAGAGATACCGTCGTTGAGCTCAACTAGCTTCTCGCTCTTCTCCCCGACCATGGCAGCCTTGTGTGTCTCTAGGATGAGCTGCTTGCAGGTTGGACACTCATCGTTGTTAGTAAAGAACTCGAGGTCACCGCTGATGATCTTTACACGTGCTTCTATCTGGTGTCTGAGCGACTCCAGCTTGCTGGCTTTCTTTGATAGAGAGTACTCCTCGTCAAGTCCGACCTCTAGAGACTGGATCTCTTCTTCGACGTCATGGTAGATCGACGAGTACTTCTGTATCTCTTTGTCTGTCTGCTCTATTCTATCCAACTTCTCTTGCACTAGCTTCTCGTTGCTCTCTTGCATCTTCTTGATGTGCTCCTTAGAGACATCGATAAGGCGCTCGAGACCGTCCTTGCTAGAGTCTTGTCTGATGATCTTCTCGTTGTTCTCAGTTATCTTCTTCTTGAGCACCGAGTTCATCTGAGAGAATATCTGAAGGTCGAGAAGGTCCTCGATGATCTCTCGTCTAGAGCCGGTCGGAAGCTGCATGAACGGAACGAACGACGCCGATCCTAGGATCACTACCTGACAGAAAGACTTGAAGTTAAGCTTCAAGATCTGCTTCTCAAGCACGTCTTGATAGTCGCGCTTGTCTGCGTCCTGATTGACCATAGCTCCGTCTAGATAGATCTCAAAAGTGTTCGGCTTCAAGCCGCGCACAATCTTGTAGTTCTTCTTTCCTACGGAGAACTCGATCTCGACTACGGCGTCTTTACCGTTGATTGTGTTTATCAGCTGAGGCTTGTTGATCTTTCTGAACGGCTTGTTAAACAGCGAGAAGCAGAGAGCGTCGAGGATGGTCGACTTCCCTGCCCCGTTGTCTCCAACTATGAGAGTGAGGTTAGACGCGTTAAAGTCAACCTCAGTAAACGTGTTTCCGGTGGAAAGAAAGTTCTTCCACCTTATCTTCTTAAATAAGATCATATGTCACTTTAACTCAAGAGCTTCGGCGTAGACCTCTGTAATGGTCTTGTTCAGCTTCTCTTTGCTGACGTCTATAGTCATATTATTAACATACTTTCTAAAAATTGTCAACGTATCTTCTGCCTCATCGACTATATCCTCGTCCTCGACTAGACCGAGGTTGAGGTGGTCCTCGACGATCTGGAGATCTGCCGGGTTTACTTTCTCTAGTCGGTCGATGAACATGTCGAACATATAAGGATTGGTCTTGTTCTTGATGACGACCTTGAGACACATTCCCCTGTACATGTCAAAGTCACGAGAGTTAATCTCATCTATGCTCATCTCAGAGTCGTCGTAGAAGATCTTCTCGAACATCCTATAAGGGTTCTCGATGAACTCTAGTTCTCTCGTCTCGGTGTCGAGGATGTGGAACCCCCGAGCATCATTGTAATCGCTCCATGTAAACTCAGCATGAGAGCCAAGATAATGAATGCTACCAGAAGAGGAGCGATGATGGTAATGCCCAGAACAAACAAGATCAAAGCGATCAAAGAGACCAGGATCGTCACCGTGACTGACCATGCTTCCTCTATACATCTCAAAACCTTGTAGCTCAAGGTGTCCCATAGCGACTTGCGCCTTGGTTCTTTTGATAGCATCGAGAGTCTCCTTCCTGTTCTCGTCGCAGATCCACGGTAGAAGCAAGATGTCCAGACCGCCGATGTTTATCTCTACTGGGTTAGCGTCGTAGATGTTGATCTTCTCGTAGCCGTGTGTCAGCTCGCGGAGGGCGTTGATCTCGTTCGTGTTCTTATAGTAGGTGTCGTGGTTACCGGCTATGATGTGCACCTCCTTAATGTCGCCCCTTGAATTAAGGGGCTCAAGGAAGTCGTGGCGAAGTCTTCTAGCCGTATTGAAGTTGATGTACTTACGGCGGTCGACCAGGTCTCCGAGGTGGATGACGTGCTGGATTCCTTCTTCCATCAGCTTAGGAAAGAAGATGTCGTTCATGAAGCGACGGTTGGCTTCTAGAAAGACCTGACTGTCGTTGCGAACACCCCAGTGTGTGTCTGTTATAAGAGCTACCTTCATTACTTTCTCTTGACTGCAGAGATCGACTTGGCTGCTTTCTCTCTAGCTATCACGTACTCGCAGAAGTCTTTGATAGCTTCAATTCTAGCCATGTACATCTCGCGTGAGTTCGGGTTACCATTGTCTTTAATGGACTCCGCCACATCAATGATCACTTGCGGCACCAGGTGCATCTTACTCTTTATCATAGAACTTTCTCATCACTGTCTTAGGTTTAACTTCTTTCTTTACCTTCATCTTGCTCTCGATGGATCTAACTAGGTTATCCATGTACTCGTTGTTAGCTGATATGAAGTCAACGCTCTTGGCGTCGTCAGCGTCGCCTTGAGCCGCCAGCATTCCCATTACGTGAAGGTTCTGAAGGGTCTTGTACTTGACGTACAGCTGACGCTTCTCCTTGTGGATGCGTCGAAGAAAGGCGTAGTATATGATCTGAGTAAAGTATGAGAACGGGTTACTCGTCTTCTCAGGATTAAAGTTATCAAAGTACTGAAGACAGTTCTCGATACCGTCGGACACCATCTCCTCCCTGAAGGGATAGTTAACGAAGTTGGGTCTCGTCGAGAGACGGTTGGCGATGTTAAGAAGACACTCTCCGACGTAGTTAGGAATCCGAGGCTTCTCAAGGCCGTGCTCCTCGGCGTGCTTGACGTCCTGCTTGTACTTTATGATAGCGGTGTAGAACTTCTTATTGTCTACGTAGTGTCTAGGTACTTTCTTCATGGGAGCTTCCATCAGTGGTATCTCCCTTTCTGCTTGGCTAGAAGTTCTACGGCCTCGCTCAGGTCTTCTGAGTCAAGCTGCGCTTTCTCTTCTTGCTCTTCTGGTTCAGCTATTAACTTTGTGTAGTACTTCATAACTTTTTCTGTAGGAGTTCCAAAGGCTATGACGTGATCAGCGTTGAGAGTAATTTGCTGCTGATCTACGAACGGCATCCAGAGTCTTCCATAGAATACGTAAGACTCTTCGGAGGACATAGACATTATTATCTCAATTGGATTCTTTAATGTCAAGGCTTTTTTTCCGGAGCTCGATTCCTCGATCTCTCCCATGATCATAGTCCCATCGGACAGGTGCATTATGGTTGCCATTAGAGCTCTCTGTTTATTACCACGTAGTCGAACTTTTCTTCGTCATATATCTTCACCCTCTCCATAAAGTGCTTCATAGTGTGGTTGACGTGTGACTTATAGATCAAGTCGTCGGCGAAGTCGTATAGCTTTGCAGTCTTCTTGGTGTCAGTTATTCTTAGGCCGCGACCGATGGACTGAAGAGACCTCACCCTAGACTTAGTCGGAGAGGCGAACACCACGTTATGAAGGTTCTTAATGTTGACACCGGTAGAGAACGTCCCGTAGCTAGCTATGATGATCGCGCTGCTATCAGCCTCGACGATAGCTCTTATCTGCTCTCGCTCCTCGGCCTCAACTCCTCCATGGATAAAGTACACCTTCCTCTTGTCTCCCACGGCGGCACTTATCTTATCATACAATACTTTGCCATGTTTGTCAACATATTGAAACAGCACAAGAGTATTTTCTTTTAGACCATACTTTACCATGTTCGTTATGAAGTCGTTTCGACGCTCGTGTCTAACCAGCCAGTCTATCTCATCTTGATAGGAAGCTCCCTTCAGAAGCTTTCTCTCCTCGTCCGTGTACTTTAGACGTATGACGCTGATGCTGAGAGTCGACAGATGCTCGTCGTCCATAAGCTGCTTGGTAGACGTGACCTTATGAACCGGACCAAACAGACCCTCTAGGATCATCTTGTTTGTCAGAGCGCCGTCGAGCGTTCCCGTGAATCCAAACCTGTGCGGGCAGTCTACCAGCTTGGTCATGATGTCGGTGAGAGACTTGGCCTTGAAGAGATGAGCCTCGTCACCGATGACTACGTTGAACCTCTCGAACCACTCCATCGGCATCTTAAAGATCGACTGCCACGTGGTGATGGTGATGTCGGACTGAGTATCTTTCTCGTGACCTGACATGATGATGTGAATGTCGAGGTCCTTACCGTTGTTGTAGTCGATGAAGTCAGACCTCATCTGGTGAACCAGCGACGTCGTAGGAACCACGACGAGTACTCGCTTGTTCTCAAGCATGTAGTGACGCGTCAGCAGGTAGATTATGAGAGACTTACCTGATCCCGTAGGAGAGAGAAGAACTGAGCGGTTGTTATTGACGGCGTGTATGAAGGCCTCTCGCTGGTAGTCGCGAGGCTCGTGCTTTACCTTCAGCTCCTTGATGAGGTCGTTGAGGTAGTCGTCGTCCACTGAGAACTGGATCTGCAGGTCTGGGTCGACCTCGCACGTGTAGCTTCTCAGCTCGCAGAACTTCACTATCTCGGAGGTCAGTCCGGCGTATATCGTCTTGTTCATCATATTAAAGAGGCGAATCTTACCGTCCCAGAACTTGTTACGAACCTGGGGCATGAACTTTGCACCAGGAACCATGAACGTAAACAAGTCGCTGAGCTCTTGAGCTATCCCAGTGTCAGAGATAACCTTGCAGTAGACGTCGTTGAGCTTCTTTATTATAACGTCAGTCATCACGCCCCATTAGTAAACTTGTACCAGTCTATGTAGTTCTTTATGAGGAAGCCTCGGTTGTTCAGAGTCTTGACGATCGCTTCTAACAGATCGACTTTCTCTCTTATGTATGCGGTCTTGAGGTTGGACTTTATGATGTCCTGATCCGAGTCTAGGTGCATCGGAATGTCGGAGCGAAGGATCTTGAGAGGGTTCGGTCTCCATCCGTTCTCGGAGAGAGTCTCCTCGTCAAGCGTGCCGCCATAGTACTCCCACTTCAGTCGGACGAGCTCCTTGTGTCCCTGCTCCATCTTCTTGAGAGTCAGCTTCTCAGTCGTGTAGAGACGCATGTACTTGGCGTGAAGCTGTGGGATTATGAGGCTCGCGGTCCCTAGGTCGGTTGGATCTATCTTAGAGTCTTGATCCCACAAGTCGTGAATTTCCGCGATGTCCATGTCAAAGTCTCCATAGGTCTACTCTTTAATATAACAAACTCTGTAAAAAAAGTAAACTGATATTAGAGCTTTTCTATGGAGAACTTCTTGTAGCGGAAAGTTACGGTAGCCTCTAGTGTCTCGACGTCCGTATCCTCGTAGCTGAAGCTCAGCTCTGACAGCAGGATCGGAAACATGTCCTGGAACGTGACTACTAGGTTGGGATTGTGCTTGCTCGACATGACCATCAGAGTTCCGTCCGAGTAGTTCTTGTCTGTCGGAGAGACGCGGCCTGCGGTGTACTGAGTGAACGAGTCTGGGAAGCCGAGCTGGATCAGCCAGTCGTATATCTCAAAGTAGTTCTTCATGTCCTCGTCGACCTTGAACGTTAAGTTGAAGTCTCCGAAGGTCAGGTTGATTCCTGGGTTCGGAAGCCTGACGAACGGAGTGTTCACGTCGATGTATCCAAGATCGATCGTCGGGAGGGTGGCTCTCGTGGCAAAGAAGTTAACGTTTGGTGTCCTGGACAGGTTGAACTGAAACCCTGCTCCAGTCAGAAAGTTCGGATTCGTAGGCTGCTTCTCTATGATTGCCATGGTCGGTCCTCCTGTGCTATTTATGCCGTTCTATTCGGTTGACATTATTTCCAGAGCTCTTATAATAGGTTATAACGACAACACATAAAAAGCCCATTAACCTTCTGTTAACCATTCCAGAGGATCTGGTTGACATTATTTGTGAAATGGACTACTATAAGAATATAAGGAAAGGTAAGAGGTTAACATGTACCATATCGATTCTCCCGAGTTTCAGCGAGTCTGGTTCTGGCTGGTGATCGGTTTCTTTCTGGCTGGGATGGTTCTGGTCGGCTCCCTAGAGACCCCTCACTAATCTAGTTGACATTATTTTCATAATGGCTTACTTTAATAATACGGTCAGCTAAGACCGCACACATGTGAAACGAACTAAGAGGTTTTAGAATGTCTAATGCACAGCGCGTACTGAATGCCTTCATGAACGGCGAGGAGCTCACCAAGGCTCAGATCGAGTCTCGTTACGGGGTGGCCAACGTCACCGCCACGATCTCGTCTCTCCGCATGCAGGGCTACCCGATCTACCTCAACGAGCGTAAGACCAAGGAAGGTATCACTATGAAGTACCGCCTCGGCACGCCGTCGCGAGAAGTGATCGCCGCCGGCTACCGAGCTCTGGCTCAACAGTCGGTCTAAGCATAAATGATCAGGGGGTGCGATCCCCTGGTCTATAGGGCGTGTAGCTTAAAGGTGAAGCCGGCCGCTCATAACGGTCTGAGTGTAGGTTCGAGTCCTACCGCGCCCACCAATTGCCCGCGTAGCCCAACCGGCAGAGGCAAGAGCTTTAAACCCTCCTAAGTGTAGGTTCGAGTCCTACCGCGGGCACCATCACTATTTGGAGACTATTTGTTATGAACGGTAAGATCAAGGTGAAGGCCACCATGAACGTGGAGCTCGAGCCTGAGAGCTTGGACAAGGTGCTGCGAGACGTACTGTCCCAGGACTACCTGTTACTGTGTGAGCAGATCGGTAACGCGCGTGAGACAGAGGCGGTCGATCCAGTCAAGAGCTCATACCTAGCTGAGAACATGAACGACCAGATCAAGTTTCGAGACTCTATCATAGCTGCTCTAGAGTACTACATGGTACCAAACGAGCATCGAAAGCTACGAGAGACTGGCAAGAAGATCTCTAGGGAATAAAAAAGGGGGGCCGAAGCCCCCCTTAGTCTTATCGGGTGAACCCCGATCTTGATTATTACATGATGTTGTTAACAACGATCCTGCGATAGTAGACGTTCTGAGCGGTGAGAATGGTGCCGTCAGAAGCGGTAGCTCCGCGTGAGAACGGGTTAGCGACCATGCCGTAGCGGGTCTTGAATCCGATCTTCGGCTGGAAGCTGTTCTCACCAACCGCGCGAACCATCTGCAGCGGAACGTACGGGCAGTAGAAGAGGCCGGCGTCGAATGCCGAGGCGCCCTTGTAACCGACAGTAGCGTAGTTGCCAGTGGTGTACGGATCGATGTAGACCTTGAAGCGACCGTTGAGAACGCCGGCGAAGGTGTTGCCAGTGTCGTCTACGTTCAGCGAGTTGCTGTTGAGAGCCGGGGTGTAGTCAAGAACACCAGCCATCTGGAGGGCAGACGCGACGTCTGACGAGCAGAGGATGATGTTACCCTTGCCGCGACGGGTGTCCTTGGCAAGTTGGTTAGCTTCACGCTCGAGCTGGAACATGAGGCCCTTGAACTTTTCAACCGACCAGCGGCCGTTTGAGTCGGTGTCGAGGTCGAAGATACCGGCAGTGGTTGTACCAGTGTTCGCGCCGCGGACGGCCGATACGTTGATGGTACGAACTACTTCGCGGTTGATTTCGGCCAGGATCTCGGTGCTGAGGATGTTGGCTAGTTCGGTCTCAGCGTCCAGTCCGTGGATCGCCTTGAGGTCCTGAGCCAGTTCCATGGTGTACTCAGCCTTGAGGGCGCGGCTCTTAGCAGTGACGGTAACCTTCTCGATCGAGAAAGCCATCTCAGCGAAGGCAGCGTTGGCAACGTCGCCGAGCTGCTCAGCCTGAGCGGTCGACATACCCTGTGCGTAGTTGTAGGCGCTCGCGAGGCCGTCACCAGCCGAACCGAGGTAACCGGTCTGGGTGCCAGGAGCGGTGCCGACCTGCTGGCTGCCAGGAGCAGCTACAGAGCCGTTGTAACCGACCGAGGCGAACTCAGTGTTGGCTTCGTTGTAGAAGGCCTCAGTGCCGACCTGGTTGGCGTAGCGTGAGCGCATAGCGAAGATGAGGCCGGTAGGACCGGTCATCGGCTGAACGCCGCAGAGGTCGTAGGCGATCAGGTTCGGAGCCGCGCGACGAACGAGCGAGATGAGAACCGGATCGTAGGTGTCGATAGCGCCGTCAGATGCAGTCGATGAAGACGCACCCATCTGGTTAGCCGGACCGGCTTCCAGGAGGCTCTGAGGAGCCCAACCACGCTGAGCAGCCGATTCCTTCTCGGTGTTCTCGAGGAGGACCGCGGTAACCGAGCGGCGGTGAGTGTCCTTAATCGGAGAAAGCGACTCGTGGTCGAGGACCGCCTTCCACTTGTTTTGAACTTCTTCGTTTAGAAACATTATAGTGCTCCTTGTTGTTTCTTAGATTTATTTATAACCAATTATTTCTTGATGGTTCGCGACAGAGCGGTAACGTACCTCGATACTCTCGGATCGACGGTCTGCTCGTTGAGAGGCTCAACAGCGTCAGAGATGAGCTCATCTTCCTTACCGGTCACCTTCTCTGAGGCCTTGAAGTACGACTCCTTGAGGATCTCAAGTTTCTTCCTGAGCTCGTCGTTGTCGGCGTATTCAATGTTCTCGGCAAGAGTGCGGAACTTCTCTTTCTGAGTCTCAGCGAGTCCTTCAGTCAGTTCGTCAAGGATCTTCTGAGCCTGCATCTCCTCGATGGTCTTTCTCATGGCTACCTTGGAGTCGATCTCCTCGTTGAGCTTTGCTTCGAGCTCCTCGATCTTCTCGGCTAGGGTTTCCACAACCTCCACTTTTTCGTCTGGGATCTCTACGTAGTGCTCTTCAAGGAGCGACTTGAGACCAGCGAGGAAGCTCTCTGTCATTTCAGTGCGGAGTCCGGCCTCAACCTCGAGGGCGTTTTCCTTCATCCACTCTTCTGCGATGTAAGTGACGTACTGGTCAACCTTCTCGGTCATCTCGGCGAGATGCTTCTCGGTCTCTTCGGTCAGCTTGGCATTAAACTCTTCTTCGAGACGAGCTAGCTCAGTCTCTACCTTAGTCGACACTGCAGCCTCAAAGATCGTCGAAGCCTTGTCGATGAACTCTTCAGTCAACTCGCTGCCGAACAGTTCGGTGATGTCTTCCTTGACCATCTCGTTGACGGTCTTCTTCTTAGTGCCAGGTCCGCACATCTCGTTGACCTTGCTGTGAATCGAGGAGAGGTTCTCCTTGTTCATCTTAGAAGCCGCGGCCATGATGTCGGCGAGGATCTGGTACTTGGTCAGCTTTGGCATAGCCTTCTCGCCCTCGGTCTTGTCGGCCGGACGATTAGCGTGGGGGTTGCCTCCGGCGACCGGATCGGCTACCATCGAGTTCTCCCCGGTAGCCTTGAACTCAACGAGTTCCTCTTGCTTTTTATCTTTAGACATTTACTACTCCTTTGAAGCGCTTCTTTTTATTTATAAAAAAGCTTAATTCTTACCCTCGGACAGAAGCTTCATGAACTGAGAGAAGACTTGAACCTTCTTCTCGGCCAACTCATTGGACGAGGCGTTCTTTATAGTCCTCTTAGCGTCGTCGATGAACTGCTCTATCCAACCCTTTCCCTCGACGTAGACCCAGTCGGCGCTCTCCATTACCGCGCTAACGTACGCGTCAGGGGCAGAAGGATCCGCGACGATGTCGGCTGCCGTGGCGAGGTGGAAGTCTTCTTGTACCTCCATCACTCCGTTCTTCGGCTTCAGGCTTCCCATCGCTCTTGAAGAGACTCCTAGGGAGGCTCCCTCGTCCATGAGGTTCTTGACGATGTTTCCCATCGGGGTGTCCATGATCTTGGCGCGTCCGATGATGTTTGACCCGTCCACTCTCAGCTCCTTGATCATGTGAGACACGCGGTCAAGGTTGATGGTAGGGCCCGATGGGTGACCTAGCTCACCGTAGGCGCGATTCTTGTCGACGCTCTCGGTGCAGTACCTGTTTACTTCCTTGAGCATGACTCCCATCGGGTAGACGCGACCGTTGCGATTTACTCGCTCGGCCTGCATGAACACTCCCTCGATGTAGTAGTCCTTGCCCTTGCTCTCGTTCGCCTCTTTGACGAACTTAACTTCTTCTACGATCTCTCTAATGAGCTTCATTAGATCAGTTCCTGTAAGCTACTGGTGTGCCTAGCATGCTAGATCCGGCCAGTGTGTCTGTCTTACCCTTCTCAACGATGATAGACTCGTTGGGACCTAGGGTGGTGTTAGCGTAGGTTGTTCCGTTGGCGTACGCTACGGTAAGAACTCCCGCCGTAGCGCTGTTGTTGATGACTCTGATTAGTCCGCTCGAGTTAACGTTGTTAGCTGAGCTGAGAGCTACCTGAGTACCTAGAAACTTGTAGACAGTACTCATTTCTTACCTGCGAACTTGGCAAGAGTGATCTTAGGCTTCTTAGGCTCAGCAGGCTTGCCGGAGATAGCATCCTTAAAGCTGCCGTGAGACTTAGCGAGTCTAGCAGCAAAGTCCTGCTTGTCCTCAGCCTTCTTCATCGAGTCGTGCATGTCGAGAGCTTTCTTAGCATGATCGACTGGAACCTGATGCTTCTCACCGCTGTTGAACTCGACGTGCTTCTGACCGCGAAGGTTGATGGCCTTGCGAAGCTGAATCACAATGTGCTCGCGACCACCCTCGTCCTCACCGGATGAAGATCCGTCTTTGCGAGGACGACCGCGCTTTGCCTCGTCTAGCTCAACTTCTTCTTTGGTTAACTTATCTGTAGCTTTGCGAATACCTTCAATACGCTTATAAGAATCCATACCATGCTTAGCAGCATTTTCTGGCTTATCTTTAGCAGCCATGAAAGACGACTTATGAACTTTTTCTGCAGACTTCTTAATGTAAGAACCTAGAGTCTTCTTTGAGAGCTCGTCGATCTGCTCGACGTCTTCTTTAGCTAGCTTCTTAGTTGCCGTCACGATACCTTTGTGACGCTTGTCAGACTCTTTGCCGAGCAACTTGACACTATAGTCACTTTTTCCAGCAGCTGACGTAGAGTATGGCTTGTTGCTCTCAATACCATGTGCACGATCAGTTCTTCTCTTGTCTCTTAGAGCTTTGTCGACGTAGCTAAGCATGGTCTTCTTCGAGAGCTCGTCGATCTGCTCGACCTCTTCCTTGACTGGCTCCTTGGAGCGCATCTCGTACTCAGAGGTCCTGATTCGACGTTTGTGCTCGTCCTCGATGTCCTTGTTAGAATGAGAGCCGTGTGGCATCTTTCTATACTTGTCTAGCTTGGCCTTCGACCAGTCCTGTAGTTTGTGGCTGTCGTCCTTGCGCTCGTGAGCGTATACGTCGACCACACCCTCTTCGAGATCGACCTCTTCCTTGACGGTCTTCTTCTTACCGCGAGAATAGATGTCTACTCTAGAAGCGTGCTCAGGCTTGACGTCTTGAGACGAAGAGCGATAGAGCTCACCGCCGCGCTTGTACTTGTCTTTATGCTCTGGCTTCGGTGCTCGACCGCGAATTCTTACTACGTGATCTTTCCTATAAGCAGCGATCTTCTTGTCGTAGTCTGGGTCATCCTTGTGAACGGTACCGAGATAGTCCTCGCTGCGACGAGCCTCGTCCATCTCGACCGACTCGTTGCGCTGCTTAGCGTAGTAAGCCGCGAGAGCCTGCTTCATCCTCTGCTTCTTTGACTTACCCTTGAACTTTGGGTTGTCAGAGTGAACGAAGTCGCTGATCCACTTGCCAGCTGAGTCAGACTTTCTGAGCACCTCTTCAAGGGCTTCCTCAGAGAGCATCTCGAGAGCAGACTCGAACTCCTCGGTGTTCATCCTCGGCATCATGCTGAAGACAACGTAGTCGTACACGGTGTCGATGTCTTTCTTAGCGACCGAGATCTTTGACTGAAGCCAAGCTTCTAGCTCCATCTCGTCGTCCATCATCTGGGCAAGAGCCCCAGCCTTAGACGCTACCGCCCTGAGCTCGGCCTTGGCCATCTCACCCTCGTAGTCAGTCTCTGCTGGCTCAGACGGCTCGACCTCAGTCTCGCCGGAGTCGTCATCTTCGTAGGCTATCTGATTAGGAACGTAGGGATACGCGTACTCGTAAACCTTCTTCTGCTCCTCAGAGTCGGTGTCCGCGAGTCGCTTCTTCTTCCCGGCCATGCCCTTGGTGGCAAAGTCAGGAGGGTTGCCGGCCGCGTCCTTGGTGACGGCGACGACGTGCTTAGCGGCGAAGCGCTTCTCGTCTTCTGCTCGAGGAGTATAGATCTCCTCGATCTTACTCTGGAACTGATTGAACTTGATCGCCATCTACTGATCCTTCTTCGCTATCTAGATTCGTGTTGATGTCTTCCTCGACCCGAACCTCGTCGTCTGAGAACAGCGACGCCGCTACGTCCGGTCTTGCCATGTTTATCAACTCTCCGACTCTAGCCGTTACCAGCGAGTCGAAGGCGCTCTTGGCATCCATCGAGTTTCCACTCATGATTCCATTGACTACGTCTGCCGCAGTTACTTCATTGTCCATGATAACTATCTCCTGTCTTCTTTATTTATCAAAAGCTCGTTACTCTGTCTGAGGCGGCGTGCCTGGAGGCAGAGGGGTCATCTCGGGAGTTTCTTGCTTTATCAGAGCGTCCTCGTTCTTGATGTCCTCGTCAGTCTGCTTGAACACGTTCTTCCTGACCCACTCGTTCGAGAAGTACTTTCCGATGTAGGTCTGTATCCCATCGGCGATCGCGATTCTCTCCTTGAGGATGTCGTTGTCTTTGAGCTCGCCGAAGAAGTTGTCGTTAGCGAAGTCAAAGCCGATCTTGTACTGCAGATCCGGCCAGTCCTCTGGAGTGATCACGTTCTTAAGGATTAGCTGCTTTTCGAGAGCCTTAAGGAACAGGATCGAGAACCTCTTTCTCAGCCTAGAGATGAACTTGGTGAACTTCACCTCGTCTCGAGAGATCTCGCTGGTCCTACCCATGTTGAACCCAGTCTCAGTCTCAAGACGACTAACTGGAACGTTGAGGGCGTTGTAAAGCTTCTTTCTGAAGTACTTAACGTCCTCGAGCTCACCTAGGTTCTGCCCGCCTGGAAGAGTCTGGATCTCGGTTCCCCTGTTGCCGTCGCGACGAGGGAGCCAGTAGTCCTCCATCATGGTCATGAACTTACGATCGTCCCTGATCTCACCGGTGCTGGCGTCGTAGATCAGTCGGTTCTTGTGCTTGACCATCATGTCACGAAGATACTGCTCGGCCTTCATCTTAGGAAGGTTACCGACGTCGATGTAGAATATCCTGCGCTCCGGAGCTCGAGACATCCTGTAGATGACCGTCGCGTCCTCTAGGGTCCTGAGCTGGTTGAGCGGCTTGATCGCCTTATGTAGGTACGACAGTACGACCATGTTGTTCTGGTCTGTGAGGCCCGAAGTAACGCTTAGTATCGAGTCTCTGGCGATCCTGAGACCCTGAGTGCTGCTGTGGTCACCTTGAGTAAGAGCCACGGAACCCTTGCCAAAGCCCCTGTCGTTGTAGATGTAGAACTCTTCCTTGACCTTCTTCATAGTGGCCGCGCCCTTGCGCTTCGCCTCTACCTGTCTGATCTTCTTAATCTTTCTTGGGTCAAGGTACCTGAGCTCCTTGATTCCGTCCATCGGGTTGTCAGGATCTATCAGTATGTGATAGTTCAACCGACCGTCGATGTACCAACGCTTGAACAACTCGTACGCAGTGCTGTCAAAGTTGAGAAGTTTCTTGATCTCGTCAAACTCGTCTTTGATGATCTCCTTGATGTTCTCAGGGACCTCGACGGTGTCTAGGTTGATCGTGACTATCTCGTCCTCGTCAGTTATGATGGCGTCGTTGACGATGTCGTCGATCGCGCTCTCACACTCCGGCTGAAGCGACATCTCGCGGTAGCGGGTGATCAGGTCGTTCTCATTCTTCGTCGTACCTTCGAGGTCTACGTACGTACCGTAGTAGCCACCGGCAGCGACGACTACCGCGCCGTCGTCCTCGACGGGCGGTGCGAACGACAGAGGTTGCTTCTCCTCGTCGCTCTTCTTAACAATCTTAAAGCCGAACAGATCCATGATGATTTCCTAATAGTATAGAGGGGCTATATACATTTATAGCCCCTCCATTGAGTCACTTATTATACTGGACCAGGGATCCCGGTGATTCCACCGATGACCTCGAAGCTGTCGTACTGCCAGGTCACCTGGAACTCCTCGATCGTGTCGACCGACTCCCAAGAGAGATCGATCGGCGCGAGAGTCTGAGGGTAGATCCCGTTGAACTGGTAGATGCGAAGCACGTCGCCGGTCTTTCCGAACTGAGTAACAGTCGCCTGAGACTTGTACAGAAGAGGCGACGGGTTAGCCAGCTCGCGGAGGTTGGACTCCGGCGACTGTATGGTGTTGATCCACTGCTCGAGGGCGTTCCTGATCAGGAAGTCCTCGTCGTTGATGATAGTGGTAGTCCACTCGGCGAACGTTCTGTCGCCTGCCAGCTTGATCTTGCGGCCGAAGTAAGGTACCTCGATGAGACCGATGTTTGACTCAGGCAGGGTAGTCGCCTTTGCCATGAACGGTACCTTGAGGTCAGCTGCCGGGTTGATCGGGTTAGTGATCGCCACCTGAAACAGGTTGGGGCGAGCACCACCGAAGGTAAGCTGGCTTCTGATGTCGTTAATGCTGAAAGCCATTATTCCCTCCTATTAGAACCTGCCGACGACTTCTTCAAACTGCACGCCCGTCCTCACAGCCACAAAGTTGAGCTGAATGAAGTTGATGGAGCGAGCAGGCTTGATATAGATGTCGCCAATGAACTCGTTGCGGTCGATGACCTCAGGGGTGTTGTTGGTCGTGTCGCAGACCACCTTGAAGTCATAGATACCGCGCCTTCCCTGCACGTCGCGAAGGAACGGCTCAACCAGGTTCTTGAAGGTCGCCCTGGTGAACTCGTCGTTGAACTCGAACAGGGTGAACTTAGCAGAGGTCGCGATCGACTTCTCAAGAACGATGAAGAGACGGCGGACGTTGATCCTGTCGAAAGCCGACGGCTTGGCCAGGAGAGTCTTGTCTCCGTAGAGAATGGTGCCCTGACCAGGGAAGGTGACGACCGGGTTGATGCCCTTCTTGTAGAGGACGTCGCGGTCGGCCTTGTCTGGATTGTAGGCCAGACGAACCACGTTCTTGATCTGACCGCGGTTGAAGCCGGCCGGTGAGAACCAAGGGTCGCGGAGGTCGTCGGTACGAACGCAGAGACCGGCGGTGTCGCCGTTCAGAGGTACGTAGCGATACTTGTCGTTGTAGCGGTCGTACATGTACTTGTAGCCGCTGTCCATGACCGCGTATGAGGTCGAGCGAAGTCCGTCGCGGAAAGCAACGAGAGCCTCGACTTCCTCACCGACGTTGTTGACCACGTCGTTAACGTCAGGAGATACGAACACCACGCAGTCCCTGCGGAACTCAGCGATGTTGTCGATGAGGTAGTTGGCTACCTGTTCTCCGTTGGTGCCTCCGATCGCCTTACCAGCCAGAACTAGACTGATGTCGACGTCCTCAGCTGACTTGAACTGGTCGTAGGCATTGGCGAGAGCAGACACCGAGATCGCAGTCTCAGACACACCGTCGGTGCCGTCAGACATGACTGCCGAGAGAGGCTTGGTGTTTGTTGAAGCCGTAAGAGCGGCAGCAGTGCCTGTAGCCGACCCAGACCTGTTAGATCCAGCGTAGAGGTATCTTGAACCGTTCTTGAGAACTTCTTTATAGTAAAGGGTTCCACCCTGCTCCGACTTAGCGTCGGTAGCGCGAGAGAGACCTTCCCAAGCCTCAAGGATAGTGCCCTTGATACCTGTCCACTTGCCGTCAGCATCGACGACAACGATGTGCATCTCGTCCTTGACGGTGCTGGTAGTGTTGTTCTGTATGTAAGCCGACTGTCCTGGAGGGGCGTCGACGGTGTTGTAGAACTCCCAGTAGCGAATGAACTTGTCGTTCATCGTGACGTTGCCGGACAGACCGAATATGTTCTCACAGTTGATGATCGCTGTGATAGCGGTAGCAGTGTTTGAAGCCGGAACCGTGTTCAGAGCCTTGATCTTCATGTCCTGATAGCCGACAGTCGAGTCACCGACGCGGATGTAGTCACCTACGGTAAGCTTGGTCAGAAGGGTCTGGTAGTCCGTGTTAGCAGTAGTGCTGCTTGTGCTACTGATGACGACGGTTAGGTTCGCGCTTCCGACCGTACCAGTAACCTGCAAGATGCTGTTGGCGTCTGCAAAGATGCCGTTTGCTACTGGAACCGTACCGTCGCCGGCGGCAGTAGAGTCGCCAACTACTGATACCGTAGAAGTCGTGTCTCCAAAGATGAGGCTGTGGTATGCTGCCTCACTGTCGATGACCGAGACCTTGAGAGAGTTACCGAGGGCGCCTGCGTACTTAGCGTAGAAAGTGACGTTGGCGTCCGGGGTGAACGTCTCGAAGGCTACCTTGTTCTTGATCTGGACAGAGGTAGCGGTACCAGCGGTGTTTGCCCTAGCGTTGTAGGCGTTGGACGCCGCGGCGCGAGAGACGTACAGCTTGTTACCGTAGGCTAGGAACGATGCTGCAGTGAAGAAGGTCTCGTAGTTGTTGTCGTCCGGCTTGCCGTACGAGCGGACGAGCTCATCCTCGTTGCTTATTAGTTGGCGGTCTTCGATTGGACCCCAGCGAAAGACACCCGCGATACCACCCTCTGTGGTGGATACTGCAGGGACGATCGTAGTAAGGTCAATCTCAGAGACATTTACGCCCGGTGAAACCTGAAATGGCATTGTGATCTCCTTTTATGATAAGAACGTTTTCAATTCTTTTCTTACTCGTTTATTTATCAATTGGTAGAATTATAGGAGGAGATCCCTATCAAAGCTATTGGAGTCAATGATTCTGTACCCGTTGTCATCCTGGTACTCGTCCCGGCCGTCCTCGATCATTCCAAACGGTGTCAATTGTTCCTCTATAAATCTCTCATTGTCTAGCGCTATGTGCTTCCTGTAGTCTAGGCTAGTCAGGTCCCTGAAGTACTGCTGGTTAGCCAGCCACGAGAACAGGACCAGACACATGACCAAGTCGTCATGTTTCCCCTCTTCGGCCTGGAAGGAGGAGTTTACGGCTATGAAGGAGGCCAGCTCCTGTATGGTGTCGTAGTCCGGTATGAACAGCTTGTTGTTCTCGACCAGGGACTTGAAGTTAGAGCAGCCGACTTTCTTGACCGTGGCCGTGGTCTTTACTCCTAAGCGGGTCTTTCTTCCACCCTCCGAGTTGGCCCTTACGCCCACCTTTGGGTTAGGCTGGGTCATGACAACGTTCTCGTACTCGAACTCCATGTAGAGCATGTCGACGATCTGCTGGCCGTTGTCGTTGACCTCCACCAAGACGTAGGCGTCGTTGTAGTGCCGACACGTATTTATGATGAGGGTCGGAAACAGTACCGGCTCCATCATGTTGTCCCTGAACTTGGCCACCATCTTGTACGGGAACTCGGTGACGTCGACTATGACGAAGGCCGAGTAGTCCAGTCCCACCCCTCGACTGGTGTCGGCGGCGCAGACGTAGGTGTGGTCCTTCTTAGCCCTCTCGTATATGTCTAGCCCGTTCTTCGACTCGATCGGAGGGTAGAAAACCATCTTAGAGAGATAAGATCCTGAGATGAGGGTGTTGGTCGATCCGAGGAACTCGCACTCGAACTCCTGCTTGAACTGCTGCTCGCTGGTGTTCCTGATCATCTCGTCTCGCCAGGCCTCGTCGCGACCTGGGACGTCTGACCAGTGGACGTCTACCCTGACGTAGGTGTTCCTGTCGTGCTCCGAGTCTACCCAGAGCTTGTGGAACAAGTCCATGCCATTGGGGGTAGAGGTGATCACCACCTTACTGGTCTGACCGGACGAGATGGTCGGGAAGGTCGAGGCGAAGAACTGGTCCTGGATGTTCCTGGGTACGAACGCGAACTCGTCGAGGTACACCATGTTGTAGGACTGTCCACGGATGGCGCTCGAGGAGGTGGACGAGGCCATTATCTTCGAGCCGTTCTCGAGGACTATGTTGCTCTTGTTCCACTCGACGATGCCCTGCTGCAGCCACTTAGGAAGCCACTCGTAGGCCAGCTGGACGCGACCTAAGATCTCCCTGGACTGCTTCTCCTTGTTGGCCAGGACTGCGATGCTGTAGTTCTCGTTGAAGAGAACGTACCACAGGAGGAGACCGACGACTCCGGTGGTCTTACCGACCTGGCGAGGCATCTTGCAGATGGTGAACCTGTTGCCCACTATCTGCTTGAACATGGTCTTCTGATACTCGTAAGGGACGAACGGGATCAGACCCTTGTCGACGCTGACGATCTTGACGTAGTTCTCGCAGAAGTAGACGGGATCCTGGGAGCACTTTATGAACTCCTCGATCTGCTCCCTCTTAAAGTCTATTACGACGCCGGCGCGCTTTAGGTTGTTGTTGCCGAGGTAGATGTCACTCATTCGCCTTGGCCTTGAGCATCTTTAGAAGCTCGGTGGAGTTTCCGACGAACAGGTTGTTGTTGACGGTCGATGGTCCGTCCGACTGCTTCTCGTCCTGAAGCTTCTTCTTCTGGGCTGCCAGCTCTAGAAGCTTCTTGTTGGCGTCGGTTATCTGACCGATGAGTGTCGACACGACCTCGTAGGCTCGAGGTGACTCGCTCTGCTGGGCTATGTCGATGATGTCCTCTAGGGCAGACGCTCCGCGATGGATGACGTCTCTTAGGTTCTTTCTAGCGAAGTCGTAGTCGTCCTCGACGTGGTCGACCGGGATCGGATCCTCCACGGACATGGGAGTCATGTTGAGAGAGTTAGCAATTACGTCACGCGACATTAGGTTCCTCCGTGGTCACGATGTATGCATAGTTATCTACCTCGTCGATCAGCAGCGGGTCTATGCTGTCGGCGAGCACGGTGGTTGGCTGACCCTCGGCGGTCAGACCTGGCTGAGTGGTGACCTTCTGACTGTACTGGGTCGGTGGGTCTGCCTGTATGTCCGCTTGAATCGCCGCGTCGGTGTAGACTGGAACCTGCGCGACCTTGATGATCTTCTCCTGTATGACCGGACCGAAGTACATGGCCTTCATCGTGAAGTCTAGAACGAACGTCAGACTTCTCCTTGACAGGAAGTCGGAGTCATAGGTGTCGTCGAGAGACACCGAGTTTAGAACTACCGGTATGTCAAGCTTAAGGTCTGGGAAGTCGTCCAGGAGCTTTGCTGTGATGCTGAACTCCGGCCTGAAGTAAGGAAGGATCTGCTCGATTATCCTCGAGCCGTCCTCGTTAGTCTTCACCATGATCGACAGTTGGAAGTTGATGTCGTAAGGCGACGGGTTGAATACGTTCGAGTACTGCGTCTCGTCGTCGGCGAGTATCTTCGACTTGAACTTTCCGGCCCTAGAGATAGCCCTGTTCGGAGCGTAGTTGATGCCGGTGATCTCGAACCCCATCCTAGGCAGCCTGATCGCCACCGGCCTGTTGATGGTCGGGTCCTCGTTGACGCGAGCCAGGAACTTCTCTCGAGGTCCGTACGCTATCGGAACTTTTATCTTCTGAGTGTTTCCGCCGCCCTGCGTGTCCTGCCTGTATATGTAGATGTCGTTGAAGAGAGTACCAAAGAGGATGACGTACTTCCTGGTCAGACCGTGGTAGAAGTTATGTCCTAGCATTAGTAGATTCCTCCCTCACTGAACGGGTCTTTTTCAGTGAAGTCAAGTATGTTGTTCGACTCGGTCTGGAACTCGTCGTTCTGAGCGTTAGGATCTAGAAGGTCGAGCGAAGCCTCCACCTCGTTGAGGTCGATGAAGTCTCCAGACTCCGTGGTTATCCTGTCAAGAGCGCTCTCGGTGACAAGGTTGAGAAGCGTGTCAGTCGCGTAGGCGTTACCGGCGTTGTCGACCTCCGGCACCCCGGTGTTGAACACCTCGTTGGAGTACTCAAACTTCTCGAGGTAGAGGTCCCACATCTGCAGCGCGCCCATCTGGTAGAAGACAGACTTGTCCTCGACGAACCTGACGCTGAACAGGTCCTGCGTCATTGGCATGTAGATGACGTCTCCCTCTCGAGGCCTTATGAAACCGAACTGCTGTCCTAGGTCCTGAAGCCACGACCTTCTGGCGACGCTGACCGTGAGCTCCTCGCGGACCTCGAGACCGAACTTCGACATGAAGTCACCCTCGCCCTCAAAGCCCTGAGTGTTCTTTATGTAGATCTCGAGCATGCAGTAGTCCTGCAGCACGTAGTACTCAGGCTCGTTCAGGACGCCGTCGACGTTAACGTTCCTTCTAGGCATGTAGTAGATGTCGGTTCCGTAGATCTTGATGCTCTCGACGATCAAGTCCTCGATGAGACCCTGCTCAGCAAAGTTGTTGTAGTTGTTGAAGAACGTCGAGGTGACCATCTAGAATCAGCCTATCATGTCTGAGACTGGAAGCGAGTAGTCTAGAAGCTCGGCCTCTATCTTCTCTACCGCCGCGTTTGCGTCGTCGTAGATCTTCTCGCCGTTGAAGGTCACGCCACCTGGCAAGACCATTCCGCTGAACTTGGTCAGGTTGGTTCCCCACTGCCTCTTGATGAGGGCCGCCGCGTACTTCTGGAGCCAGGTGTCTTTCCAGACGTTGGTGAACTCGGTCGGGTCTACGATCTGGTAGCACTCGGCGACGATGAAGTAACCGACGTCCACCTTCTTCCAGTCCATGTCGATGTGGAGCCTGTTCCTGTGGCGGTTGTACCTGATCGGCTGCTTTCCTACTAAGAGCTGCTCCAGGTGCTGGATGTGCTGCATGGCCATGTAGTACGGGACCATGCTGGTCGAGGTCAGCGTGTAGAGGTCGTTCAGGGCTATCTGGTACCTGATGTTGAACAGGTTGTTGGTACTGAGCGAGCTTCCGATGTCAAAGAGGTTGACCACCCCGATGATGTTCTCAGGAATAGTTATGTACTGGTTATCAATATCAGTTGACGTTAGCTCGTACTTGTAGTATAATTTTTCTGTACCGTCAAAATGGTAGTCCCAGTACTTAGACAGGGCCTCGTCGATTCGGTCCTCTATCTGGTCGTCGTCGACGTTGATCTCGATAACTGGGTAACCGCAGCGGCGGAGGCAGTTGAGCTTGAACTCTTCTCTGGTAGTGGGAACGGCCATCTGAGCCTCTTCTGTAAAGCGATAAATAGATCCGTGGTATTTATAAGGTGAGCGACATGAATGTTCTAGTGATCGGAGACGCCATACTAGACCGATACGTCTACTGTGGAACCGAGAGGGTCTCTGCCGAGGCTCCTATCCCAATCTTCTATCAGATCAGAGAGACCAGTAAGTCTGGAGGGGTATACAACGTATACGAGAACCTCAAGGCTCTAGGGTGTAGACCCGACATCATGACGGGTAGCACCTCGTTTAAGACTCGGTACGTCTGCGACAACAAGATAGTCTTCAGGTGTGACGACGACGCCACCGACAGTCACCCGACAAGCTCATTTAAGTCTGACAAGCACTACGACTACGTCGTCTTGGTAGACTATCTAAAGGGCACAATCACTTCAGTAGAAGATCTGATCGAGTACTACAGCGAGAGAGGGAGTCGCGTTATCGTAGATACCAAGGGAGTCCTGCAAGAGTGCTCCGGAGCCTGGATGGTCAAGATGAACAAGCAGGAACTCAAGAAGAGTGGCGTCGAGGGTTATGAGGCACTCGACGTCTTAAAGTACTATGACATCGAGAACCTAGTGGTGACGGCTGGATCCGACGGAATATACACCTATAGCAAGGACGGGTCAGTTGGACACTTCCCGACCGAGAAGGTAGAGGTGGCCGACGTCACTGGAGCGGGAGACGTGGTGACTGCCGGAATGGTATCAGCTCTGGCTGCAGGAAAGGATCTCGCCACGGCGCTTCATCAGGCCACCACCCTGGCCACGATATCAGTCACTCGCTTCGGCACGTACAAGCTTACTGCCGAGGACATAGCTAAGGCGCGTCCTAAGGTAGTCTTCACCAACGGCTGCTTCGACATCCTGCACCGTGGGCACATCGAGTTACTTAAGAAGTCTCGCGACATGGGAGACAGACTCGTAGTGGGGATCAACAGCGACGAGAGCGTTCGCAGGCTTAAAGGAATGTGCAGACCCATCAATGACCAGGAGTCTAGGAAGGCCGCACTCGAGGCGATCAAGTGGGTCGACGAGGTGATCATCTTCGATGAGGACACTCCGCTCGAGCTAATCAAGAGCGTACAGCCGTCAATCATCACCAAGGGAGGCGACTATCAGGTGTCTACCGTAGTAGGCAACGATCTAGCTGAAGTTATAATCATACCACTCGTCGAGGGTTTCTCGACTACTGACATCGTGGAGAAGATGAGAAATGAGTAGACAGACGGTAGAAAAAGGATGGGGAAGAGAGATCATATTTGCCTCAAACGAGCTGTACTGTGGTAAGATACTTCAGTTTGACAAGGCGGGCTCAAAGGGAAGCATGCACTATCACATGAAGAAGGACGAGACCTTCATGGTGGTGACTGGGTCTTTCAACCTTAGAACCATAGACCAGTCTACAGCCCAGATCAAAGAAGAGACTATCGTCATGGGTCACGTGGTGCGTGTGATGCCAGGCTTCGTTCACCAGCTCGAGGCTCTAGAGGACGACTCCTCCATCTTCGAGGTGTCAAGTCAGGACGATCCGGCCGACAACTACCGCGTGATGCCAGGAGACTCTCAGCGATGAGGTACATGGTCGACATCGACGGGACCATATGCAGGACCAAGGGGTCTGACTACACGAGGAGCGAGCCCATCAAGGATAGGATCAACCACTTCAACATGCTGTACGACTGGGGTCACGAGATCCACTACTGGACCGCGCGCGGCGGAAACTCTGGTATCGACTGGAGCGAACTGACCGAGAGACAGCTTCACGAGTGGGGCTGCAGGTACACTAGCTTGAAGATGAAGAAGCCGTCGTACGACGTGTGGATAGACGACAAGGCCATGAACGCAGACCTGTACTTCACCGGTCCTCACAGGGAGATCAACCAAGATGAAGTTTGTCACCGGTAACTGTGGATTCATTGGAAGGAACCTGCTGGCAAAGCTTGACGGTCAGGTCGCCTGCTACGACACGCTGACGAACACTCTCCCAGACATCTTTACCATCCTAGACGCGATAGAGTGGGAGAACGTCGACGAGATCTATCACCTCGGAGCAATATCAGACACGACCTGCAAGGACATTAACCTCTTGCACGCGCACAACGTGGACTTCAGCATCAGGCTCTTTGAGAAGGCGATCGACTACCAGATCCCGGTCACATACGCGAGCTCTGGGTCGGTCTATGGCAACACATGTGAGGGAAAGCAGTACAGGATAAACCCGCTTAACTACTACGCCATGACCAAGGCTACCGTCGACGCCTGGGTCGAGGACAACATGAGCAGGTTCAAGCTCGTGAGGGGGATGAGGTTTTTCAATGTGTACGGTGACAACGAGGGGTCGAAGGGGGAGCAGGCGAGTCCATACTACAAGTTCATGCAGCAGGCGAACGAGACAAGAGTCATAAAGATCTTCGACAACTCTGACAGCGCTCACCGTGACTTTATACATGTCAACAGCGTCGTGAAGACTATCCTAGAGTGCAAGAAAGAGTCAGGAATCTACGACGTAGGTACTGCTGCGCCTAAGAGCTTCACAGAGGTGGCTGAGTCGATAGCTAGCAGGACCGGCGCTAGAATAGAGAGAATCAAGTTTCCCTTGAAGCTACAGGGAAAGTATCAGTACTTCACGAGCGCGCAGTACAACTACAACGACTTGATTAAGTAATGTCTACCTTAGCTGAGGCGAACGAGCTGTCTCTCGCTGCACGAACGAGAGTCCAACTTCCGTAAGCGCCAGACCCGACTTGAACCGTCGAGTACGTGTAGGTGATAATGTTTGGAGACGGACCCATCAGCTGCCCGTAGTTGTTTCTTCCCCAGGCAAAAAGGCGACCAGCCGCGTCTATGCCTAGAGAGTGTTGCTGGCCGGCGCTTACCGCTGTCCAAGAGGAGCTTCCGACCTGAGTGAAGCTAGAAACGTTAGTGTAGCCGAGAGCGGTCTGTCCGTAGGCGCTGCTTCCAGTGGACCACAGCGAGCCGTCGGACTTAATTATATGTCCGTGATCCTGTCCGGCCTGCACCTTTGCCCCTGCTTGACCTGTAGCAAGTAGCACAGGACTGAAGCGATCGATCGTGTCGCTTAAGCCTAGCTGTCCTACGTTGTTGTATCCCCACACGTAGATGTTGTCGTTCTTATCCACGGCGTAGACCGTCAGACTATTCTCACTGAAGCCTATGTCTTTCCAGTTGTTTGCCGCTCCAATGATCACCGGAGAGCTTCTGTTTATAGAACTGTTCTGACCCGTGATGTAGTAGTATCCCCAGCCGTAGAGGCTGTATGGGCTGCTAGCTCCCTTTAGAGCTAGAGCTCCGCCAAATCCAGCCTGAACTTTCTTCCAGGTCGTGTCGCTTGATACTAGAACTGGTATGCTTCTGCCGTTGTTTCCTGCTGCGCTAGTAAGGTTGATTCCAAGCTGTCCATAAGATGCATTAGATCCCCAAGACCATAGGGTCCCATCTGACTTGATAGCTACTGCGTACTCAGTTCCCATGGATACAGCACTCCATGATCCGGGCACCTTGGTGAAGAGTCTGTTCGTCTCCATAAGCCAGAAGTTTTTGTATGGTGTCCAACTCGTAGCGTTGTCGTCCGCAGCCGCGTATCCGTTGACACCCCACATGTAGAGCTTTCCGTCGTTTATATAGCTCTTAGCTCCAGCCCCGCGATAGTTAGACTTTCCAAAGATGTTAGACGTGAATCCGGAGCCTATCTGAATCGGAGAAGATCTGTTGATGTGTGGTGTGTCAAAGTCAAGCAGTAAGTCTTGATTACCTAGCTGACCAGATCTCTCGGTTCCGACGGCCCACAGGGTACCGTCGGTCTTAACGTAGAAGGTGTTATATCCAGCAGCCATTACGTAAGAGACGCCGGTGGACAGAAGAGTCGGAGAAGACCTGTTCACGACGTCGCCGAGTCCAAGCTGTCCGTAGTTATTTCTTCCCCAGACGAACAGAGACCCGGTGTTGTTGAGAGCTAGCGTGTGGCTGGCTGACACTATAACGGTTGACCAGTTGGTTCCAGCTCCTACTTGAACAAAGCTCGACCTGCTGAAAGTGTCGTTGAGACCAAGCTGCCCGTAGTCGTTGATTCCAGCCGCGTATAGAGCGCCGGTAGTCTTTATGAACAGACCGTGCTGAGGACCCATCGAACCGCTAGAGAAGTTGTTTCCAAGGGTTACTGACGAGTGAGTCAATGAGTCGATTGATGTCGGATAGTATCCAAGGGATGTAGCGTTCGCTCCGGCTCCTGCCCAGTACAACTGATTAGTGTCGTCGACTGCGAACGACTTCATCCCAGATGCGTAGACCTTGGTGTAGTTTCTAACTGAGGACACGAGGACCGGTGAAGACCTGTCGATAGTAGTTCCGTCACCGAGCTGACCTCTGTAGTTGTGTCCCCACGCGTACAAGTCACCCGCAGAGTCGCACGCTATCGTAAACTCCGGTCCGCACGCAACGTCTACCCAGTCAGTCTTAGTTCCAAGCTGAGTAGGAGAAGACCTGCTAAAAGTGTTTCCAGCTCCAAGCTTACCGTAGATCCCGTAACCCCAGGTCCAGAGAGTCCCGTCTGACTTGATCCCTGCAACGTGAGCGCTAGGGTCGTAGATTCCAGTATTGCATACTTCTCTATACTCTTCCCCCGAGTAACCTCCGACAGAAATTACTGTCCAACTTCCTGTAGAGGGAACCAGCGTAGGGCTAGACCTATGCGTCGCTCTGTCAAATCCAGGCTGAGCTAGACTCGTATTTCCTGCAGTCTTGTTTCCCCACTGTCCAAAGTTATTGTCACCCCAGACGTAGAGCTCTCCGACGCTGTTTAACGCCGCGGTGTTTCCGTTAGTTCCAGTAACAGTCTTCCAAGACTTGTAGATCAGAGGGTTTCCGGCTGCAGTCACCGCGACTGGAGAGCTTCTAGCACCATCAAAGCTGTTTCCGAGACTATACCAAGTACTATAGCCGGCCCCGAACAGAGAGTCACTCTGAACTTTCTTTCTCATAATTCCTGAGCCAAGGATCAGCATCTGTTAGTTCTCGATATTAAACCGCTGGGGGAATAGGCCATAGAATAGAGTCGATGTCCGGTAGATCGCTGAGAGGAACTGTCTCGTAGAACGACGGAAAGTCTCTCAGCGTCTGCCTGTAGGAGGCCCACTGCTCCTTCCACTGCTGTCCTCTAGACTCTATGGAGTCGGGAAGCACAGTCCAGTCACACTGCTGCAGCTTCGAGTTTCTTCTGTCTCTCAGAGCGGCCATGTAGGCCTGTCTGACCTCCTGATCCGACGTCGAGTCATGAGGAACTATCGTCACGAACGCTCTAACACCAGACGGAGTGATCTCGTAGTTGACTACGGCTCTCTCTGCTAGTCCGTTGAACGGGGGTACGACTACCTGAGACTCGTCGACCGGAAGCCAACCCAGCTCGAATAGGGACTGAGGGTCCATAAGATCAAAGTTGCTGTAGTTCTTCCAGCTCTTCGGTAGCTGATCTACTAGCTCTACTATCTCGTTGTTATCTACGTAAGCGTATCTAGCCATCTCTTCTACCTGTTACTTGCTGTCCAACATGGTCGGGTTACCGCGCCACGTCGTGCCGCTGTCGTCAGTTAGGAACGTTATGACGTCTACTCCAGACACCGTTAGAACTGGTGCCGTTCCACCTGGCCACTTAACAGACGCCGGCCAGGTCTGAGTTCCGGTGCCACCGTTGGTGAGCTCGAGGATCACGAGCACCGCCCTAGAAGCCGGTACGTTAGAGAAGGTCCACGTCAGAGCTCCAGATGCAGTCTTAGTGAAGTAGTTGCCCTGAGAGCAGTCGATGTCCGACGCAGTGACAGTGACGATGTTCATGCCATAGTTTCCGGTCACGTCGATCGTGGCCGCCGGCGAGGCAGTTCCCACACCGACCCTGCCGTTGGTCTTGTCGTACACGAAGGTAGCCGCGGTGTTAGCGTTACCGCCGTCGTTGAACACTACCTGTGTGTTCGTACCTGGTACGACGAATGATCCAGCCGACCCGGTGTATCCGAACGATCCGGTGTATCCACCCGATCCAGTGAAGCCTGTGTCACCCTGCGAGCCGGTAAATCCCGCACCAGCAGAGCCGGTGTAGCCGGTGTTACCGAACGATCCGGTGAATCCTTTAGATCCAGTGTAACCGATGTCACCCTGTGAGCCGGAGTAACCAGTAGGTCCAGCTACAGTAGAGGCTGAACCGGTGTAGCCGATGTCTCCTTGCGATCCAGTGTAACCCAGACTTCCCGTATAACCAGGAACGGTAGACGCAGATCCTGAGTACCCGATGTCGCCCTTCGATCCGGTAAACCCAAACGATCCGGTGTAGCCTGTCGTTCCGAACGAGCCGGTGAATCCAGTATCACCGATCGATCCAGCGTAGCCTCTCGATCCAGTGTAACCGATGCTACCGGTGTATCCCGTAGGACCTATCTCGGTAGAAGCAGATCCGACGTAGCCGATCGGTCCCTGAGATCCCGTGTAGCCTAGGCTGCCGGTGTAGCCTATGTCGCCCTGGCTTCCGTTGTATCCTCTAGACCCGGTATAGCCAAGTGAGCCGGTGTACCCTGGAGTCGACGAGGCGGATCCGGTGTAGCCCGTGTCGCCTATCGATCCAGTGAAGCCGCGCGATCCAGCGTAACCCTGACTTCCACCGAAGCCGCGAGAGCCGGTGTAGCCTAGGTCACCTTGAGACCCTACGAAGCCGGTAGCTCCGGTGTCGCCCCTCGACCCGCTGTAGCCCTGTGAGCCCGTGTAGCCGAGAGGGCCGGCGACGGTAGAGGCAGATCCGGTGTAACCGATGTCACCCTGCGATCCGGTGTATCCCCTAGACCCAGCGAATCCGACCGATCCGACGAAGCCTACCGAGCCGGTAAATCCTACCGAGCCGGTGTAGCCCCTAGATCCTGAGTAGCCTAGGTATCCGACGCGTCCCGTAGCAGCGAGTATCCAGTTGTTCTGGAATCCTGCGCCGTCGACCGCGTCGACCGAGATGGTCAAGTTGGTTCCGACGTAGCTGACGATGTTACCCTCGTTCGAGACGTTCGGGTCGTCGACGCATATCATCCTGACGCGCATTCCAGGCTCGAAAGCGTTCTGCGTGTAGGACTGGTTCATCACCCAGGTCTTGTTACCAGTACCTGAGGCGTTTATGTTGGTCGAGCTAGCAACTCCGGAGTAGCCGAAGCCGCGCGAGCCGGTGTATCCCTGAGCTCCGGTAGATCCAGTGTATCCGTCTGGGTCACCCTTAGAGCCGGTGTAACCGGTGTAGCCTATGTCTCCCTTGGATCCGGTGTAGCCAGAGTCGCCCTTCGAGCCGGTGTACCCTGGCGTCGTGCTGGCAGAACCTACGAAACCTACTGAACCCGTGTAGCCGCGGATGCCTTGAGATCCGGTGTAGCCGATGCTGCCGGTGTAGCCAAGAGACCCCAGTGAGCCGGTGTAACCTCTAGAACCGGTGTATCCGTCCGGCGGACCTTGCGAGCCAGTCCATCCTTGAACGCCCTGAGATCCTACGAAGCCTACCGAGCCGGTGAAGCCGCGAGAACCGCTGTAACCAGGAATCTCAGACGCGGAGCCGGTGAATCCCTTAGACCCGGTGAAGCCCTGCGATCCAGTGTAGCCTATCGATCCAGTGTAGCCGATGCTACCAGTGTAGCCGAGAGACCCTACGAACCCGACTGAGCCGGTGAATCCAAAAGATCCAGTGAAGCCCTGCGACCCAGTGAATCCGCGAAGGAGAGCTATAGGGTCTGACCAGTCGCCAGAAGTAGCGCTGAGCTTATAGTAGATGGAGTCGGTGTCGGTCGCTAGGTACGCGAATCCTTTAGCTTGAGTGTCGTAAGCACTTCTGCCAGAGAGAGGTCCGACCTCGTCCGGCTGCAGCGACTCTCCTACCGAACCGGTGTAGCCAGCAAGACCTTGGTCTCCTTGTATGCCTGTTAGACCCCTGCTGCCGGTGTAACCAGCTGAACCCGTGTATCCGATAGATCCGGTGTATCCCGGAGCAGTCGACGCCGATCCGGTGAATCCGGCAGAGCCGCTGTAGCCCTGTGAGCCCGTGTAGCCGAGTGAGCCAGTGTATCCCTGAGAGCCGGCGAAGCCAGATCCGGAGAATCCAGTCAGTCCTCTCGATCCAGTGTAGCCTAGGCTTCCAGAGTATCCAACCGAGCCAGTGTAGCCGGTGCTACCTCTAGAGCCGGTGTAGCCGTTGGGAGGACCCTCGGATCCGGTATAACCGGTGTTTCCTTGAATGCCCTGTACACCCTTGGAGCCGGTGTACCCAATGCTTCCAGTGTAGCCGATGACCGTAGACGCAGACCCGGTGTAACCGCGAGAGCCGACGATTGCAGATCCGGTGTAGCCCTGAGATCCGGTGTATCCTGGGAAAGTAGATGCGGACCCGGTGTAGCCTGACGAGCCAGTGTAGCCTCGAGAGCCGGCATAACCGATAGATCCTGCGAAGCCGATCGTACCAGTGTAGCCGATCATGCCGCGTGAACCGGTATATCCTTGTACTCTGGCTTCTCCCCAGAAGCTGTAGCGGGGGGTGTTAGAAGGAAATGCCGAAGTTGAGCCGGGTAGACCGACTGCATTAAGCATATAGACTACGTCAGCTGCGTATCCTGGTAGAGTGGAACCAAACGGTGACGTGGTTACCTTTTCATTATTATACCAGACCCACCAAGACGGTGTGATACTGTAGACCCATATGATACCGCCGTCTAGCCCCCAGTCAAACCAAGCTCCGGCCCCGTTAGTAAAGCCGTCACCAGTGATAAGAAACCGAGTTCCCTCCTTGGCTGCCTGCTCCTCGAGTGGAAGAGTAGACCAGCTGTTGTAGAGATCGATCAGCTCCTGTACTGAACCGCTGTAGTCCCAGATAGTATCGGCCATTTGAGCTCGTTCTTATTTGTTGTTGGTGGGAATCTAGGTTATTTATAAGAACCTACCGCTCATTGCCCACGTTCTCGTCCTTGAGGCTGACGTCTTTCTTTCTATTAACGATCGTAGTACCCTCGAACCTGTCGTAGGCGTACAGGCCTGCCTGACTGATGTTGAAGAGGTCCGCCCTCATGATGACGTCTAGACTCTCGCATATGCCCCTCTGGATCAGGGTGCCGAGCAGGTTCTTGGCCATCGGTGGGTCTATGGCGTAGGCGTGCGCCCTGCAGATGAAGTGATAGTTGTTGTTGAGGGAGCCGTGAGGCGGCACGGGACCTACCGGCATCCTGTGGTTCTTCTGCTCCTCTCCCCCGAGGTACACGATGCTGTTGTAGGCAGTCATGTGAGGGTAGCGCTGGACCATGATGGCGTCGTGCTCGAGGATGACTATCGGCCTGTCCATCTCGAGACACCTCGCCCAGAGGCTAGCGTGGCTGAAGAAGCATGCTATCTCGGTGATTGATAGGTGATGATCGTACACCTTCACCCACTTCAGCCACGACGAGTCTTTAGAGTGCTCAGGTATCTTTATGGTCTTGCCGTCGGTAGCGTCGAAGGCGTCCCATGTCTTCCACGGCATGCCGGCTATGTCGCAAGATCGCTGACATCCCTTGGCTAGTCTCTCTGACTCGGAGTGGTCTTTGATCGTGATGATGTAGGCTGACTCTACCGAGGTATCATACCCGAAGTTTAGAGACTTAGATAGATCCATGGAGGGCTGCCTTCCTTAGCTCGCGGTCCAACTCCTGACGGTCGTGTCTTCCAGGCTTGTGGACCTGAATGAGAAGCTTCACTGACAGCACCGTGTTGTTCAGGTGGTTGATGGCGTGCTCGAGCTCACCCTCACCTATCTGTCCGGAGTCTATCATCTTCTGCAGCTCACCGGTGAACTCCAGCGCGTGCTCGAGAACCTCGATGTCCACGTCGTGCGTGAAAGCGTGGTACGAGTCGGTCTCACCAGCCACAGCCTTCTCGTAGCAACGCTTCTTGTCGAAGAGCTTGAAGGTGTCGATGGTCAGCAGTCGAACGTGCTCCGGGTCTGACTTGGCTATGTCGCAGTTCCAGTGAGGGAACTGAACCTCCCAGACTGCCCCGTTGTCAGAGACCCTGTACATCTCCTTGATGATGTCCTCAAACTTGACGCCGGAGTGACCGAGGTGCTCAAGGATGTCCTTGGCTATGACGTGACTGAACTCGTCGTCCTTCCACGGCCACGTCTTGCTGTTGAGGTCTACGACCTGATCCGGTGAGCATATGCTCGAGGCGTCGACGTTAACGAATCCTTCGTGCTTCTTGAAGCCGCACCCGAGGTTTAACCTTTTGACCTCCTTGTCTTGTGTAGGGAGGTCTAGGTGAGGAAGGTCAAACTTTCTCTCGAGGTCTGCGTAGAGACGCTGAAACGGTTGGTTCCACTCGCTCTTCTTCTCTTGTCGATAGAGTCTGACGCTCTCGTAGTAAGGTGAGGAAGTCGAGTACGGAGCGTTCAGTGTCCAGGTGTGGTAGGGGAGGATCGGCACCATCACCCACGTCTCCTTGCCCAAAGCTGCAGAGAGATGCGCCACTGAGGTACATGAGGTGATCACTAGGTCTAGGTTCATGATCGCCGCGGCGGTGTCCTCCCACGAGATCAGTAGGTGCTGGAGGTCGATGATCTTCTCGGGAAGCTCGATAACGTTGTTGTCTCTCTGGAGGGAGTAGAGCTGCAGGCCCTCGTACTCTGACATCTGGGTCATGAACTTCTCTGGGAAGCGCCTGAACTGCTGGTGCTCGAACTTCGGGTTGCCTGCCCAGCGGATGCCGACCTTCTTCTTGTCAGAGTTGAGGACGCTCTTCCACATATCGACCGACTCTGGCTTCGCGGTGAGGTAAGGTTTTCCAGGGAAGTCGTCGAACGTATGACCAGACAACCACCCCGCCGAGAAGCCAGGAAGCCAGTAGTCGTGGTGAACCGTGTGCGCCTCGGCTCGCGTTATGCACTTGGTCACGCCGTCTATGCGCTCTAAGATAGAGTGAAGCGACGGGTCCGCCGCGAGGTAGACGTTCTCCGCGCCGAGGTTCTTGAACGAAGTAGCGAAGCGAGCGTGGATCATCTCGTCGCCGTATCCTCCCTCGAGCGAGATGATTATCGACTTACCCTTGACGTCGTGCTCCTCTGGGTTGAAGAGAGGAGCCGTAGTCTTCATCGGTGGGCTGCCGTAGACCTTGATGAAGCGACCGTTCTCAAGGAGCTGGCACCCCTCTTTGTACTTGTTCTGCTGAAGGAGGAACCAGCCTCGGTTGAAGCTGTGTCTGACCCACATCTCTGGGTTCTTTTGACCGCGCGCATCGAGGAGGTTCTCTGGCCCGATCGCCTGCATCTCCTCTGAGAGTTGCCAAGCCTCGTCGAACCTTCCGTCGAGCATAAGCTTCAGTTGCATGTCAATCTTGTGCATGTCTACTCCATGTTGTAGAATTACGACTCGCGTGTATTTATTATACGGTCTTCGTGGCAAGAACCGAGTCGTACCCTGCGTTTACTGCTGTCCAGCTTCCTATCTTTCCCTCTGCAACGAACGTTGGGTTGCTTCTTGCTATACCGGTACCAAGTCCGCTATACGCAGCATTAGAGGCTCCCCAGTAGTACCTGTCTTTTGTGACTGCTTGTATTCCGTGCGTGTACGCGGCTGCGATTGTAACCATCGTGTAGCTAAGTGAACCCGTGACCTGAGTCGGTGACGACCTAGTAAGTGTATCGTTGTTTCCTAGTATGCCGCTTGCGTTTGCCCCCCACATGAACAGACGACCGTCGACGTCGATAGCCGCTACCTGAGTCAGCTGACCGGTGACTGCAGACCACGAACTCGTTCCAATCTGAGTCGGCGAGCTTCTGTTGTTGGTCGCGCTGTTCAGGCCGAGTACAGCAACGTTGTTTGGTGAGCCCCACACCCAGAGAGTACGATCTGACTTGATGGCCACTCCGACGCCGTTGTTCGGTGCTGCAAGAGCGTTGACGTTAGCCCACCACCCGCTAGATATAAGAGTTGGATATGACCTGTCTCCTGTAGAAGCGTTGAGAGGTATAGCTCCGCCGGCTCCGTTGCCCCAAGCGTACAGGTCTCCGCTGGCAGTGATTCCGTAGCCGTTGTTGCTACTTCCATACGAAGATCGAACTACTGTCCAGTTGCTTGTCGAGATCTGGTTCGGGGCGGATCTAGTAAGAGTAGCACTTCCGTCTCCAAGAGTTCCCTTAGCTCCAGATCCCCACGACCAGAGAGTTCCATCTGACGCGATTCCAAACGACACGTCGTCCATAGTGCTTACGAACTTCCAGCTGCTGACGCTGCTCGTGACTTGTACAGGCGACGACCTATCTAGCGTGTCTCCGACGCCGAGGTTTGCGTTACTGTTCCTTCCCCAAGCATAAAGCTTGCCGTCGGCGGTGATTCCCATAGTACTGTTGACTGCGCAAGTGACGAACACCCAACTAGAAGTACCAATCTTAGTCACTACGTTTCTAGCGATGGTGTCATTAACGCCGAGTGAACCAAATGAGTTTGTTCCCCAGACCCAAAGACCTCCTTCACTGTCTATCGCCGCCGTGTGCGACCCTCCCGTAGAAATGATAGACCAGTCTTCACCGACGGTTACCGGCATTGATCTATTTGAGACCGTTGATGATATGCCGAGCACGCCGTTGGTAGGTAAACCGAATCCCCACATGATTCCGTTCTGATCGATGACTTGCGAGAAACCAGTCGCTCCGGCACTTATCGCAGTGAAGCTCTTTCCAGCCATGACCTGTACCGGAGAACTTCTCGTTGTAGCGTCCTGTATCCCCAGCTGTCCCGACGTGTTAAGGCCCCATGCCCACAGAGTGCTGTCAGTCTTTAGACCGAGCGTGTGCGAGTTGCCCGTGGCTATCTTCTTCCAGGTGCCGTTGTCTATCTTGATCGGAACGTACGCCGACGTAGTAGTCAGTCCGTCTCCGAACGCTCCGTCCTTTCCAGCGCCGATGGCGTAGAGAGACCCGGCAGTCGACAGCACCATCGTGTGTGAGCCGAGCATGCTCGGAGCGAGCTCTTTAGCCGAGAAGTTAGGCGCGAACAGCGCTACTGGAGAAGAGGTGCTATTGATAGAAAAAGCCCCCGGCCTGTAACCCCAGGCGTAGACTACTTGACCGTAGTCTCCGATGGCTATCACTGTGTTCTGACCAGAGGCCACGTAGGTCCAGTCGTTCTTGGTTCCGACCTGTGTCGGAGACGACCTAGCGGTGGTGCTTCCGAGACCTGTCGAGCCGGACTGGCCGTAGCCCCAAGTCCATAGCGTGCCGTCGGTCTTGATTCCCGCCTGAGTAGAGTAGTCCTGTCTGGCGTACGAGACCATCGACCAAGATCCTGGGATCTGCGTGAACGACTGGAGTGGGTTCACCATGGAGCCAGCGTAGTTGCCGATGCCCCACGTCCAGACCTTTCCGGTCGTGTCTAATTCTCCAAGTATTGATGCCCCAAGAGCTCTAACCGCCACGCTCGTAGTTCTCCAACTCGTGGCCGTTCCTATCTGAGTGGGTGACGATCTAGATACGTTGTCTTTTGTGGCAATCTGATAAAGAGAGTTGTCACCCCAAGCCCATAGAGTGCCGTCGGTCTTCACCGCTTTAGTAGTACCGTACAACATGTGAGAGTTGTTGGACCACGGGCCGTCTGGGTAAGCGCGGTGTCCCTTTGTACCCTCCATGATCGTTCGCGAACTGGTGTTCCAGGAGTTAGTCGTGGTGCTGTTGTTTCCGAGGACGTAAGGCGTGTTAACATGACCCTCAGTAAGAATCATAGTCTTATTATAGATAGCAAGATGATAGTACTGAGTAGTGCAGCTGTTCTTCCAGTCTCCTACTCCCACTAGGACCGGCGAAGATCTGTCTCCGGTTATAGCGTCTACTGCGCCCATCGCGTACAGCGCCGAGCCTCTGATGGCAGTATTAACCTCTGTAACAATAGTTTTACCTAGAGCCGTCCAGCCAGTAAGAGCTCCCACTTGAGTAGGCACTGACCTATTTCTAACGTCTCCAACACCTAGTCTCCCCTGCGAGTTAGACCCCCACGCCCATAGAGAGGTGGCTGTAGTGATGCCCATGCTGCCGTAGTAGCCGGCTGATACCTGCGACCAGCTGCTGGTACCGACTTGAATCGGAGAGGACCTGCTCGTCGAGATGTCTAAGCCTAGACAACCGTAGCCAGCGTCACCTCCCCAGGCGAACAAGGCTCCGTCAGTTCTTATAGCTAACATGTGCGGCTCTCCTACAGAGACCGCAGACCAGCTACTGGTGCCGAGTTGGACCGGCGAAGACTGATGAACGTTACTAGTGTTGAGACCGAGTCTTCCTAAACCGTCGTCACCCCAGACAAACAGTCTAAACGCGCTTATTCCTGCAGAGGTTGTATACCCTGCCGAGATCGCGCTCCAGCTGCTGGTACCTATCTGTATCGGTGAAGACTTGTTTATGGTGGTGCCGTCTCCCAGTCTTCCCTGCCCGTTAGAACCCCAAGCCCAGAGAGTTCCGTCTGTCTTTCTCGCTAGCGTGTGTCCGTTTCCTGCAGAGACGTCTGACCAGTTAGTCAAGGAGCCAATCTGTACAGGAGAAGACCTATTGTTAGTGTCGTTGGTGCCTAACCTTCCGTCCGAGTTGAGACCCCATGACCAGAGAGAGCCGTCCGATCTAACCGCTGCGACGTGATCTACGCCCATCGACAGCACTGACCAAGACAGAGTCTGTCCGACTACGGTAGGCCACGAACGGTTGATTTGATCGCTGTGTCCATGGCTCCCGAAGCCGCCGTAGCCCCACGTGAGCAAGTTTCCGTCGGACATTCTTATGAGAGACACTCCGTAGTCTGAAGCGCTGACGGTGGTCGCGCTTATTCCTGTGTAGGTCAGCGGGGCTCCTATAGATACAGGAGAAGACCTGTCGATCCCGTAGACTTCGTTTCGGGCTCCGATAGATCCTCCGAGATAGCTGTTTTGGATCGAACCCAGTCCCCATGTGTAGACCTGACCGTTGGTCTTTATTCCGATCATGCTCTTAGACTCGTTTGACTGAGCACCCGAGAAGGCAACCATGACCCAAGCTCCCGCCACCTGCACGGGTGAAGACCTGTTTATTGTGTCGCTGACGCCGAGCTGACCGTTAGCGTTACCTCCCCACGTCCACAGTGTGCTGTCGGTCTTAATCGCAGCCACGCTAGACTGACCTATCGCGACGAAGTTCCAAGATCCAGCCACCTGCACGGGAGAAGACCTGCTCGCCACGCTGTTCTGACCGAGCTTTCCGTCCGTGTTAACACCCCAGGTAAACAACCGGCCGGCGGTATCTATCGCCGCCGCCACTTGGTTATTTACTGCAACGAACGACCAACTGCTACTTCCTATCTTCTGAGGGTTTCTAAACCTGTTTACTGTAGTACCGTCACCTATGGTGCCAGCGTTGTTGTTTCCCCAGGCCCAGAGACTTCCGTCGCTCTTCACGCCTAGAGCGGTAGTGTAAGAAGACTCAAAGCCAGGATAGTAGCCGAAGGCTACCATGGTCCAGGATCCTGCCGCGGCGCCGAGAGTCTCGTTGAAAGGCTCGTTCATGTATCCGACGACCGGGTTAAAGAACGGACCACTTCTTCCAGCTCCTCCAGCTATGTCATTTCCGGCGTAGAACAACCTAGACAGTCCGTCGATGTACGAGGTGCATGCGTTGCCCGCGAATACTTTCGAGATGGAAGTAGCCACCAGAGTCGGACTGCTCCTGCTAATGTAGAGGTCGTCGTTGAGTCCGTGCTGTCCGGCAGCGTTGTCTCCCCACGCGTACATACTTCCGTCGACTGTTAGAGCGACGTCGTGCTTGTGACCAGAGGCGATAGCTGACCAGCTGCTAGAGCCGATCTGGACCGGAGACGACCTAGCGTTCCCGTCGTTCCAGGCGTTTCCTGCGCTGTTGTAGCCCCAGGCGAAGAGTTGACCGGCCGTAGATATGGCGTAGGCCCTGTATTCTGCAGCTGAGACCGTCGTGAAGCTGCTTCCAGTCATGATCTGCGCCGGCGTTAGTGACCCCACCGTGCTGTTCTTGCCGAGCTGACCGTTGACGTTTCCACCCCACGACCAGAGGGTGCCGTCAGCCTTAACGCCGACAGCAAAGTCTGACCCTGAAGATATTACTCTCCACGATGTGCTCGGGACGAGAGTCGGACTGTAGTATGTCGTCGTCACTCCTAGACCTGTTACACCAGACGTGCCTCCACCCCACGACCAAGCCTCGTTGTTCAGAGAGTCTATGACCGTGGCTCCGAAATTGCCACCGCCTGCAACGTAGGGTGCGCTTGCTAAAGTGAAGCTTCTCTGCTTGGTCACTAGCTGAGGTGCGGTGTAGTTAGTGACGTCTCCGACCCCGAGGCCTAGACCGCCGCCGGTATAGTTGTAGCCCCAGGCCCAGAGCTTTCCAGAGGTGTCGATACCGTAGTCGAAGTTATACCCTCCGGCGACCGCGCTCCAGCTTCCGTTTGTCGGCCCTGCCGTTACTTGAGTAGGAGATGACCTATCGACGTTGTTAGCTAGACCAAGTCCAAGGTTTCCCCAGTAGTTTGAGCCCCACGACCATAGGGTCTTGTTCGTCTTGATCGCGAACGAGTGAGCGAGAAGGGCGACACCGCCACCTGCTGCTACGCTCTCCCAGTCGGTGTCGGTGCCGATCTGAACTGGAGAGACCCTGTTTGCGTCGTTGATGGCGAAGTCAGTTCCGTTGCCTTGCCAGTACGCCTCGCCAAGACTGTTGACCCCAACGATCAGAGCGTCGTTCGTAGATGACGTCTGCTGACCCTCGACCGAGACGCTTGTCCAGTTTGTAGCGGATCCGATCTGAACTGGTGCAGACCTATTAGTAAGAACGGCTGTGTCTCCAAGGAACCCTAGAGGCAGGTAGTCGTAGTTCCTTCCCCAGCCCCAGAGCTTTCCGTCGGTCGTTACACCCGCAGCAAACACTGGGCCAGCGCTAGCTTTTGACAAACTAACCACAGTCCAACTACTGCTTCCTACCTGCGTCGGACTACTTCTGTCGACTATATCACCTAACCCGAGTTGTCCCTGTGTGTTGTTTCCCCAGGACCAGAGCTTACCGTCGCTGGTTATTCCCATAGACGCGTAGTAACCCGTGTCGATCGTTGACCACGTCTTCGAGGAGTCTACCAAGACGGCGCGTGACCTGCTGATCGTAGTGCCAGCGCCAAGCTGACCGAAGTCATTGAGTCCTAGACCATAAAGCTTATTATTAGCAACTACCGCTCCATGTACAGTGCCCATAGCTACAGAGTTAATTGTTCCAGGTGGAGAGTGACCTACTATCTTCCACACTGTAGTATTAGCTAGAGGAGAGTCAACAAGAGCCAGAGAGTATAATACGTTCTCTCCTGTTCCGATGATAGTATCGTCTGGAGATATGATGTAAGTAGAACCACCAGAGAAAGAAGTTATGAGCTTCGGTGTTCCTGCAGTCGTGTACACGGCAACCGGCGAGCTGGTAGTAGCCGTAGTTCCATTTCCAGCCCTACCGGCGTTCTGGCCAAAGTGATATACTGTTGCAGTTCCGGCGCTCTCAGTCATCGCCAGCGTGTAGTCAACTCCACCTTCCACCTTTGTCCATGTTGTAGCCGCTCCAACTTGAATTGGTGACGACCTGTTGATGGTGGATGAGTTTCCGAGAGCTCCTAGGCCGTTGCTTCCCCAGGTCCATAGCGATCCGGCAGAGGTTATTCCCGCGGAGTGGTCGCTGCCGGCTGATATCGCGGTCCAGCTAGTAGTCGTTCCTATCGCGACTGGAGATGATCTAGCAGCAGTAACTCCTAAGCTAGCTCCAAGCTGGCCGTAGTTGTTTATTCCCCAAGCCCAGAGCTTGTTGTTAATGGTTCTAGCGAGAGCGTGAAAGTTTCCGACAGAGACGACGTTAAAGCTAGAGGTAGAGGCGAGCTGTACGGGAGAGCTCCTGTCGATAGCCGCGTTGTTTCCTAATGATCCCTGACCGCCACTTCCCCAGCAGAACACCTGTCCGTTGATGTTAATCGCGGCCATGAAGTAAGTACCGGTCGACACCATCGACCAGCTGCTGGTGCCGATCTGAGTCGGAGAGCTCCTGTTCTTAGTATCACCCGTCCCAAGTTGTCCCTGCGCGTTGTATCCCCACGTCCACAGCGAGCCGTCAGACTTGATTGCTGCAAACGAGTTGCTCTTACCGGAGATCATGGTCCAAGAGCCAGTAGAGCTGACTAAGACAGGCGAGCTTCTGTCAAACGTATCATTTGTTCCAAGAATACCGGGAGCTAAACCGGAATAAGTGTTACCTCCCCATGCCCACAATCTGTACTGTTTGTCGATAAGTATTGTACTTTGGAATATTCCTGCTGCAGAAAGAGCTCCATCGAACGGCTGGAAAGCAACTGCTACAGGAGAAGACCTAACGAGTACGAAGCCGTCGTTGGCGGCCTGCATCAGACCAGTTCCCCAGACGTATGCATAGTTGTCAGAAGTTGACGCTATAACTGCTGCAGATCCGGCAGAGACCTTTGACCATGTCGTAAGAGCGCCGACCTGTGTAGGTGAAGAGCGACTGGTTGCAGCGCTGATGCCTAGCTGCCCGCCAGTTCCTAGACCCCACGCCCAGAGAGTACCACCTACTTTAAGCGCTACAGTGAAGTTTGCTCCGGCGTCGACTGACGTCCAGCTGCTGGTGCCTATCTGTACCGGAGACGACCTCGTGACGACGTCGTTAGTTCCGAGCTGTCCGCTAGAGTTTACTCCCCAAGCCCAGAGAGATCCGTCTGACTTGAGACCGACGGTGTGCTGGTTGTCGGTCTTTATCATCGTCCAGCTGGAGTTATCAAACTTATCGAGAGAGGTCCTTCTTCCTGACTTAACATTGATACCAAGCTCACCACTAGCGTTTCCACCCCAAGCCCACAGGGTGCCGTCTGACTTCACTCCGAGCGAGTGGTTGAAAGCGGTGGAGAAGCTCTTCCAAGACGTGCCGGACAGCACCTGAACGGGATAGGACTGAGTGGTGTTGTTGTTGATTCCTAGCTTGCCGGTAGTGTTAACACCCCAACCGTACAGAGGGTACGGGGTCACGACCACTGGGCTAGAGGTCGCTGCTGGCGCTAGAAGACTCTGAAAGATAAGCATCTGCTGACAATCATTCCGGTTTAGAAGGCCACTCGACGTTCTGGATATTTATTACGTCGTTTGTGGCGTACTGCTCCGGTAGATCCCTCAGGGCCTGCCTGTAGTCTGCCCAGGCCTGGTTCTGCTCCGGAGTGGACCTGGCTACTACGTCTGCCAGCTGGGTGAAGTCTGTCTCGGCTAGCTTCTCGTTCCTCACCTCTCTAAGAAAGCGCAGGAACGCCGGCTTTGCCTCCTCGATGGAGGGCGCGACCTTCTCATGAATGACGGTCGTCTCTCTGACGACGTCGTCGGCCGAGTCGTAGGAGTAGTCGTAGGTGGCGTAGTGAGTCGCCGCGTCGAAGCTTACGTCTTGCTTCTGTATCCTGTACCAGCCGTAGTCGACTAGCTCCTCGTCGCTGAGCTTGTCGAGGCCGCTCACGTTTCTCCACGCGGTAGGGACAACGTCGTACAGCCTCTGGATCTGGTCGTTCTCAACGTGTGCGTAGTTTGGCATCTTCAGTATTCCTTACGAGCTGTTGATCATCGAGGCGAGGCCGCGCCAGGTAGTGCCACCGTCGTCGGTAATGAACGTTAGTACGTCGACCCCGCTGGCGGTCAGAGTAGGAGCCGTAGCCGAGGGCCACTTGGTTGCAGCCGGCCAAGTCATCGTGTATGCTCCACCGTTGGTCAGCTCTAGCACGAAGCCGTAGGCCCTGGAGGCGGGAACGTTATCAAAAGTCCAGGTGATGTTGCCCGCCGCGGTCTTAGTGAAGTAGTTACCAGCAGAGCAGTCGACGCTGTTTGCAGAGACTGTCACTATGTTGAGGGCGTAGTTTCCACTGAGGTCTAGCTCTGCGGTAGCCGCGGTGCCGAGACCTAGCTTTCCAGAGATAAAGACCGTGTTGGTAGTCTTGTTGAAGGTGAAGCCTGCCGACGCGCCGGTAGTAGTCCCACCGTCGTTGAACTGCACCTGTGTGTCTGCGCCGGCCGCGGTAGCGACTCCAGCTGATCCGGTGTAACCCACACCCGCGGAGCCGGTGTATCCCAGAGGGCCGAGAGCTCCTTGCGAGCCGGTGTAGCCGATCGATCCAACCGATCCAGTGTAGCCTATGCTACCCTGAGTACCCTGTGAGCCGGTATACCCGATGTCGCCCTTAGAGCCGGTGTAACCGATAACACCCTGCGATCCTACGGATCCAGTGTAACCAACGTTGCCCTGACTTCCGGTGTAGCCAACGTCTCCTTGAGTTCCTGCAGAACCGGTGTAGCCGATGGCGCCTTGGGTTCCAGCAGATCCGGTATACCCAGTCGTACCTTGGTCACCCTTGGAGCCGGTGTAACCGATGCTGCCAGCGTCTCCCTGCGATCCTGTATAGCCGGTAGCACCTGCCGCTCCAGAACTTCCAGCGGAGCCAGTGTAGCCGATGTCACCCTTAGAGCCCGTGAAGCCTAGGTCACCCTGAGACCCCTGCGATCCTGTGTAGCCTAGGTTGCCCTGAGCTCCGACAGATCCTGTGTATCCAGTTACGCCTTGGTCACCTTGACTTCCGGTGTAGCCGGTGGTTCCCTGAGTTCCCTGCGATCCGGTGTAGCCGATAGATCCGATAGATCCAGTGTAACCCGTGTCGCCCTTGCTGCCAGTATATCCAAGTCCGCCGGCAGAACCGGTGTAGCCAGCGTCGCCCTTGTCGCCGGTCCTAGCGAAGGTGACGATGATGTCAAGGCCGTTAGAGAAAGAGTAAGCTCCGGTCAGCCACGCGATCGGAACGGAGAAGTAGTTAGTGTTGTGTGTATGAGTGCCAGTTATCGAGAACTGAGCGAAGTTGGCGGTGTTCGCTTTCTCGGTTATCGTGAAGTGACCCTTGATCGAGGAGGTCGAGTCGTCGATCGTCTGCAGGTAGTTGTACACTGAGACTGCCAGGTCGTCGTTCTCGTTGATGTAGAGAGACGACGCCAGCGCGGTGTTGGCGTTGCTGAGGCGGATCTTTCCGGTGCCGGGGTCTGAGTCGGCGGTGGACGTGTCGAACGTGTAGTCGAACGCCGCTCCACCAAACGTTCCTGGCTCACCCTTGCTTCCGGTGTATCCGGTAGAACCGATCGAGCCGGTGTAACCTAGGTCACCCTTGGATCCACTGTATCCTAGGTCTCCCTGCGAGCCTGTGTAACCTATGTCACCCTTGCTTCCAGCGTAGCCGGTAGACCCTGCGTCACCCTTAGAGCCCGTGTAGCCTATGTTGCCCTGAGCGCCCTGCGAGCCGACGTAGCCGGTAGCTCCCTGGTCTCCCTGCGAGCCGGTGTAACCTCTGACGCCCTGGTCTCCCTGAGATCCAGTGTAGCCGATGTTACCTTGATCGCCTTTAGATCCGGTGTAGCCGATGAATCCTTGGTCACCCTTAGATCCGGTGTAGCCAATTGCTCCGACGTCGCCCTGACTTCCAGTGTATCCAGTCAGACCCGTAGATCCCTGCGACCCCGTGTAGCCCTGGTCTCCCTGCAGTCCCTTCGAGCCAGTGTAGCCCTGCGAGCCTACGAAGCCAACGTCGCCCTGCAGTCCCTGACTTCCGGTGTAGCCGACGTTTCCTTGATCACCCTTGCTTCCGGTGTATCCAGTCGCGCCCTGGTCTCCCTGCGAGCCTGTGAAGCCGATCGATCCAGTGTAGCCTCTGATTCCCCTGTCACCGGCGACCACGATAGTCCAGTCAGCGGCGAAGCCGTTGCCCGAGGTGTAGTCTACGTTGAGAACTAGAGTCGTGCCACTGTAGGAGTCAATCACACCCTCGTTGAAGAGGGTCGGATCGTAGAGGTAGATCGCCCTGACTCTCTGACCGACCGCGAACGCGTTGTCACCGTAGGACTGGCTGACGTAGAACGTCTTCATTCCAGTTCCGGTAGCGTTGACGCTGGTGGTAGAGGTTAGACCGGCGTAGCCGAAGCCGCGCGAGCCGGTATAACCCGTCGTACCAAACGAGCCGGTGTAACCGGTCAGACCGAACGAGCCGGTGTAACCTATGTCGCCCTTGCTGCCAGTGTATCCGGTGCTTCCGGTGTCTCCCTTAGAGCCTACGTAGCCTACGTCGCCCTGAGAGCCGGTGAATCCGATTACGCCCTGAGAGCCGGTGTAGCCTTTAGATCCTACGTAGCCAACTTCTCCTTGACTGCCGGTGTAGCCAATGTCTCCTTGAGACCCAGAGTATCCTTGTGAGCCAACGTATCCAGTAGTTCCTTGCGAGCCAGTGTAGCCGATGTTGCCCTGGTCACCCTGAGAGCCTACGAATCCAGTTACGCCCTGTACGCCTTGGCTTCCAGTGTAGCCGATTAAACCTTGGTCACCTTGGCTGCCGGTGTAGCCTTGCGAGCCGATGAACCCGGTGTCACCTTGTACGCCTTGGCTTCCGGTGTAGCCGATCGGACCCTGCGATCCAGTGAAGCCTAGGTCACCCTGTAGCCCCTGCGAACCGACGTATCCAGTTGCGCCGGTGTCTCCCTTGGAGCCGGTGAACCCAATTACGCCTTGGTCACCTTGTGATCCAGCGAATCCAGTCACGCCGCGAGAGCCGGTGTAACCTATCTCGCCCTGTGATCCAGTGTAGCCCAACTCACCTTGTACGCCTTGACTTCCTACGAAGCCAGTAGTTCCCTGCGAGCCCGTGAATCCTTGAGACCCGGTGTACCCAATGAGGCCTTGACTTCCCGTAAAGCCTAGGTCGCCCTGCGATCCAGCGTAGCCCTGCGAGCCGGTAAAGCCGATGATGCCCTGGCTTCCAGTGTAGCCAATAATACCCTGTGAGCCGGTGAATCCCTGAGACCCAGTGTAGCCGATGTTACCCTGCGAGCCGGTGAACCCCGCGCCGGCCGATCCGGTGTAGCCGAGAGAGCCGGTGTAACCCTTGGGTCCGTAAGCGTAGAGGGCGGCCGAGAACCAAGTTCCAGCTACCTCAAGATTCTGACTAGTGGAGTTTCCTGTATAAGCGGTGAACTCGATGTAGTCAGTGCTACCGTTGAAGTAGACGACGTCAGTCAGAGCTTGTGAGTACGCGGTATTAGTCTCAAGCTGCTTCATGGCGATCGCTAGCTGAGTAGTACCGTTCTTCTTGAACTGAATGTTACACTGGTTGTTTGAGACCGAGGCCGACGACCAGATTACTGCTAGGTCAATGATATAGTAACCGGCGACGTCCGGTTGAAATCTGTGAGTAGAAGCGTTCAGCCAGTTCTTTGGGTCGTAGTCGTCTATGAACGCTATAACGGTGTCTGAATTGTTTGTGAGGGTCTGTGTACCTGAGAGCTTGCCGCGAACTACATAATCACCCGCAGTGAGCTGGCCGCCGTCGGCACCCTTGGAACCAGTGTAGCCTATGTCACCTTTAGAGCCGGTGTATCCAGTCGGACCAGCTACAGTAGATGCCGATCCGGTGTAGCCTGTGTTACCTAGGCTTCCAGTGTAGCCTATGACGCCCTGATCACCCTTAGATCCGGTGTAGCCGATGACGCCTTGCGAGCCAGTGTATCCAATTACTCCTTGGTCGCCCTTCGAACCGGTGTAGCCGATGACACCCTGCGAGCCGCTGTAGCCGATGACGCCTTGCGAGCCAGTATAGCCTTGAGATCCGATGTAGCCGACGTCTCCCTGGCTACCCGTGAAGCCGATGTCGCCCTTAGATCCAGAGTAGCCGATGTCGCCCTGCGATCCAGAGTATCCGGTAGTACCTTGTGACCCGGTCCAACCGATGTCGCCCTTAGAGCCGGTGTATCCCTGACTTCCGACGTATCCAGTGTCACCCTGTGATCCACTGTAGCCGATGACGCCCTGAGACCCAGTGTATCCGACTACGGTAGAGGCTGAACCGGTAAAGCCGATGACGCCCTGTGATCCAGAGTAGCCGGTGGATCCAGTGAAGCCGACGTCGCCCTTTGATCCTACGAAGCCTACGTCTCCCTGTGATCCAGTGTATCCGACTCCCTGCGACCCAGTGTATCCCAGCGCTCCCTGAGATCCTGTGTACCCAACGAACGGAATCGGAGAAGACCAGTCACCGGACGTGTTGCTGTTCTTGATGTACAGGTCACCGGTGTCTGTAGCTAGGTAAGAGAATCCAGTAGCCTCTCCGTCGTAAGCACTCTTACCAGAGAGAAGACCGCTAGCGCTGACAGAGAAAGCCGGACCGGTGTCACCTTTGGAGCCAGTGTAGCCGACACCTTCCGATCCAGTGTATCCAGCGTCACCCTTGGAGCCGGTCCAACCAATGTCGCCCTTTGATCCAGTGAAGCCGACGTCGCCCTGTGATCCCGTGAATCCCTTAGATCCAGTGAAGCCGACGTCGCCCTGTGATCCGACGTAGCCGGTATCTCCTTGAGAGCCACTGTATCCGGCGTCTCCCTTAGATCCAGTAAATCCGGTGTCTCCTTGAGAGCCGGTCCAGCCGATGTCGCCCTTAGAGCCGGTGTATCCCTGCGATCCAGTAAAACCTGTTACGCCTTGACTGCCGGCAAATCCGGTTTCACCTTGAGATCCACTGTAGCCGATGACTCCTTGACTACCGGTAAATCCGCTGTCGCCTTGCGACCCAGTCCAGCCTATGTCGCCTTTCGATCCGGTCCAACCGATGTCGCCTTTCGATCCGGAGTAGCCCTGTGAGCCAACGTAGCCAGTGTCACCCTGCGATCCTGTGTATCCAATTACTCCTTGGTCACCCTTGGATCCAGTAAACCCAACGTCGCCCTGAGAGCCTGCGTAACCAGTGTCACCCTGTGATCCGACGTAACCAAGTGAGCCGGTGTAGCCTAGGTCACCTTGGCTTCCTACGAATCCAGTTTCTCCTTGAGAACCAGTGTAGCCTATGTCGCCTTGACTTCCACTGTAGCCAAGCTCTCCCTGGATTCCTTGACTTCCTACGAAGCCGGTATTGCCTTGAACGCCTTGGCTGCCGGTGTAGCCAGCGTCACCCTGTGATCCAGTGAAACCTTGATCACCTTGGCTTCCAGTGTAGCCAATTATACCTTGACTTCCAGTGAAGCCTATGACACCTTGAGATCCCGTGAACCCTTGAGAGCCAACGTACCCGACGTCACCCTGTGAACCAGTATATCCGATAACGCCCTGCGAACCGCTGTAGCCGATGTTACCCTGCAGGCCAAAAGATCCAGTGTAACCAGTTACGCCCTGCGACCCACTGTATCCGATGTTGCCTTGTGAGCCGGTGTAGCCAGTAGCGCCTTGGTCTCCCTGAAGTCCCTTAGAACCGGTGTATCCAATGTCGCCTTTCGAGCCGGTGTAGCCAATGTTACCTAGGTTACCCTGACTTCCGGTATATCCTAGATCACCCTTTGAGCCAGTAAAGCCGATGTTGCCTTGACTGCCGCTGTAACCTTGAGAACCGGTGTAACCTATTACACCTTGAACTCCTTGCGAGCCGGTGAAGCCGATGATGCCTTGACTGCCGCTGTAACCTTGAGAACCGGTGTAACCTATCGGACCCTGGCTGCCGGCGTATCCTTGAGAACCTGAGTATCCTTGGTCTCCTTTGGATCCGACGTAGCCAATGTCGCCCTTGCTGCCGGTAAATCCTTGAGATCCGACGTATCCAGTAGTTCCCTGCGATCCCGTGAATCCGATGTTACCTTGAGATCCGGTGAAGCCTTGATCGCCCCGTGATCCAGCGTAGCCCTGCGAGCCGGTGAAGCCCTGCGATCCAGTATATCCTTGGCTGCCAGTGTATCCTAGATCTCCCTTCGATCCTACGAAGCCGGTGTCACCACGAGATCCAGTGTAACCAGTAGGTCCTAGGTCACCCGTCCTAGCGAACGTGGCGGTCAGCGCGGTGCCGTCTGCGAACTGGGTAGTCCTGCCAGATACGTAGTTGACTGATATATCGTAGTGATCTTCGTGAAGCGTCGCGGCCGCGTCTATGAAGTACAGGACGTAGCTCGACAGGTTGTTCTTGTCGGAGAGCTTTATCTGACCTTTGATATTCGAGGTAGAGTCGCCAATCGAGGTTAGGAACGCCGATATGTCGGTGTTGTCTGAGTCGTATGAGTCGACCGCCATCACGGAAGCGCCGGTCAGGTCAGCGTTGTTGAGGGTGATTATTCCGTTCGAGAGGGGGCCGGGATGAGTGACGGCGGTGTCGAACTCAAAGTTGAAGGTGGCGCCGCCGAACTCACCGGGGTCACCTTTGCTTCCTACGTAGCCAGTATCACCCTGAGAACCAGTGTAACCGATGGAACCGGTGTAGCCAATTGAACCAGTATATCCTACAGATCCAGTGTAACCGATAGAACCAGTGTAGCCGATGGCTCCGATCTCGACGACCGACTGGGTACCAGACCTGTCAATCTTGATGAAGAGCTTGCCGTCGTAGGTGTTGAGGGCTAGTTCGCCCAGCTCTAGACTGCCCGTGGTGGGTACCTTGCCGGGCACGGCGCTGCGCTTTATCTGGATCTTATTGGCCATCTGGCGTCCCTAGTGTGCTATAGAGCTGGGATAAATATCTCGTGAGTATTTATAAGCAGTGTGTTACTGAGATGGAAGGGTGAGCTTCAATATGAGTGATAAAGTTACGGTCGCTATAATCGATACCATCGGTCTCGTCTACGATGGAGATACCCTTAAGAAGAGAGGCCTAGGTGGGTCAGAGTCAGCGGTGATTCTGATGTCCAAGGAGCTCGTTCGACTCGGGTTCGACGTGACCGTCTTTAACTCCTGCGAGGATGACGACTCGAAGCCGGGTACGTACGATGGGGTCACCTACCGTCCGGTCCGGGAGGTTACTCAGTACACCACGTTCGACGTGGTCATATCTATGAGGACAGTCGTACCGTTCGTTCCGGAGTACATGTACGAGGCCTACCGCCACATCGCCGGGTTCAGGTTCGAGCCATCCCTCTTCGAGCAGATCAGAAAGAACGCTAGGTTCAAGGCGCTCTGGATGCACGACACTTTCTGTCAGGGTGACCTCAACGTCGAGGAGCTCGTGGTCAGCGGCTACATCGACGAGCTCTTCACCCTCTCAGACTTCCACACCAGCTACATCGGAAACTCGGACCACGGCAAGCGCCGCAACTTCGAGGTCCTGAAGAACAAGATGTTCATGACCCGCAACGGAGTCGTTCCGTACTTTGACTACGTCGACGTCAGTAAGAAAGACAAGAACCTCTTCGTCTACAACGCCTCTGTCACCAAGGGCATGATCCCTCTGATAGACAGAGTGTGGCCGAAGGTCAAGGAGCGGATCCCGGACGCCAGGCTGAAGGTGATCGGTGGGTACTACAGGTTCAGGTCGGACGCTCCTCCGGACGCTCAGGAGGAGACCTGGCGGAAGCTGATCGAGGAGAAGCGCTACAAGAAGCAGGGCATCGAGTTCACCGGCGTCATCACTCAGAGACAGATAGCCGAGATCCTCTGCGAGGCCTCGATGTTTCTGTTTCCGGGAGCCTTCCCAGAGACGTTCGGAATCTCTAGCCTCGAGTCCCTCACCTACAACACTCCGCTGGTGGCCACTCGCTTCGGTGCTCTGGAGGAGACGGCAGTCGACCAGGCCTGCTACCTCATAGACTACGCCATCGAGCCAAACGGTCTGTTCCCGAACATTAATTCGGAAGAGCAGGTGAACAAATTTGTTGACAAGGTTGTAGAAGCGTACTATAATACTTATCTACACCAACAAAAGATGAACTACTGTTCTGTCATCAAGGACGTTAACGGATGGGATACTGTAGCCATCCAGTGGAAGCAGCACCTGTACAGGAAGCTTGGTCTGTATCTGTCGGTGGATGACTACCGTAGAGCGTCGTACATCAACGACAAGGTGCACCGGGTGTTCGGTCGCAGGTTCAGCAACCGAGAGGAGTGGAACACGTACCGCTCTCCGGTCACTAACCACATAGCCGTCATCAGCACCTTATACAACGCTCAAGACTACGTGGCAAGGTGCATCGAGTCGGTGGCATGCCAGGACTACGAGAACTACACTCACTTCGTCGTTAACGACTGCTCGACTGACGACAGCGAGAGAGTCATAGCCGAGACGCTTCAGTTGCTTCCTCCAGACAGGATGCAGAAGGTGATGGTGATCAACCGCAGGGAGAACAGGGGCGCCCCGTTCAATCAGGTCGAGGTGATCAGGAAGTACGTTCACGACGACTCCATAGTCATGCTGCTAGACGGCGACGACAGTCTGGTCAACGACAACAACGTCCTCAACTTCTACAACAACCTGTACAACGGTCCGGACGGCGCTGAGTTCACCTACGGCAGCTGCTGGTCGATGGTCGACAACATCCCTCTAATAGCTCAGGACTACCCGCCTGAAGTAAAGGCTAGGAGGGACTACAGGAACTACCACTTTAACTGGATTATGCCGTACACTCACCTGAGGACTTTCAGGCGCGCCCTCATCAACCACGTTACTGACGACGCCTTCAAGGACGAGAGCGGCGAGTGGTTCAGGGCTGGAGGCGACGGCGCGCTGTTCTACGCCATGATAGAGAACGCCGACCCAGACCGTGTGAAGGCCGTCAAGGAGATAGTCTATAACTATAATGACGCCAGCCCGCTGAACGACTACAAGGTCAACGGCGAGGAGCAGAACAAGACGGCCAAGAAGATTCTCTCGAAGCGGACCGTGTCTACGGTCTTCGAGACACCGGAGAAAAAAAAAGTGAACAGTAAGAAGATACTCATCGCCATACCGACCGCTAAGAACATCGAGCCGGCCACGTTCAAGTCTATCTACGACCTGACTATCCCGGAGGGTTACAGGGCAGACTTCCAGTACTTCTACGGATACAACATCGACCAGGTGAGAAACCTGATAGCCAGCTGGGTAGTGAACGGATACGACTACCTGTTCGCCGTCGACTACGATGTAGAGTTCGCGTCAGACACCTTAGAGAAGATGCTTGCCCACGACGTCGACCTGGTTTCCGGACTCTACATACAGAGGAAGCATAACCAGCACACGCTCGAGCTGTACAGGATGAACGATCGAGGCGGCATGAGCAACGTACCACTAGAGGACATCGACGGTCAGGGTCTGGTGTCGATCGACGGCTGTGGCTTCGGCTGCGTGCTCGTGAAGAAGAGGGTGTTCGAGGGAATCGGCTACCCGTGGTTCGTCTACCACTCGGCTCTAGACCACAGCAACACCGTGTCTGAGGACGTCGACTTCTGTCGCAAGGCTCGCGAGAAGGGGTTCAAGATGTACGCCGACACTACGATCCGCTGCGACCACCACGGCACGAACGTCTACAGGGTCGGGCACACGACGCAGACAGTCCTCAAGAACTTTAAGCCCGCAGCGACGCTTGAGGATCCTGTGAGGAAGCGTCTGAGGGACCTAGGTGACCAGTGGTTGGTACCTCAGGCTCACTGCGAGTACCTGACTAAGATACGAGACCAGTACGACTTTCACCCAAAAGTTATCTACGACATCGGAGCCTGCGTCCTTCACTGGACTAAGTCGGCAAAGAGGTTCGCGTGGCCTGACGCCGAGTATGTCCTGTTCGAGGCGATGGACGCTCCTAAGTTCCTCTACGAGGAGGGTAACTACAAGCACTTCAACGGAGTCATGAGTGACAAGGACGGGAAAGAAGTCGACTTCTGGGAGAACGTTGAGCACCCCGGCGGCAACTCCTACTACAAGGAGAACGAGGAGATCAACCCGAACACGGTCAACTTCTTCAACGAGACACATCGAGTCAAGAAGCTGACCAGGTCCGTCGACAGCGTCGTGAAGGAGAAGAACTTTCCAGCTCCTGATATGGTCAAGATGGACGTGCAGGGCGCCGAGCTAGACGTGCTGAGGGGAATGAAGAAGACTCTTAAGACGGTGAAGCACCTCGTGCTCGAGCTTCAAAACGTCGAGTACAACAAAGGGGCGCCGCTCAGGGGTGAGGTTATAGACTGGCTGGAGAAGAACGGATTCAAGTACGTGGAGCTGTTCTCGAACCAAGGGCCTGACGGCGACTACCACTTCATCAGAAAGTGATCAGTACTCGCCGCCGTCGAGGTCTACGTCTTTGATCTCGTAGAGGTCGGAGTCCTTGTTGTAGACAGGAACCATTCCAGTGTTCGCGGTACCGGCCTCGACGACGTCGTCGAGCAGGTCGAACCTTCCCCTGATAGGCTCAGGTGTAGGAGTGACTCCAGCGGTGGCAAGACTATAGGACGTAGTCGAGTCTAGGATCTGACCGTCGCCAGTTATTGAGACTGTGAACGTTGCCGAGTTAGTAGTCATTACTTAGTAACCTCTGGCGTGACTGTCACTATCCCTTCAGCGAGTCTAGTCACGACGCTTCCGTTCACTAGCTCTAGGTCGTACACGTAGCGACCTGGAGAAGTGTTTGAGGTGGACGCCGCGTTCATCGACATAGTGACGGTACCATTTACGCCTACAGACACAGTGAAGCTCTTTCCCGTGGTAGATGCGTAGTGCTTCCTCATTTGAGCCCTGCCGGTAAAACTTGACAGGTTCTGAGGCGCACCGTTGGCGTCGTTCAAGAATATAGTATAGTTGAACGTCGTGCCCTGATCGATCGTTAGATTAAGCTTTCGCGCCATTCTCTAACTCTTCTACTCTTTCCTTGAGCTCCTTAATCGCCTCGATGAGTATCGGGACGAGCTCAATGTAGTTGACGTGCTTGAAGTCTGGATAGTTGTAGGCCTCTGCTATCGTCACCGCGAGAGGCGCTGCCTTCTCGACGTCTTGGGCGATGAGACCGTAGTGTCTCTCTGAAGACTCGACCTCTCCGAAGTACCACCTGTAGGTGATTCCGTTCATCCTAGTCACCATCTCGAGGGCGCCTTCCAGCGGCTCGACTCCGGTCTTTACCCTCATGTCGGACGGAGATACGACGGTGCCAAATATGGTATCTGTGACCGTCAAGTTACCGGTGATAGCACCGTTTCCGTTGACTGTCTGGTTACCGTTGACCGTTAGGTTTCCGACGTCGGTGTTTGAGTTGACGCTGAGCTTTCCGACAATAGTAGTGTTTCCGGTGATGTCAAACTGTCCGCCGGTGTGAGTAAACCCGCCGTCCTGAACGAAGCTTCCGAACGTCTCTACTATTCCGGTGATAGAGACGTTTCCTACTATGGTCGAGTTGCCGTTGAGAGCCGACTCCCCGTTGACGGTCAAGAAAGAGTTTACGTTGGTGTTCGCGCCGCTGATGATAGTGTTAGAAGAGCTGATGTTGAGCGTCGTCACGTCAATGTCCATAGTGTTCGAGGTGAACACGTACTGGACCGATCCTGCTATCTTCTTGAGGCTGAGCGCTGGAACGTTGTCGAGAGAGATGACGGTGTTAGATACGATGTTAAGGGTGTTGGACGTGGCGACGTTTCCACCCCTGAGAGCCTTGTCGACCGCTATGGTGTTGGCGCTGAACGTTCCAACCAGCTGCGTGTTTCCTACCGTTATTGACCCGGTAGTAGTGGCGTCCGCGGTGACGACGTTCTGCGTCATCAGCTCGGTTAGTGTGTTCAGCCTGTTGATCAGGACAGCCCACGTCTGGTTGTTGGATACCGGTGATACGGTTATCATTCTGCGACCTTCTTAGCGATAAGGGAGATCATGTCCTTGATGTCTCTTATGTCGGACGACAACTCGTCCACTCTCTTCTCTAGATTATTTATCTTGGCTCTCTCGTTCTTCTTCTCTTTGTAAGCACGAAGACCTTCAAGGTCGGTGTTGAGTATGAACCTGTTGCCGGTATCTCTGACCAGCCTCTTGTCTTCCTCAACTCTATAGATTGGTTTCTTTGTCATTATAGCTGAAGAGCCAGCGCTCTCATGTCTCTCAGTCTAGGAACGATGTGAGAGCTTGAACTTACCGGAACGATCTTTATGGCAAACGACTTGAACGTCTCGAACACGCGATCTTTCTCGTTGGTGTATCTAACGACACCGTCAGTCTCAGTGAACCTGAAAGCAGACTGCTTGTACGAGATGTTCTCGATGACTCCCATCGATGTGTTGCTGTAGCCAAAGTTGCCACTTGGCTTGTAAGCAAGAGTGAGACTGGTGGTGCTGTTAATTGCCGAAACCTTTCGAACGTTGAACAGTCCTAGGTTAGAGTCGTACAGGTACACCTCGTCTCCCACAGCTATCTCGGCAGTCGATGGGCACACGATAGTAGTAGAGGTAGCATTCGCTTCTACGTTTGCGGTGTGAAGTGTGATGCTCTGAGGTAGTCTGTACTCGAGCTCGACGAAGTCTTCTTTGTCGACAAGGTCTGACCTTAGGCCGGCAGAGCTTACTGGTACCATCGGCGTCCAGATCTTAGTATTGAAAGCCTTGTTGTCCTCCGAGTTAAGGAGCTTACAGTAAACTCTAAACTCGGTACCAACTGGCCTGTAAGCGGTCAAATAGACCTTAAGGTCTTCTGAGTCCAGTCCTTCCGCAAGGTTGACTCTCTTGCTGACGTATCTAGAGAAGAACGTGATGCCATTTCCTAAGATCTCGTTGAAAGTCTCGACCGCTAAAATAGTCGATCTTTGATCTGTGTTAGCAGAGTTTTGTATGACCTCGCCTACAGTAAAGTTAGGCATGTTAGTGCCGCTTATGAGTGTCACATTGGTATTGTTCGCCTCGTAGACTATTCCAGTGATGCTAGTGTTAGACTCTTGCTGAAGAACTGCACCCTTCTTGAACCTGTTGAAGTACTTGCTTGGTATAGGATCTGCTGTAGTTACCGCTGTCGGCTCTACTACTAGGTAGACTCCATTGAGTTGGAAGTTCTTGGCTATGAAGTTATGAACGAACGTCGCGCGCGACGGCCTAAGATCGATAGCCGGAGAAATTCTAGAGTCGATAGTTGACATCGTAGCGTAGACAGACAGAGACCTGTCACCTTCTCTTCCGACGGGAAGCTGTGTGAACTCGTTACTTCTACTCATGATGACGCGTGGTATGTCATTGAACTCTTTGTTCGAGTCGTTCTCAAACGGTATGGCGTCTCCATCTTCTGCATATCCAGCAGCGTCTTCAAATCCCCTGAACGAGTACGTTATGTCAGTCGATCTAGGTATTAAGTCGTTGAACAAGAAGTGAGCCAAGTCATATGACAAGTTAACGGTCGAGTCGATCTTCGTGTTGATTCCTGAGAACCTTCCAATGAGCCTCTGCCCGGCTGAGTTGGCGAAGTTAACTGTTGAGTTGGCAGTAGAACCACTAAGAACGACTATGTTGTATCCAAGAGCCTCGCGCGTCAAGCCTGAGTACTGAGCGTTGAGCGGGAGACCCGAGGCTGAGCCTGTTACAAATCCAAGACCGGTTCCACCCTTAATCTTTCCAATGATGGCGTCGGTGTCATCGCCCTTCGGAGTGTCTTTAAGCGTGATAGTGTTTAGAGAAGTATCACGTGACTGTACGAGGTGCACTTCAGCTTTCTTGGTAGACGTGTCTACCACATAGATCCAGTCATCGACTCCATAGACCGAAGCGTCTGGGACTGTAACTACCGCAGTTGCGCTGTTTATCTCTACAGTCTGGGCAAGAGAAGTTATCTGAGCCGTAGCTCCAGATGTGACTCCCATCAAGTCGCCGGTGTCGGTGAACGTTCCCTCTACGCTCTCAAGCTTAAGGAAGGTGGTGTTAGCTGAGTAAGTTATTCCTTTAGCGATGATCTCAGTGCCGCTGTACTGATAGACTATCTCACCGGTTGCAAACGTGCCGGACACCGTTCCGATACCGATGACAGATATGGAGTCATCGATACCGCAGAACATAGTGTCGTTAAAGAGTCTTCTCAGACCGGTCGGAGTAGTCTTGACCTTGATGTACTCGATGTCTCTCTTAGAAAAAGTAGTGGTTCCAGTCGCGGCTGTAAAGTTTGCCCTGAGAAGGTCGAACTTCAGGTCCTCGTCGATGACGGGCGTCCACGTCACGTCGTTGCCTGACAGGTAGAAAGATCCGGTCTCATTGTTCTTGATGATGGGAAGCTGCGTGGTAATGTCCATCTCAGAGAGCTTGCTGACCCACGCCTCGTACTGGTCGTTACCGCCGTCCGGAATGATGACGAGAGCGTACGTGCCGTTCTTGAGATACACTAGGCTCTCGAAGGAGAACTTTGTAGCGGTCGATGCGTCGGCTGATACATTGACCGAAGCGGACGGCATCTGAACCTGCGAGAACTCAACTATCTGTGGGGCAGGCATACCGTTGTCGGTGTACCTTATCTGGATCGTGACCCCGAAGTTGTCGTGCTTCTTAGCGAAGTATAAGTTCACGGCCGAGAGATAGACACCTTCTACTCCGGACTCATTGATCGTAAAAGTCTGTGCAACTGGTCTCATTGTTCTTCCTAAGAGTTATTATTCTTCAGGGCCGCTGGATACGCCGTCACCGCCGAGACCGTCTCCTCCGCCAGTCGTGTCCGGCGGTTGCCATGGGGTACAGTTATGCACGACGAAGCCGTTGACGAAGTAGGTATGCTCACTCTCGTCGTCCAGCATGAGATCGTACACCGGTACCTCACTGTAGCTTCCCTGACCTTCTATGTTGAAGCTCACGACAGTGACAGGCCCGTTATCGGTCTCGATGACGTCTCCGACCTCTATCTGCTTGACTACTCCACCTTGCTCAATGATCTCGTTGAAAGATGGAAATATATCTTGCGACAGCCCTGCGTCACCAACTATCCAGACGTTACCTGTCGACTTGAATATGTGGTCTGCGGTCGCAAAAGCTTTTCCGCCATTAATTCCTAAAAGTCCACGTTCTCCGACTATTGGGTTCTCTATTCCGATGACCTGAGCAGGGTTTCCTTCAGGAGTGGCGACAAACTCTCCGATCTTAACCTCGTCGATTCTCTTTAGAGAGCCGTTAGCCATAGTTACGAGAGAATCACCGGTGAAGCACGTGTCTTCCGGAGTCTGAGTTCCTGTCGCTGGAGTTCCTGTCGCTGGAGTTCCTGTCGCTGGAGTTCCAGTTGACGGTGTGCCTGTAGAAGGAGTTCCAGTTGACGGCGTACCCGTAGACGGTGTACCTGTTCCAGTTGACGGTGTGCCAGTCCCAGTAGTCGTGATGTTCCCATAGACAACCTCGATGATAGGAATCTGGGGAACTGAGAAGCTAAAGTCAAGCGTGATGTTTTCGGAGCTGACAGCTAAGCGACTTCCATGATACGTTGCCACTGCGCGCGTGCTGATCGTGCTGGCTCCGGTCGTTAGATCGTCGACGTCGACAAGCATGAACTCAATAGAGTCAGCGGTGTAGGTCTTAGGCGGGATGGTGAACGTTCCGCTTATCGATCCAGTAGCATCCGTGACCAGAGGGTCACCGAATGTCTTTGTATCTTGAGCTACCCACGCGCTGACTGGCTTTGATCCAAAGAACGCGTAGACTCTGGTAGTAGGTTTTAGACCTGTGGCTTTGAATCTGATGTCTCGCGACTTTATATAAGGGAGTAGATCGACCTTGTTGACGAACGTCCCAAGGTCCTCATGTACCGTTACAACCTTATCTGGTTGTGGTGTAATTATGACGTCTGTGACTACTTTTGTCATTTCTAATCCCTGATGAGGCCCTTAACTTAATTTATTATCTTCTGAATCCATGATTTCTCATGTGAAGTCTGTCGTCCCTGTCAGCTCTCTTCTTTGCTCTCTCATCTTGCTTCCAGGTCGGAGACTTAGTGGCCGTTGCACCAGTCCAGTTGTTGAACACCGTAGTGATGGCTCCAGCTCCCCCGTCGGTCACCGCCGTATACTTTTGAACTTGAGCCGTAGCTACTACCGGGTTCGTTGTAGTGTCAGTCGAGGTGTCGACAAATGGTGTCAGCGTAATCACGCCGCTGTACGTGTAGACGTTACCCTCGATGCAGTTTCTCTTCTTAGAGGCGTACTGCTGGGTCATAAAGTTAACTTCACTCCAGTCCAGAGTGACGAGTGAACCCATCTTGTTAGTGCTGGTGTAGTCTTGAGGGTTGAAGCCAGAGGTGAACTGCCTGATCTTAGGTCTCATCTCACCCATCTCCATGTCGATGGTGCAGTTATATTCTACGCTCTTGGTGTTACCGATGAAGTGATCGTCGAACGGGTCGACTAGGAATCCATTCTTGAACCTGTCGTTACCCTGGTCGTCTCTGACCAGCATGTCTTTTGTCTTCTTCTCTAAAAGGCTGAGAGAGGTGTAGTACTCAAGGGCCTCGACTCTAGAGTCGATGGTCCTGATGTCCTTCATGGTATAGCGCTGGTTCTTCGTCGGCTGTATGGTGACGAACTCAGACCCTCTGTTAGCCCTCGGAACGTTCCTCAGCTGCGTGTAGATGAGAGAAGGGTATGGAGGAATGTAGATGAGGCCGAGAGACATCTCACCGGGCCTCTCCTTAGGAGGATACGGCTGGTCGTCACTGACTCCTTCTACTACGTTCAACTGTCCTTTAGCGTTCATCACTATCCTGTCGATCCTTGGCAGGTAGTGTTCTGTCTGAGATTGGTAGACGCTGTCAGGCGACGGAAGATAAGATCCAGCCGACGTGACGCTAAACGTGTTAGTTGTAGCAGGATTTACGGTTGAGTCGTTAACGACCGATGTCACTACCGCGGTGTTGACAAGGAACGGCCTGAAGTCAATGTAGTTTCTCAGCGAGTCTCCGGCGTATGTCGGCATAGTTGCCGTTGTTATAGCATTAGTGTTAGCTGTGTTCGTGTCATCGATAGGATATGACAGGAAGTTAAAGAAACCTACACCTTGAGTCTGGTCATACGTGAAGTAATCAAGATCTACCAGTATTGTGCTGGTAGCTGTAAGAGCTGGAGGGTTACTTGTGTCTTTCTCAAGGACGCCGTGAATGTAGCACGTGGCCCTCTGTCCATCTGAATAGATGAACTTTGTCTTCTTGTCAGCTCCTGTTGGATCATAAGGAGTAGTGTCGGCGGTATCACCAATGTATATGGCGTTGATCTTATAGACGTCGACGAACCCAAGGTCCCACGGGCCGTTAGCACCGTTTGGATGAGTAGCGCAGTTGATCCTGACGTACTTTCTCTTGTTTATGACCTTAGCTATTGGGTACGTGCCGCCCCTAATGATGCTCTGGTATATTTTTACAGACATCGACGTAGAAAGAGTCTCGTCGATGTCTATAGTCGCGGTGTCACCGGCAGGAGCTACTGTTATAGTCCTATTGTCTCGAGTGTTGATAGGTATGATCGTACCTTCTGGAAACACTTTCTTATGAGTCACGGTGCCGCTTCCAGTGAAACTGAAGTCGGTTTCCATGTAAGTATTATTAGCGATCCTAGTGATCTGCGCTATCTGGTTGTCGACGCTTATATAGTCTCCTACCTGATACTGTGTGGAGAAGAGCGATCCGCCGGTTCCTACTACAGTGTTCGCGGCGTTAGTGTAAGTAGCACTTCCTGAGAGAGTAGCAGTCTCTCCGTCTTCAGCAGCGATGACGATGTAGTCTTGCTCAAGACTGTTACTTAGACTTCCGGTTGCACTGAACGACTCGGTCGCAGTTCCAATTACCGACGGGGTAGAGATGGTAGCAGTACCATTGGTCTGGATAGAGGCGTTGATCCTGTTCCTATAGACGTAGCTCATGGAGTCGAAGCCATTCAGCGATATCGCCGTCTGACCAAGAGGAAACAGTAGAGAATTAAGCGCCGACTCTTTAATGACTGGGTAGCCGTTCTCGAGGATTAAGTCGGCTACTCCGACTACGTCAGAACCGTTGTAGTAAACTACGCTTCTAGCGTCAGAGAAGTTCTTTCCTCTATTCATGATCAGGTTGAATACGTAAAGATTGTATACGGCCTCGGCAGTCCCTGGTGTTCCCTCAGAGTATGAAAGACCTCTGACATGAGCCCTTCCTATGATCTGAGCCGAGTTATAAGCGACTCCTAAGAAAGCCTTAGTGCTTAGAGCGGTGTACGTGTCATTGTGTATCTCTATCCTGGTGATGCTGTTGACGTCGAACTCACCGCAGTACTCATTGATCCTGAAGTAGTAGCCGAAGTTAGTTGACATCGGCTGGTTCGGTGTTATGACGGTGTCAAGACCTCTTCTTGCCGGAATGAAAGTCTTGTTTGCAATCTCAGTCCTATAGCCGTCGACGTACGCCACACCCGGAGAGATGTTAACGGTAAAGTGAGTAGTGTTAGCTTCTGTAGTAGACAGAAGAAATGGCTTGACCGTGTAGTGACCAGACTCCTCGAAAGTCCTTCTGGCTAGTTCTTTACCAAGAGTTGAATACTGAGGGTCGTTCTTGATAGATACTGGAACTCCACCCTTAAAGTCTACGAGAGAGAAGAACTCGTTCTCGCTGATGGTCGAGTCTGTAGTCTTGACTAGCAGACCAGTACTGAGCTTGAGTCTGTGCGCGCCTGGAGCAGCGAAGTTCTTAGCTCCGGCAGCGTTGTCTAACAGACTTGGATCAACTTCAGGCGTAACGATCTCTTCAGCGACCTCAAACCCAACAGACAAGTTATCTGGCTGATTGTCGTACTTCTTGACTATTATCGTCTCTGGGTCTACCCTGACGAAGAATCCTTTCTTAAAGATGACTCCTTCGCTGGTAGTGAACGAGTAACCAGTTCCTACCGAGGTAGTTGCAGAGTCTATCTGTACGTTCGCTATGACGGTGTTTGACGAGTCAACTACGCTTAGGGCTTCACCGGGAGTAAACACGGACACCATGTAGCCGTTGGCATACGTCTTCGCATTTGAGTATACTATGTAGAGCGTCTTTAGGTCTGGAGCAAGACTCTCGAGACCGTCGACGGCGTTTACTATCGAGGCTTTTAGGTCGACGCCGTTGATAAGAGAGTAACCTTTGTCCATGAGAGACAGAACGTCTAGGTTGGTTCCGTCTGTCTGGTTGTCGACTAGCTTGACGTAGTAGTATCTGTTGTTGAAAGAGAACGAGCAACCTTCTACGACAGAACCTTCTTTGAAGATGTGTCGACCAAACTTGCTGACCTGATCTTGTAGTATCGACTGAGCCTGCGTGAGCTCGCGAGCCTGCACGGCGACCGCGGGACGATGAAGAACCCTATAGAAGTTCTTTGTCTCGTCGAAGTCGTCGTAGTATGGAGAGGCGTTTAGGTTAGTTTCTAATGCCATTTTCTTCTTACCTCTACATCTTTATGATCAGCCTGAAAGACTCTTTGCTCGTCTTTGACCTGGTTACTGGCTGTATATTCTCTATGTATAGTATCTCTCCAGTGTCTCTAATTAGGTCTGGAAGAGTTACTGTGTTAGCTGTCTCGTTGTACCCAATGATGCCGGTGCTCGTAGCGCCGTTAGCAAACTTCGTCTGCTTTAGATAGACCGAGGTGTTTCCTTGTATCATGTTCTCTGATACGTCGGAGAGAACTAGCACGGGGTAGACTTCTGTTATGGTCGCACTTGCACCCGTCGGCGTAGTTATCACAGATCCAACTTCAAACGACCCGCTTACCGCAGTAAGCTTCATGTAGGTGCTGTTGGCGTATAGAACGTTAGCGTTAGCACCGGTAGTTCCATCCGTAACGAGGGCGCCTACGACGAACGAACCGACCACGTTATCAATCTCAAAGTCGATCTCTTTGGTCGTGTCATATACTATTCCAGTGGCGCCGGTCACCGTCTGAGTTACCTCAGCAAGGTTCTCAAAGGTGCCAGTCAGAGAGCTTAGCGACACCCTAGCCAGCTGATTGAACCTGGAGTAGTAGCTTCCGCTGACGTTTAGACTGTTGTTATTTATCTTTATGGTGTCGACGTCTATCGCTGCGTTCTTAGATGCAGTATCGGTCGTGGAGTCAACGCCGGCGTCCGTAGTTAAGAACTTACCTCTTACGTTTGTCACCTTGACGTAGTCAGAGACCGGATAGGCCGTCACTACGTTGGCCGTGGCGCCGGTGCTAGCCTGAGTTATGAACGTCGAGTTTGCCGGATAGTTCATAGTTACCGACGAGACGTTTGCAGTAGCTCCAGACGGGAGAGACCTGACGGTGTCAGGAGTAGCCGCCGCGTCGAACTCCCCTTGGACTCCAACTACGACCACGTTGCTTCCGCTGACCGTCTTTATAGTCCCCACAGCGTCAGTCGATGTCGGCTGAGTTAGGACGTCTCCGGCTGAGAAAGTTCCCGATACGTTAGTCAGCTGCAGGTTAGCTGAGTACTTAGTGGTATAGTTTAGATAGAGCTCTTTGTACCTAGGATCTTTTAAGATGCCGATCTTTCTGAACTCACCGTATCCTGGAAACTTGTATAGCTCGTTTCCAATGTTCTTAAAGTCAGTAGACACGCACACGTACTTTCCACCCAGCTCGATCTGTGGGTACGAGCCGTGACCGTCGAGTGGGCTTATGATCGCTCTAGCCGTAGCGGTAGTTCCATAGAGAGTGTTGGCTGTTATGGTAACGTTAGCATGAGTATAGTTCTGGCCGGGACTCAGCACGTCTATCTTAGAGATGGTATTTGCTACTGGGTCGATAGTGCAGTACGCTACTGCGTCTGACCCGTCTCCAGTTATCTGAACGTATGGAGATATGTAGTACTGAGTCGTGGTGTCCGGTATGAACGTCTTTCCAATGATGGCAGCGCTACCTAGCACGGTAGTCGATCCAGACTCAGCGTAGGTGTTGAAGCTCAAGCCCTGCAGGATCTTTCCGCCGGTCTCCTGATAGGTGATGCTCGGAAGAACTCTAGAAGAAGCTATGTCGGCTACTGCTCCAGAGTTTAGCCCCTTGACCTTGAGGTCGTAGTTATAGAAGGCGTTCTGATTGTCGACCTTCGTCACGATCATTGTGATCGTATTATTTTGCAAGTTACTTATATAGGAAACGGTCGCGCCGAATCCAGTCGACACGAGGTCGTCGTCTACTATTAGAATCTTTTCTCCAGTAGAGAAGGTTCCGACGACGTTCTGCAACTCGACGGTCATGGCGTCAAGGTTGACCGACGTCACTATCCCGTTGGCCTGAACCGTGTTCAGTGAGGAGATGGTGTACGCGTTGTTTATCTCGTACACGTAACCGGTAGCTGGGTCGTTAGTAAATCCATAGGTGACCTTGAGAAGGTTAGGAGAGGCTATCGTCTCGATCTTTCTGACGTTCTTGTCGATGTCAGTGCCGATCCTGACGTATCCCTTTTCGACCAGCTCGGTAGTGAAGGCAGTGTTACCGACCAGACCCGGTAGGTTGCTGGCGCCGACCCCGAACAAGATCTTCTTGTTTGACAGCGTAAGAGTTACGCCCGTAGCCGTTGTAGTCGACTGGTCACTTAAAACGATGTGCGTAGAGTTAGCAGTTACTATGGTGGCTCCGTCCGGAAACCCAGAGCCGGTCACCATGGTACCAACTAGAACCGCGGTCGCGTTCACGGTTGCAGTAAAGTTTGAAGCGACGTTGCAGACTACGGTGTTGCTTCCGGAGGTAACGTTGGCGCTGAACTGCTTCGACGTCGAGACGACTCCGAGCACCTGGCTTCCACCATCGTCGGCGTTCAGAACTGGGTACTGGTTGCTGGAGAACTGAGTAGCGCCGATAACCTGAGCTATTATGCTCGAGTTGTTAGCGAACCCTATGTCTCCTAGAGCACCGGTGTCGGTCTGCTTTATCTTGCCGATGGCGCCAGAGACACCTTCCCTGGCGAAGTAGCCGGTAAGGTCGGATACAGTCATGGCGCTGTAGTCCTGTCTTATGAACTGGTCTACTGCAATATTTCCCGTGATGTCCGTTATCGTGACGATTCCGTAAGTGTCAAACGGCGTCTCGAGAAGGACTAGCCTCTGAGTGCCGTCGTAGTCCTTGATCTTTCTAACTTGACCCGCTCCGAGACCGGCCACTAGATACATCGCCGACCCGTTGTAGAAGTTGTCTTCCGCGGAAGCGCTCTGTTCTATGGCTACAAGTTGGGCGTTTGAAACGTAGGTTATAGTACCAGAGTGGTAGGTCCTGTAGTCGTAGCCGTTGTCGGTCACTCTTATGAAGTCGATGGTGCCGGGGACAGCCACGCTGGCGACGTTAGCGTTAGTCCTCACAGGAATAAACTCGTCAGTCACGAAGTCGTCGATGTCCTGCGAGCTGACGGTATACATGTACTTCCACTTGTACCCGTCCGCGGTCTCGAAGATGGCCTCGGAGGTAGTCACCGGCTTCTCGGTGGATGGGCGACCGTCGGCGTTATAGATGCACTTGTATACGTTGTTCTCGTCGGTCAAGACGTAGAACTCCTTAGCGTACAGGTCACCGTCGATGTCGTCATACATTCCGTACACGGTGTTGGCCGTCCAGTCGTAGCGCCTCACTGCGGCTACCACGTTGTCAGCCTCTATCCTCTTTCCAAAGAGAAGATCCGTATAGAGCTTGTGCTCGGTCGCGTCGACGCTGGTGTCTGCCGCGGGAGGGTTGTTGTCGTCTGCCCAAGGACTGTGCTTGGCCACGAACACGTAGTGTGACTCTGCGTTCGAGGATATATCTCCTATGAAGTTAACGACCTGTGTAACGTCATGTGATATAGTCAGCTTTGACATTTCTATTCCTTACGCGTCTTCCGCTTGAGTTAAGTAAGACGACGCCACGGTGCTCTCAGCATTCAGCGAGGAGTCCTTGAACAGGAAGCTACCGAACGGAATTGATCCAGCCGGGTGCGCTAGCTTCAGGAGGACCTCCTTGTAGCGATCGATCATAACCTTTGACCTTAGGTCGTAGGAGTACTCTTGGTAGTAGTAACTATCAATTATGTATTTATTAGAGCTAAGGAAGCTCGTGTCGTCCTTCCAGTAACCGGGGCTTCTTCCTTTCTGGAAGATGACCGAAGTCGCAGATGCCGCTGACGGGTTAGAGTCGCTGGTAAGAAGCACTCTCTCTTGAGGCCCGTAGCCGAATCCTGAGTCGATGACCTCGACGGTTCCGATGATTCCCGTCAGACCTCCAGCTATGCCGTCGATCTTAGCGTTTCTACCCTTGTAGTTGTCTCTCGCCGCGTCGTATATGTAGAGGTCCGACACGTTAGTCTCGAGGACCTCCACGTGAGGGTTGACGTTGTAGCCGGTTCCTGGGTTGACGTTCTTAAGATAGTCGATAGTCCCAACCGTCCTAGAGCGTATGTTGAGAGTGTCTTCTATCTTGGCGTCGAGGTTATAGAGGTCTTCTACGTTCTTGTGCACGAAGTCGGTCCAGTCGTACAGCCTCTTGACTGACGTGACGTATCCGACCGCTCCGGAGGTTCCACCAGTCAGGTACATCTCGGTGAGGTAGTCTCCGGCGACTCTCTCAAAGGTAACCGACAGACTTACGCCGGTACCGATGTTGCTCTGGACACCGACGTCTGGCAGCGTGGCCGAGCTGTATCTTCCCTGAGACACCAGCCTTATTCCAGTGATGGCTCCGGAGCCGTCGACTGACTCGACGTAGGCGGTCGCAGGAGTGTCGACGTATGAACCACCTATGAACTCTACGACGTCTCCGACAGCGTAGTCCTGACCGGCGCTGTCTATGGTTACCTCTGGGATGTAGTACCCCTCAAGGACGGTGTAGCAGAAAGGTATGTCAGTAGTAAGCTTGTTTCCGTCGATCGACACTATGGTTGCTTCTGCGGACACCCTCTGAGTCTTAAGTGTCTTTGTTATCGTGGCGGTCGCACCGCTGTCGACTCCGGTGAGGGTGTCTCCCTCGAAGAATATAGCGGTAGAGTTGAAACCCTTGATGGTCATCGTGTCGCCGTCGACTTTGTCGACTATTCCGGAGGCAATCCCGGTGGTGACTTGCTCTCCGACTTGAAACGCGCTCGACACTATCGCGTAGTTTATGATCAAGTCTTTAGCTAGAATGTCACCGGTTATCGTCTCTCCGACCTCAAAGGTGCCGGCGTTGACCACGTCGACGGTAACCTCAAAGTCCCCGTCGTCTATGTTCTCCGATACGAAGGCAGCCAGGGTCTCGGTGCTGTACTGAATTATCTCTGGGTCTTTTATCCCGCCGACCGCGAAAGAAGCGCCGGTTCCACCTCCGTAGAAGCTAGTCAGGTCGAGACTCAAGGCGGACGTCACGGTAGTAAGTGTGAGGGCGTTGTTCGGTGTGCCGCTCACTCGCTTGACCGTTACTGTGTTTGCTCCAGTGGCGACGCTCAACACCTCTCCGACGAAGGTGTTTGATCCAGTCGTCTGGTAGACTCTCTCGCCGACGACCACGGAGGAGACGCTGTTGTTACAGAGCAAGTTATAGACCGGGCTGACGGTAACGACCGAGTCACCGACGCTGTAGCCAGAACCTCCGTCCCTAATAGAGAACCGTACCTTGCCGGTTAAGTTCATGATCGACGTCACTCTCGCCTTAGCGCCAAGTCCGGAGCCTTGAACGTCGACGACGTCGCCGACCTTAAAGTCGTAACCACCGTTGTCCACGGTAAGTGAGCTCAGCGAGCCTATGATCTTAGGTGAGAGTAGAAGGTCGTTGGTGACTCCGTCGCACAGGACGTACTCACTGTAGTTAAAGTTTCCGTTGACCTGACTCACCGACAGGACGTTGACCGGCTTGTTCTTTATGATCTTTCTTATGAAGTTCTCAACTAGAGCCGTGGCTGTCTTGGAAGAGTTGTAGATCTGCTTGCCGACCATGTCCTTGAGGTACGGAGAGTCGGACACCTCTAGGTAGCGAGGTATGACCCACTCTGACTCGGACGCCCTGAGGACGTCCTTGCCCGGAACGTATATCTCTACTGACTCGTTGTACAGGAGCCTGAACAAGAACTTGAACGCGTCGTCGGTGCCCTTAGCCCTGTAGAAGTTTATGATGTTCTTGATAAGATTTCTCTTGTCGCCGAGCGTGTCTCTCGGTACGCCGTAGAGGTACTTCTTAACGAAGTGATCAATGAACAGGTCTAGGGTCGTGTCGATGTCTGCGTAGCTGGGTAGCTCTCTAGCCGCCCTCACAACGTTGGGAGAGCTCTCGGTGCGAGTCACGGTCGACTTCTGAGACACTCTGTAGATGACGTACGAGCTAAGGAAGTAGTTGACCCCAGACTTGAACGGTATCTTAGCGACGTCGTTTGAGGCGACGTACTCGATCTCGCTGGCAGATCCGTCTGCCACTATGAAGTCTCCGGCGTCAAGCTCGAGCAGGAAGGAAGTCCCGTCGCCGGTTATGATGCTGCTGCCTGCCGTGCAGGTCACCTTACCGGACGGAGAAGAGTTGATCGAGTCTAACTTGTATACCGGGCCGGGGGTGAAGCTGGTGCCTGACCCTATCACCTTGATGAAGGCCGGTCCGACCTCGGTGACGGTGGCTGTGTTGTTGACGTTGGCAGGCTGAACTACCGTCTCTCCGATGGCGTACGCGCCGGTAGGAACTTCTAGGTAGAGAGTGCTGACCGCGGAGCTCTCGAGCCACTCGTAGTACGCCTTGATGAAAGCTATAAAAGTCTCTCCCTCTTCTTTGTAGAAGGAAGGAAACTGGTTAGCTACGTACTGCGATACGTACTTCTCGATGTTCTTCATTAGTTCGACTCTTGTGTGACTACCACGTTGAGTCCGTACTGCTCGTCGATCTCAATGACTTGGTTGTAAGTCGACGTCACGTCTTGATTGTCCGGTTCGACGTAGACCCTGAGTCCTGGTCCGTCAAAGTTGGACACGTTGAGAAGTTGTATCGCGACCTTTCCAGTCTCATAGTCTACGGTTCCGACGTTGGTGTTAGTTATCTCGCTGCCGGTAGCCGAGGTGCTTCTTATCTTGAGGATGCCGTTGTCGTCTATCAGGGTCGAGATGCGCTCGACGTTGTTCATTAGGTAGTAGAAAGTAGAGGTCGTCAGAGACCCAGGAACTATCTTGCAGTTGTACATGAGAGTCTTGTTCTCATCGAAGTTCAAGATAGGAGTGTACTGCTTGACCAGACGAACGTCGATCTGAGTGCTGATGATGGCCTCGTCGACGGCGTCAACCGTAGAGGCTAGCTTCGAGAACCTGAACGTCGTCTTAAAGTCTTGAAGGTTGTTCTCGTTAAACTTCTTCACGGCAGATATGATCTTGCTTCTCATGTCGAGGAGGCTGTACCTCTGCAGGGTCTTAGATACTACAGCCGAGACGCTTAGGTCTATGTAAGTGTAGTCCGGGTCCTCGAAGAAAGTCTCGAGCGAGAGGAACGTCTTCTTCTTCAAGAAGTTCTTGATGTCGTTCTTCTGCGTGTTGGTGAGGTTGGTGCCGTCGTCCGTGACCGCCGAGATGAACACCCTTCCGTACTGAGGTGAAGAAGTTACCGTCTCACCACCGTATACAGTCATGTTCTTAACGTACGGAAACTCTTTGAGGACTATCGCCTCGTAGTCGTCGCTGGTCACGGCCCTGTCCTGAGCGGTAAAGTATCTCGGTGCCCTGTACCTGATCGTCTCGATGTCTTCTATGGCAGACCCGCCGGTGGCGGAGTTGATCGTGACGACGGTCGTAGTGTATCCGGACACCGACGGACCGTTGAAAGTAGACACGCCGTTGGCGTCCTCTCCCTTCGTCACCCTGTAGGTGATCCTGGCGACGTTGCCGGCTGAGAGCGCCGCTCCGAAGACGTCGTCTCCAAACAGGATCTCGTACTTGTCGGACGCTGCTGCCTGAACGAAGAACACCTTCGAGGTAGGCTGGAGTCCAAGGAGGCTCTCGGCCCTGTCGTACTGCGTTCCGGTAGTGCTGGTGTTGGACGAGTACACCGTGACTCTTATGCTCGAGGCGTCGACGTTCTTGTTAGATAGAATGAACCTCTGCTTCTGGCTAGAGGCCGGTAGCACGGTGAACCTCTCGGTCACTACCACTCCCTCGTAGATAGATAGCGCGCTCACGCTGAACGTGTTCGCTAGAGACCTGTTCACTATTATCGACTCGTCGTTAGTAAAGACGTACGTTGTCCCGTTGTAGCTTGAGTTGAACTCAGTGTAGGCCGGAATGGTAACAGACTGAACCGTCGGGTTGGTGACCCTGATGTTAACGTCTACCACGGCTTGAGCAGACCCGGCGGATCTAGGGAAGTAGTTGAGGTCCTTGGCGTGGGAGACGAGAGAGTCCCTCATCAGCGCGCTGTCTAGGAACATCTCGTTTCCTACCATGTTCAGGTAGAAACCGTTCATGTAGGTGTTGTACGCCAGGACGTCGAGCAGGACGGAGATGTTAGAACCCTCGAAGTCGAAGTCCTTGAAGGTCTTCTGTCCCTTGAGGTAGTTCTTCAGGTTCTCCTTGATGTCGACGAAGTCGAGCGATCCCGGACTTAGAAAGGAGTTGTCGGCCACTATCTTACCCTGTCTATTAGAATGTCTACCACCGTAGGCTCGGCCTTGCCGAGGACGATGAACGCGACGATTAGCCTGATTTCGTTGTAGTCGATGTTCGATATGACCTTGACGTCGACCACCTGGGCCCTAGGCTCGTAGTTGGTGATGACGTCCTCTATGCTCTTTCTGATCTCGCTGTCGAGAGTAGGGGTCTGGTTCTCAAAGAGCTGGGCTCGTATGTTTGAGCCAAGGAGAGGCTGGAACGGTCTCTCGAAGAAGTTAGTTAGAACCAGATTCCTGACCGACTTCTTGACCGCGTCGACGTCCTCCAGAACCGACAGGTCCTTCTTCAGGGGGGACCTGTTCAGGTTGGTCATGAAGTCCGAGTATACGCTTGATTTCGTAGCCATCTAGATATTTATCACGCCGATCCGGACTGACCGGTCATGTTGAACACCGATCTCCTGTTTCCGGCCGCGTTGTACGAGATGTGTATCCAGTGGCTTCCCTTCGTCGACTGCTCGAGGATGACCTGGTCATAGCCGTTAACGGTCGAGAGGATCTCGGACCTGAACTTCTCGAACTCTTGGCGAGAGAACTTATTGAAGGCTTTGTTCTGAACGTCGATAGCCTGACCCCTGCAGTGTTGGGACGACTTGTTCGAGACCTTTCTCTCGTCCCTGAACCCACTGGTGATGATGAGGTTTGAAGAGTACTTCTTGTAGAGAGGCTCGAGGACGTTCTCAGCCAAAGTCTTTAGGTTGGTCAGGATCTGAGCCGCCGTCAGACCGGACTGAGCCCTGAGGTGGTGGCCTAGGTCCAGAGTCAGGTGACGAACTAGGAAGTTCTCGGACAGCTTCATCGAGTAGACCCTGTCTCCTATCTCGTCGCCCCTTATGATGGTGGCGAACTCGCTGGCGTCTACTATCTTTCCTGCCGGAGGAGAGGTCGGCTGGTTTCCTGGCTGAGCGCTGGTAGGTACCGACGTCGCTCCCGAGCCTGATCCACCTTCTCTCTCACTGTAGATCGACGTTCTCTCTCCGTTAGACTTGCTGTAAGGAGTCGGAGGTGGAGGGCTGCTTGGGTTCGCTCTCTTCTCTATCTTCTGAAGGTCGATGAAGACCTTGGGGTTGACGTCCTTGACCGGCTTGATGTCGTCGTTCTTGACGTCGGCTACCTCGATCCTCTGAGTGCTGAGCGTCTGCTGCTGAGCGCCGATGACCGTCGGGATGCTGACGACGTATTTGGTTCCGCCGCGGTACTCGTGCATCGTGGAGCCGGCAGACAGGAAGAGCGTCTGTCCTGATATGACCTTGGTGTTCTTCTTCGACCTGATGACTAGGTCGTCGGTCGAGGCGACTATGAGCTCTCCGGCAGACCCTATCACGGTCTTCTTGTCAGATACTATCTCGACGTTGCCCTCAGCTAGTAGCTTGAAGTCCTTGGCGATCTTTACCGACAGACCCTCCATGGACACCGCCACGCCCTTGCCGCTGATGTCCCAGCCGCCCTCTCCGACTTTCGACGACCTTCTCTTCGACTCGTCGTACAGACCGTACTCAGACTTCAGAGAGATGTCGAACGCCTCTAGCTGTATCTCCCTCGCCTTGACCCTGAAGGCCTCCTTGGCGATGGTGTTCATGCTGCCGCTGACGGTGAAGTTGACGTCGTTCCTGAACTCGCCGTTGACCTCTCCGTGCACGACCATGTTCACCTTGTCCTTGATGATGACGTTGGTGACGCCCTCGATGACTAGGTTCTTGGCTCCCTTGACGAAGACGTGGTCGTTTCCAGTTACCTCTAGATACCTGTCAGAGTTTACCCTCTCCGACTTGACTCCGGCGTTGTCGATCTCGACCCTAGTTCCAGACGGGTGATAGAGGTGGTAGCGAGTAGACGCGGGCGTGCCGTCGAACTCCTCGACCATTCCTGAGGTAGTCTGACGAGTGACGTTGTGCGGGTAGCTGGCGTTGAAGGCCGACTCAGGCATCTCCCACTTGCTCCCGTCGGGCTTAGGTATGCCCATGGAGCGAGTGCTGTCGTAGTTGTTCGCCGGGGTCTTGTCGTAGTGCTCAGTCCCTCTCGCCAGCCTGTTGGTGTCCGGCTCCTTGAGGTAGCTGTACATCTGAGACGAGAGCATGTGCGGCGACTGGAGAAGGTTGCCTACCGTCCAAGCGAGGCTGTTGGCGCCTCCGCCCACTCCGCCTAGGAGCTGACTCACTCCTGGGAATCCCGATACTGCGTTTAGTACGTTGTTGACTATCGCGGCTCCGGTCGCTACTGCCGAGAGAACTTTCGACACCGCTGGGACGCTTGAGGCAAAGACGCTGGCTATGTTCATACCGTAGGCGTTCATGCCTGACGGTCCGCCAACTTTCATTCCGAAGGCGTCGGCTATGTTAAAGAACCCGACAGACATGAAGCCGCCGAGCTGCTGCTGAGCGGTAGAAGCGTCGAGCAGCCCGCGCGATACCATGGTGTTGAAGTTCTGTCTGTTCTGCCTGAAGTAGACCTCCTGCTGAGCCTCCTGAGAGCCCATGAAGTCTCCCATGTTATAGACGCCTTTCTTGGCGGGGTCGTCCGTCGGTCGCTTTCCGGTCCAGAATCCGGGGTCGCTCATGGCGCTCGGCTTCCTGTCGTACTTCTCGTACACTTCGCTGTTGCCGAACCCACACGCCACCAGGGCCTCAGCGCTGATAGCCGTAGAAGCTTGTGCTAATCCTCCGATTCCTCCTAGTAGAGAACCTGAGCCGGCCAGAGGAGACCCAGATCCACTGATGGCTCCAGCAAGAGACTTGACTAGTCCGAGTGGGTTGCTGTATGCCCCGGTCGCTAGCCCGGCAGCGTTCGCTCCGAACTGTCCGATGGTGCCGGCGAGACTCGTCATGGATCCGATCTGGTTGATGAGCTGCGTCCCGGCCGACGAGCCGTAGAAAGACCCGGAGCTCTGCCTCATCACGCCAACCATCGTGTTGATCGACGAGGCCATGGACAGGACGCTCTGCGTGTTACCGTCTAGAAGCTGAGGCTTTCCTAGCATGGCGACGTTCAAGCTCTGGGTAGCCGACTGAGCGAGACTACTGAATGCTCCCTGCGCCGACGTGAAGGCTCCCGCTGCAGACCCTAGAACTTTGTCGACACCGCCGAGAGCCTGCATTCCAGTAGACAGAGCAGAGCTGATCCCACCGAACTGACTCATACCTGACAGAAGGGGCGTGACACCGGTGTTCATGAACGAGAGAGACGAGAGACCACCCAGAGCAGTGCTCGATGAGAGCATCGCCATAGGGTTTAACCCACCGATGCTCCCACCTAAGTTCTGAGCCATGGAAAGAGCGCTTGGAACTACCGACGTTAGGTTGAGCGCGGCTGGAAGTATCTGGCCTAGTTGCGACGGGTTAAAAGAAGCAATAGCACCAAGACTCGCCAGGGCTCCTAGGTTCAAGCTACCAGTAAGCGCCGAGGTGAGGGCGCCGATGTTAGTCTTGAGAGCTAGCCCGCCGACAAGTGCGGGTGTGATGGCCTGAGCTACTCCGGCCACGTTTCTAACGAGAGCGTTGTCCCACCCAACAGGGATGACTCCACTTACTAGCTTGTCAGTTCCAGCTGGAAGAAATTGTGATACGTTCATTCACGATCCTATTAACTTATTGAGCACTTGTTTGCTATCTCACGAGCATAAGCAGCGCGCTTTGGTCCAGAGGTGTCAGACGATCCGGGACGCTCAAACTTGCTGTAGAAAGCATTGGCCGCGTCTTCTGGTGTGTTGGCATTCTTGATGGCGGCGTATGCCGGTTTCTCTGTCGTCTTAAACTCGTGGTCGATGAAGGCCAGCTGCGTGGCGTAGTCAGCCTGGTCGGTACCCTTGCCCGCGGCGAACTGGCGGAGGGCCGTCTGTCTTGCACCTCTCCACTGAGCTATGCCGTACGCGCCTTGGCCGCCGCCGGCCGTGTTGAGCGCGTTGGTGTTGAGTCCGGACTCGGCGACGAGGTTGCCCATGATACCCGCAGCCTGAGCGTCGCTGTAGCCGATGCTCTTGAGGTAGTTGTAGCCCTCGCACGCGTCCTGCTTGAGCTTCGGAAGGTCTTTCTTGTCAAGGTTGTCGTAAGGACCAGGAGGAATGTTTCCGTCACTCATGTTGTTACCCATGAGGATTCCTAGTATGATGGGGTACTGGCACGAGACGCCGTCCATCGCGACGCCCATGACCGTGGCTCCAGCGAGCGCGCCGGAGGGAGAGTAGCCAGACCCCTGAAAGCCACCCATGTTCGTCGGCATGAGGACCGGAGCCCACGGTATGTCGCTAGTCTTAAGCTCGAGAGGGTCTTTTGAGTGCAGGCCGTGTATCCTGACCCTCACCCTTCCCTGCTGCAGCGGGTCGTTGGTGTCCTCGACGACTCCTATGAACCAGACGACGTCGTTGACGCCTAAGAATGTATTTCTCACGGCGCGCCACCTCCACCCTTGACAACAGTCTCAAGCACGTTAGCTGTCCCATTGGCGTAGAACGGGTTCTGCTTGACGATCTTGCTGGCGTAAGACTCCTTGTACAGGTTCATCTGCATCTTGTAATAGTCACCCTCGATAACGTGGTTGACCCTCCCGACGAAGTAGTTGCCGTTCAGGTACTTCTGCATCTGCCTTCCGGTAGACGCCTCGGCAGCCGTCGGCTGAGGGATCTGAATGTTGACGACGTCGCCGGCCTTGATGGTAGCGTCTCCGTATATGCTACACACCATAGGAGTCTGCTGCAGCATCTCGAGATAGGCGAAGTGTTTGGCCATCTCCTTGACTGACAGAAGAGTAGTGTTGTTGTCGCGAGAGCTGTCGTCAGGAAGGAAGTAGGACTTGTTGAACACGTAGTACTCGGTCGAGTCTGGAGCAATGCTCTTCAAGAACTCCTCGCTGTTCTTTAGCCCGCCGTTCTGGTCGAGGTGTGTGAAGTTCTGGAACTCGTCGAGTATCTTGAACTGCTCTGTGTTGAAGACCTTGGTGTTGAAGTCAAAGAACATCATCTTGGTGTTGTACGTCCCTCGCCTCATCGACTCCAATGTGTCGTTTAGAGATACGTAGCTGATGTTGGTGATAGTCCTGGTCTTATAGAGAAGGTCTTCCTCGTCCTTCTTGTCCTGAGTCGGCTGGTAGTACAGCTTTATCGGGTTCTCTCGGTTCTCCTTGATGAGACCCTCGAGGGTGTAGAAGTTGAAGCCCTCGGCGTTCTCAAAGAACATGTACGAGCTGGTCTTGGTGTTAGAGTTGAAGGCGTTCTTTCTAAAGAACTCGATCATCTCGAACGGAGTCAAGTACGGAAGCGCGAGAGTCTTCGTCTCGGTCGAGTCCTGAACCTTGAGCTTCTTCTTGCTGTTTAAGAACACCTGGTCCTCGATCACCTTCTTGACGTAGTCGGTGACCTTGCCGTCCCTGAACCCGTAGCTTATGAGCTTCTTGGCGTTGGTGATCTGCTCGAAGCTGACGAACTTAAGTGTGACCGCGGTGTACCTCTGAGAGTCGTCGAACGAGAGACCCTCTATGGCGTAGATGAAGAACTCAAACTCCCTCTTCTTCGACGTGTCAAACGGCAGGTGAAACTTGATAGAGAGGTACTCCTCTCCCAGTATCGGAAGCTCCTCGAGCGCGTTCATCTTGTCGAGGAAGACGATGTGTCCGTACATCGTGTTCTTGAACACGTCCTCGTGGATCTTCAGTGAGACCAGATCGTCAGTGATGTTGAACGACCGAGTCTTGTTGAAGTCATGAACTAGGATCTTCTCTACGACTACCTGACCAGGTCTACTCATTTAGCTTCTTCACCAGCTCGTCCTTGGCCTGCATGAGATACTGCTCGTTCAGCAGGACTATCTTTAGCTTCGACGTGTTCTCTTCTAGCTCCGAGTCGAACGCGTTGACCTCAGTGTACACGTAGGTGGACAGGTCGGCATCCTCGTCAAACGTCTCCTTGTTGACTACTATGCCGTAGTGATCGACGTTCCTGTCGTCTCCCGGTATGCTGGTAACTTTATATTCAGTGATCTCGGCGATCGCGGCCTGTTGCGATCCAT